TTTATTTGCTTTTCTCTTCCTCTTTCATTAATTAACACTTGTCCTTTTCCTGTCCACATCCTTCATTTTTAGCTCTTCTTTGCCTTTCTTTTAGAGTTTTATACTCTCTTCTTTGCAAAATATAGCAGTTTGGACATAATAATGTCTTTGCTCTACTAGATGGAACATATAACTGTTGACAGTTATGACAAGGAACCTTATAATCTTCAATCTGATCAACTATCTTTGAAATATCTTCGTCTAGATTTGTAACATGAAAACCTGCTCTTTTGTTCCAATCAATCCAATCTCCATCGAAAGTTTCAACAGTTTTTGGAAAGCTCTTAACAAAAGATCGAGAATTTAAATTCAGCAGAGCCGAATAAAAATTTAAATTTATTCCGATATCTTTTCTAGACAACATTTTATTAATGAATTTTTCTCTTCTTTTCCCGTAATTAAAATCATCCTTCTTATTTACGAGATAATATATATAACTCCGATCATAGGGGCCAAATAAAGGAACTCCTATTTGCTGCTTACTATATTTGCCATATATAATCATTCCAAGTATAAAAATTCTAAACTCTTTGGAAGCTTTTATTTGATTAATATGATTAATTTCTTCTTTCGTAATATAAAAATCAATTTTAGGTCTTTTAACCCAATTTTTATTCAAAGCTGCTTTGGTATAATAATCAAATTCAGAATCTATTAATTCTTTTTCTATTTCAGAATCAAACACTAAATTTTTTCATTTATTTCAAGCTTCTGTTTTATCGACATTATTTTCTAACAAATACTTATACAAATATAATCTTTGCAAATATAATTCTATCGATGTAGCATGAAACATTTTTACAATCTTATTATTAGCAACAGATTCTTCAGCATTTCTTTTTCAATCTCTAACCGTAACAATACACCATCCTTTCTTAAAAAAAGAATTCAAAATTATTATAGATGTCCCTTCTTCTGAAGTCAAGCAGGAAAATTATTTTTATCTTTATCTTTGTTTTCCCCTTATAATTCCCTTTCTTTATACATTGGCCTTCTATACATTATCCTTCTATACATTATCCTTCTATATATTAGCTTACTATATATTAGCTTTCTATATATTAGCATTATATATTATATATTAAAAGCTATTTATATAATTATCTATAGAATATAATATTATATTATGAGAGAATCGAATAATATAAAAATATTCAGCGTTATCTTTTGAAAAAAGATAATGCAAATAAAGAAAAAAGTATAAAAGAAAAAGAAAAAATAAAAAAAGAATAAAGAAAAACGAAAAAAGCAAACAATGCCTTAGAAAAAAGATATAACTTTACTTGACTTATCTCTAAAGAGAATCTATAATAATTATGAAGGGACTAATAATGTATAACATTATTGTTTTCCTTTTCTAATATACACAAGGCGGTGCCCATTATGCAAGAAATTATTTCTACATCAGAATTAAAAGAGTTTCTTGAAGATTTTAAAAATGAGCATTCGGACTGAAACTATTCTAATAATAAAATGATAATCAATATTATCACTAGAGATGGATCAAAGATTCAATTTCTACATTTGCCCCCAAATACTCCAAAGGCATTAAAGAGAGAAGTTGAATACTACAATACTTTCAATATTTGATTAAATCCAAACTCTCTTACATCAACTCTAGATAATTGTTATTTCTGTTGAAGTTTAACCGAATTAAAGCTCTTACTTAACTATCTTTACGAAAACATGGATAACTTCTGTAATTCGTATTCACAAGACGCTCTTAACATTGAAACAATAATCTATTAATAACAAACAAAATACTAAAATTTTAAAAAATAAATTCTATTTTATTTTCTCAAAAAGTAAAGGAAGGTAATTAATGCCAGTAGTTCAAAATTTATATCAGATATTTAAATTACCAGCTTCATTTTTAGTTGAAAATAATTGTAAAATAGACCACTATACATTATCTCAAGGATTAAAAGATGGTAATGTTGTTGCAATTGGAGATAATCTAATTTTCCAACAAATTCGCTATTACTATGGCAACTATGATGATCACAGAAAATTATTCTTTGATATACAGAAACTTAGAAATAGCTCTCACTTTTATGCTAAACAAGGTAAATACAAAGAAGCTCATATTTTAATGAAATATATTATCGAAAAACTCTTTGTAAAAGACATTGTAAATGTATTAATTGACAAAAAGAAAAGTGACTTCCATAAATTTAGAGTCAATGGCTTTGATCTCAACGGAGAACACTATGTATACCTATGTAGTGGAAGTGGACAAATTAGAAGAAACACAGCAACTTTTATTAATGACAAACTTCATGATAAAATTGTCTCAATTCTCAATTGTGATTTAGACAAAAGAACATCTGAATATGTCCTTGCAAAATATTCCGCTTATTTCGCTCTAGCTTTCTCTTCTATTTTATGAGTAAGAACACCAAGAGTCTGTGTCATTAAAGATTTCTATCATCAATTGAAAAATCAAAATGTAGATTTCATTTGCCCAGACGAAAATGGTAAATCTCATATTGAACCAAGGATTATGGACTTAGAGTTAAATTGCGCAGATGGGCAAGGATTAATTGACCCTAAATTCGCTCAATTTTGGGGACAAGATATGGATCTATCTTACACTCCATGCTCGTTTGTAGCTCGTTCTTGTTTCATAAAAGGAAACTTGGTTACATTTGATTTCAAAGAATATGCTAGACAACACGGAATTTCAACGATTAGAGATAGATGGGGAGATATTTATAACATAGATGAAATAGATGTTTTAATAAGTGAATCTCAGTTTAAAACTTATAAATATTATGGAAGCTGAAAAGAGTTCGAAAATATTACAAAGAAAAATGAAATTCACTGAGGAGTTGCTAGATATAGTAAGCAATATGATGACGATTATGTCCTTGCTAACTATCAATATATTCAATCTCTCGATCTTTCTAAAGAAGATATTAAAACTCTCATTGATCCTACAGTAAATTGGATTCATCAAATTTGCTCAGGAGATCCACTTTATACTATGCTCTATTGTTTTGGCCCTAAAAACGAAGATCTTTCATACCAAAGACTCTATGGAACAGCTCAAACAACAGCAACTAAAGCAATTATCAAAAATCGTAATTTTTTAAATGATTCTTATGTTCAACAAAAAATTTATAAAAGTATTGCTGAAACAATAAATCGTGCTAAAATTGGTAAAATATGGATAAAAGGTAACTATCAATTTATGATTGCTGACCCTCTCGCTCAATGCCAAGCCGCTCTCGGATTAGAGACGACAGGAGGGCTAAAAGCTAATGAAATATATTCAAAATTTTGGCGCGATAGAAAACCATCGGGTGGCGTTATAGATTGCTGCCGTTCACCAATGATTGATGTCCATGAACATAATCCAATGAATTTAAGCGTGAACAATGATGAAAATAATTATTGATATCAATATATTACATCTGGAATAATTTATAATACCTATGATACATCTTGTTTCCGTCACGAAGATTCAGATTATGATGGTGATATTGTTCTAACAACAGATAATGAGTTCTTTATTAAAGGCTCTCACAAAGATCATAGCATCATAACTTATGAAAAAGGCCTAGCAACTCCAGCAAAGATGACAATTTCTAATATTACAAAGACTGTCATGAAAGGATTTGGAACAGGTGTTGGTGGTTTCTCAAATACAGCCACAATTCTCTATGCTATGGCAGCTATATTCAACAAACCTGAGCAAAAAGAACTTCGCGATGAAATTATGACAAGAATTAAACTTCTCCGTGAAATAGTTGGCCAAGAAATTGACCGAATTAAAGGTGCCGATAAGCCATCTCTTCCTGCAGAATGAAAGGAATATCTAACTTTCTCACCCGACGATTCGGAAGAAGAGAAAATTCGTAAATCTCGCCACAATTCACTCGTAATTTCAAAGAAACCTTATTTCTTCCGTTATCTTTATCCAGAACTTAACAAACGATTCAAACAATTTGAAAATTCCTATAATCAAGTTAGCAAAGACATGTTTGGTATAAAGTTCAAAAAGCTCTTTAAAAAAGAGGATAAGACAGAAGAAGAAAAACAACTTATTCGAAATTATCAAAAATATTCTCCTCTCATTACGTCTGACTGTATCATGAATTGTCTTTGTAGAGAGATTGAAAATATTGACTTCGATATAAAATTTTCTCGAGATTATTCGGCCTCAGACTCTTCATCTAAACCATCTCATAAAAAAGCTGTGTCTCTACTCCCTTCATTTGAGGAAGAACTTAAAGATTCATTCGATCCTCAAAAATTTGAAGCAGTGAAGAGCCTTTATAAGACTTATAATTCTCGCAGACAAATTAAACACTTAACGTCTCTTCTTGAAGCCTCAGTTCTTCCAGAAGAGTATGCAGACTTTTCAGAAATTCGTTCATCTGTCTATACTTCAATAATAGATGATTTACAACAACAAGTTGTAAAATACGGAATTTCAGGACAAGAATTTTTATTTTATTGCAATCGTCTATCTAAAACTTATTCTAACTTTAACTGAGGGTTTGCATGAGATGTTTTAGAAGATCAATTAATTCGTTTAATTCCTCAAGGAGAGACAGTTGTCCCTGTAAGGGTTCCTCTTGATGAAGATGGAAACCCATCTGATCCTGATGCCCATTTCTATTTAGGAAGTTGGTACAAGCTCCGCGATCTTTCCCCTTCGGAAGCAGAGGAATATATAGATAATATTGTAACACCAGATTCAATATCACCTGATCTTAACGGACAACAAGAACAATTAATTGACAACACACCAGACGAAGAGGAGGCTATTTAGTTATGAACCAAATGCTTAAAAATATGTATGAGACTTTTGAATCTCAGCAAGATGATCCACAATCTCAAGAAATTTTGTCGACCATAAAAAGAGTTATTTCTACCACAGAATTTAAACTCTTCTCATCTAATGTTCAAGATTTCTATACTTATTTCTTATTCATTCATCTACAAACCCCTTCACCTTCTTCATCTCCTGTCTCTCCTGCAGAACAAACTAAACAAGAAAATTATGAGAAACAAAAATTAACACAATTTATTCTCACCCTAGGTTTTTCGCAGAAGGATGCTGAAACATTTATAAAGGCTCTTTACCCTTATGCTCTCAGGCATCTTAATATTCTTTTAGGTGAGAAAAACCCCGCTTTATGGGACATAAAATTAAATTTTTGCGATTTAGTGCCCCTTAACGAGGCATTTACGGACATTTATCTTTATATTGCTCCTGAGGATCTTTCGTTCTTAGAGTCACTAATTTCTAAAGACAAAGATCGTTGAAACAGTGATTTAATAAAACTTCTTATTAGTTTCATTTGCTTCTCTCGAGCAAACCCTCATCCAAACGGGTGAATAAAATATGATTCGAAGTCTAAAGATTACATCTTTTACCTTGCATCATGTCAAAAAAAAGATGCAAAATACAAAGAATACTTGACTTCTACCCTACATTCAGTCTATAATTTAGATATGAGGGTTGTAGGTTCTACTCAGCCAATCCCATGTTTCAAACTAAAATGGCAACAGCAACCTCAATCTCTTATCTGTTTAGGGAGAGCCACACCTGATACCATCAATACCTTTTACGACACTCTCATTCAAAAGGTTTCCTCCTAACGATTCACATCCTATGTTTCATATTTTCTCTTTATATAAGGTGTCTCTTCCTAAACCTCAATAACAAAAAACAAAAATAAAAAAAAGGATATAAAAAAGCCATGAAAAACAAAGATATCAATAATAATGAAAACACAAAAATAAAGAAGCCTAAACTTTCACGTAAAGAATTAAAAGCTCAAAAAGAAGCCTATAAGCAAGCAATTGATTCTCATACACCAAAGCTTTCGCTCTACTGTATTGGTCCTCAAAACTGGTCTCCAGATGTTGATGCCGACAGATTCCGCAAAGGGCTCCCACCTCTTGCTTATACCTATGTTGCGACAAAAGAGGAAGCCAATGAATTCTGCGATCGATTCTTCTTTGTTAAAAGATACAATCACTTCAGAATGTGGTGTAACTTAAGAAATAAAAATTTATTTGACCCTTCTGTTTGGGAAGAATATGTAGATATTGTTGCTCCTGAAACCGAAGAAGATGCAGCTCCAGAGGAAGTTCTTACCTGTTTTAAAGTAACTTACTCTGCCGAAGAAATTACTGCCCTAATGAGAATTTTATCTCTATCCCTTCCTGTAGGAGCAGCTTGGGAAACAGATGCAGAACTTGCTGCTTTTGAGAAATTTTATCAAAAGATTGGCAAACCTCTCTTCGTAGAAATGCATGATAATCTTGAAGTTTTAAAGAAAGATGCTGCAAATTATAATGACACTCAATTCAGTGGCGATGATACTAGTGATGATTCAGAAACAGATATCTTTGCTTAAATAATTATCACCAGCGTAATATCAAGTAACGACAACACACGCAAGGAGGTCTTTCTCTTATGAAAAGAAAGTACAAATTAATTTCTAAAGAACTCGGAAATATTGAAAAGGAAGTAGAAGTTAGAGAACCTTCTCACTTTGAAGCCCAGCTTCGCTATCCCGCTAAAACAATTCTTCCGAAGAAAGGAAAAGGATCTCGCTATTCGAGGACATCTCATCCTTCTACACAAGAAATTCTAGATGCTCTTACAGAGCTTGAAGAATCACAACTTCTTGATCTAGAGCTTGAAGATGAAGAAACCGTCGACGATGGCGACGAAGTTGACAATAGTAAACAATAAATAATCAACAAGACAAAAGGATCACCTATCATATGTATCACAATTATAAAATTATCGTGTCCTCTGAAGAATATAATAATTTAAAGACAAAAAAAGATTCCTGTATCTTTCTTCAAAATCAATATTTATCAGAGTTCCACGAACCCCTAAAAATAGGCGACTGCTTACAAATTCTTTGTGACAGTTCCGCTACCCCTGCTCTCTTCTTTACAATAATATCATTTACGAGAGACGCAGATTTCTTAGACGAAAATTATACCATGCTAGAACTCAGGCGAATGAACTCTATCGACATGGTTTAATTGATAAAAACAAAAAAACAAAAAAACAAAAAAATGGAGGAAAACACAAATTATGACAGAAAACAACAAACCAGCAACAATTTCAGCAGAAGACGTTTTAAAAGCTTTCGACGGAGTTATCGCTCAAATCCAATCAGAATTAGAAAAGACAACTTCTCTTAAAGCCTATGTAAAATTAGAAGGCAGACTTGAAGCTTATGCAGATTCTAAAGCTCTCGTATCTCGTTACTTTGAATCAGTATCAGCTGCAGCAGAACCAACTACTCTTACAGAAGAAAACATCGACGCTGTTGTAGAAGAAGCAGGATCTACTAAAAAAGCTTCTAAGAAATAATAGAAATTACATGCATTAACACTAAAAATTAATTTTTACTTGACCTCCCTATGAATTCAGTCTAAAATATTTTTGTAGGGAGGTTATCCTTATTATAAGATAAGAAAGGACATACTTAAAATTTTATGAAGAAAACACAGGATACCAAGAAAAAGAACAACAAAAAGTATAAAAGCAAGAAGTTCTCTGGCTTATTCTATTCAATTAAATATTTCTTTAGAAGATTTAAAACATTCTTCTTTTTATGCCGCTATCCTTTCATGGCTCCTCATAATGTTTGGACAGGGAAAAAAGTAAAATTTCCTTCATATAGTGAATATGACCTCATTCCAACAGGATGGCGCAAAGCTTTTGGTCCTGCTCTTCTAAAAGATCTTAAAGCTGCCCTTAAAAAAGATCCTTATGATTTTTATTTTGTAGATATTAAAGAAAAATACGGGACTCTTCGTCTATATGCCAATCTTTATTCGAAAGAGGTAGAAGACGTTTTATTCCACTATGAAAAACTCAGCGAAGATTACTGTATATGTTGCGGAGACAAAGTTTCCTATCAGTTTGGCTTTTATCGTCTCTGTCATCTTTGCCTCTTAAATGATATTAAAGATGATCGTTTTGCTTCAGATGAGGAAATGTTTGCTTACATGGAGGAATTCAAAATTAAACCAGACGACCAAGAAGATGACGATGAGGAGGATTTAGATTTATAATGAAAACAAATCAAGTGCTTTTTAAATTTTATGCAGTAGAACTAGACAAATTTTCTGAATTTTCTATTCTTAATGAAAAAGAAAGGAAGTACTTAAGTGCGGTGATTAGGCCATTTAGAGACAAAATAGAAACTATTTCTAAACACGGTGACGATGAAAGAGAATTTATTGAAATATCACTTTTGGATGAAGGAGAAAGAGATGACATTTACTCCCCTTACTTCAAAACCAATACAATGTACAAAGGGATGAAAGAAGGTAAATCTTATACATTGGAGGAGTTAGGTTTATAATGAAAACAAATCAAGAAATTCTAGATTTTTATGGAGTTGAATTAAATAAAATATATAAGAGAAAAGATGAAGAAGCATATTTTAAAATAGGTATAAATAAAGTGAACAATTTGATGGTTATCTATTCTGAATTTGTAAATGAAGTAGATGAAGTTGAATCTGATTGCATATATGATAGGAGTAATTCTTATTGCACTAAGGCAGCGTTTTTTTCTATATTAGCATTAAATAATTGGAATTATGAAGAATATAAGCGTCCTATTCTTGATGAAAAAGAGCATGAATATTTGTCTTTTGTGCTAAGACCTTTTAGGGAAAAAATTAGATCAATTTGTAAATTTCATATTCCAAGAGATTGTGAATGTATTAGGATTATGTTTGATAATTATTTCGCTTTAGATTTTCCTTATTTTAAAGAAGGTTTAATGTATAAAGGTATGCAAACAGGAAAAGATTATACTCTCGAGGAGTTAGGTTTATAAACCAGAGATAAAGGATATATTAAGTTAAATGGCAAGTAAAGAAAATTACCTATATAAAGTAGGCGACACACTAATGTTAAAAGAAAATTTAATATTGGTAAAAGTTGTTAAAACTCATAAAAACAAATATTGCGTCATTTATCCGCATTTGATAGATCCAGGAGAATTCTGGGTAAGTGAATCTGAACTAGCAGAAAAACCGCTTAATTATGAGCAAAGAATATTTGAAGCTTATATTGAATATCGAGCTAAATATGAAAAACTAATAGACAGGCTTTATAGTCCACATTTTAGAGAAAAATATTAATTAGATTAGAAATATAAAAATAGAAATATAAAGATAGAAACAATATAAAGAAGAAGAAGAAAAAGAGGGAAAAGAGAAAATGTTAAAAGTTGCATGTAAATTAGAAGTCCTTGCCAAGAACGGTGAGAAACCTTTAGTTCCAGTAAATCAACCACGTATTTACATCCAGTCATATAAAGGTATGTCAAGCCGTTTAATTTTATCAGTAGAAGGCACGGAGTATCTCTTAGATACAAACGACCTTTATGATGCAATCGACAAAATTGCTTCTTAATAAAAAAAATAATAATAACAGTAACAACAGGAGGACCACCACCCACATGAGTCAAGAATTTATAGTTGAAGTTAGGAGAAAATCTGATCAAAAAACTCTCTTCACCACAGATTACGTTTGCGGAAGAGGGGATATCCAAAGTCTTATTTATCAGAATCTTCCATTCAAAAACGACGAATATGTTATACAACCCGAAAATGATCAAAACATTCGAACCCTTATCAAAGCTTTAGAGAATAAAGAAGATGAGATCGTTGGAGCAATCAATCAATATATGGACAAGATTCAAAGCGCAACTTTGTTATTGTCAACCGCCACAAATCCAGAAATGGCTTCAATGTACAAAGAAAATATTAGCGATATCAAGGAAGAGATAATTCAAAATCTATCCTGGGATTACTCAACAGCTTATCACATAGATTTAATGATGGATAGGGCTAGAGACATAGCCGCAGAGCTAGAGCGTACATCTCCAGGGGAATACGAAGCCGTAGTGATATGGTCATACTAATGCAGTAAAAAAGGAGCTACTAGGTCTATGATAATAAAACTTCTTCTCTATTGCACCCAAAGTAATAAAAGATTATTCTTCGATACTCTATCACTAAAATATATGTATGGTATAGATGGAAAAAAGGACAAGTTTAATGCTCTTAATGGCAAGATCCTAGGCACCTGCGACTTTGAAGTTGAAAAAATAGAATACAAGCATATTCATGAAAGAGATAAGTTTGGTATATTGCATAATGAATCTTGGTATGAATATAGAGGAATAAATATTGGGAATGAAGAAGATTGTGACTTGCCTAATAAGAGTTGTTTGAGCGCTGAAGAAATATTTGATTATTTAATTAATAAAGATGGCTATGCAATTCACATTAAGAATCTATACATCTTTGATAAGCCAAAAGAATTAAGCGACTTTTTCCAACCAATTCTTCCTAATCCTAAACACATAAAGTTCGCAAATTGGATAGCGAATTATTACTGGGCACTTGGCGACTATACAACCAAGAATCCAAAGATGACTTGCAAGGAACTTGTCGAAACTTTTAATAAATCAATTTCAATAAAAAAGGCACCACAGAATATGATGCATTGTTGGGGGGTACGAGAAGGTGGAGGCATGATGGAGGATAGATTTTATATGAACATTCTAATCTCAATCCGTCCAGAACATTTATGCAAGATATTAAATCATGAAAAGACCGTAGAGGTTAGGAAGACAGTATTAAAGGACATGTTATGAAATATATAAGAACAAAAGATAATATATATGAAAGTGAAAAATATTGGAAAAAACCACCAATAGAAATTATGGACATAAATGAAGAAATTATTACAGAATCTGATAAGATAGAAGAATTGTGTGACGAACTTGTTATTGATGATAAAACAAACTCAAACAGTAAGCCGTTTACTTACCCTGATAGTTGAGAGAATGTATTAAAAAAAGAAGTTGGCGAAAATTTAGACTTTTGTGTTGGAGAAAATGGTGCTATCTATGGTGCTATATGGGTTAGAGATAGAAAAGGTTTGCCAATTCTAAAGCCAGTAGCAAAAATGAATGATGAAGGAAAATTAAAATTGTTATAAAAGATAAAAAGAAGGGGAGCTTTTACGAAGCAAGAGAGGGTTGCCCTTTTTTTATGTCGAGAGGTAACGACAACCTGATGAGGAAATTAAGATTCCGATTTATATTTAAAAAAATGTAAATTAGAGTTTTATATACTCCTCGTGATCATCATGATTACGAGCTCTCATGAATGAGGGAAAAGAGCAGAGGTTAGCTAAGACCTCTTATTAGCTGCTCTAACTCGATTTTAATGAGGTGAAAATCCTGTAGGATATTTTAATATCTTAATGGGTCACTCCTGAGGAACTAGGAGTAGAGGAAGGTGAGACTCCTCCCTATCAGGTATAGACAGGTACCTGACCGTGGTATTCGATACTGCTCGGGCAGTAATTGCGGAAGAACGAAATGAAAGGGTTAGACAATCCCAAAATAGAAATCTGATTTCTATTAATGTCTGAGTGTGCCCTCTTTGGCATAATGTTCCTTAAGAATCAGCCCTGGTGGTAGATGGACGATTCTTTGAAGATTAACCACACTAGCAGAAAAATCTTGCGAATTTAGTAAGCTAGTAAAAGAAATAATAGGACCGCCGTGTTGGATAGGATTGGCGGACGAGTGAAAATAGTAAATCCTAGTGCGAAAACATAAACACAAAGATCAGATATTAAAGTTGCCGATTAATATCAATTGATCTCTTAATGGCAAAAAATAATAAAATATACAAGAGAGAGAAATCTTTAAAACAAAAGAGGTCCCCCTGACTCCCATGATTGCGGGAGGCAGTTTCAGATAAATTGGACCTAAACAACTATTAAAGATTTCTCTTTTCTTTTTGTTTTAAATGAATTTATTATAGGTTATAATAGGTTGATTTAAAATAAAAAAGGAGAAAAGATATTATGTTATTAATTATTTTATTAACTCCTGTTATGTTTATAGGGGCAATTGCCCTTGGAAACTTAATAGGTTTCTTGCTTAGTGGCTGCAAGTAAAATAATGCCACAATAAAAGCCGTTTGAGACACCATGCGGGGTATAAACGTTGGAAGTATAAAATAAAAGGAGAAAGTTATGTTAAAAACATACTTTTTCAGTCATGATCTTCAACAAGTTCATGGCAAAAGATTTGAGGCTATGCTTTTTGACATAGCTTTCAATAAAGATGGCTGGATATTCTCGTCCAACCAACAAGACCTCTATGAAGGTACAGACTTCATATATAGGGGTCAGAGGTTCGACCTCGCTACAGGAAGTGGCGATAGAAAAACCAAAGATTTATGGAAAGGACAATACTTTCCATATAAGTTATCTGATGACTGTCAGATTGAGATAGGAATCAGATTAAAGAATGGCATTCAAGAATTCAAAGAGCCAGTTGTAGTTCTGGAATTTGAAGAATTCTATTCTGAAAGTATGGCATTCAAGGCCTTGGAAACATTGGTCAAAGAAATGCCTAAAGTGAGGTTCGAAGCAGCTCGTCTGTTAGATGAGTATAGAATCTCACTAAGAAAATCTCGTCAAAAAAACTAGGCGAGATGGTCAAAATCCTAACTGAAAATGTAGGTTAGGTCAGGTCAATGTGCAACATTGGTCCAAGCCTGATTGCCTCGGCAACCCCGAGAGGAGAAAATAATATGGAAGAATTAAAATATAATAATTGTATAATACTGTTAAATGCAGTGTTAGAACAAGCCATCAGGGATTTTATCGATGGCGAAGGAGACGAACAACTAAATAAAGAAGGGATCAGATACATCTCTTCTTTGTTAGAAAAGAACCCAGATGAGGTTCTAAAGGCTGCTACAAAATTAAGAGCAGCTATTATATTATATGATTTTAATGGTAAGAAAAAAGAAGCTCTTATCAATGACTTTATGGAGAGAATTTAGTAATGAAAAAAGTAATCAGATTCATTAAGTATCTATTTAGATACTGTTTTGTTCTAAATTCTAAGGAAAAACAAATCCTTAAAGAAGATCAAAAAATGCTCTCTACATACGGTGAAAGAGGATACTTCCCTGATTACCGTGCCAGTGGAGTATATTACAAACTCTTCAAATAATATGAAGAGATATATTTACGTTGGTTCATACTCTATATGGGGTGTGGACCAAAAAGAAGTCCTCTTCTTGGAGACTAAAGCGGTCTCTGAAGGCAGAGCGAAAACAAATTTCCTCTGTCAAATCAAAGACAGAAGAGGATTTAACAAAGATGCTGGAGGATTTACCCTTTCTGGCATCATTGAAGAATTTACAGAAGAAGAAGCTCCTTCTGAAGAAAGCAGATATGTAGAACAGAATGGAGTTCTATATATTGTCTCTGACGGAGGAACCTTAGAAGAAATCAAATAAAAAAGCAAGGCCCGCCCTTAGGGGTGATCGGTGCAAGTCCGATGCGGGAAACCGTGGCGCTCAGAATACAAAAAAAGGAGAAGAATAAAATGAAAAAGATTAAAATTTATGAAGCATTAAAAGAAAAATTTAAAAAGGAAAAAATTATGTTTACAATTGATGAAAATCAATATGAAAAAGTAATCTATACTGATAATAGTCATATAGTATATGATTACGAATTTGATACCCTGAGAGGAGAAAACAAATTTGATATGAGTCTAGAAGTAGACAATGATTTTTTAACTATAAGGATGTATGATGACAGTGTCATTGTACATAGAGAAATTAATGAACAAGATATTGATAGAGTTCTAAATCCTGTCAGAAACTTTATTTAGAAGGAGAATAAAAGTATGAGAATTAAGTTTGAAGGCCTTTATTATATTAAAGGCCAATTTTCAGGTTATGCAAGCACCTGCGTAGAAGCTCGCAACATTAAAGAGGCAAAAGATGCCTTAAAAGAAAAGCTTCTTTCTCAACAAAGAAGAAATAGGGGAAGTTTCAAATTTAAAGGAACTTTCCAAAAAATATAAAGTATAAAGGAGAAAAAATGAAAAGTAAACAAGAATTACTTGACTTCTTTGGAGTCAAATTGAACAAAACATACGCATTATCAGGAAATATCCTCTATGGAAATCCTAGATATTTCCGAGTAGTAGAAGTAAAAAATAACAGAGGAATAAAAGAGTTGATGGTTCAGACTAAATTGGACTATCCAGACACTCCTAGTGACTGGGATTGCTACAATTCAGATGAATCATTGTTCTTTTTAAGTCATTATGACTACAAACTAGCTCCTTTGAAACCTCTTCTAAAAGAAGAAAGGTCATATTTCAACACAATAATATGGCCTTTAAAGCATGAAATTGATTTCATCGTTAAAAGAGGGAAAGAGAATAAAGAATGGATCGAGATTGCTACTCGTCCTGAACCTGAAGAAGGATATGAGCAAGAAATTGTCTCTTTGTATAAATTCCAAAAAGGAACTGAGTATAAAAGAATGAAGAAGAATAAAAAATATTCCTTGAAAGAATTAGAAATGGATCAGCCATATCAAGTTGCTCTAGCAAAATTACGATAAAAAATGCAAAGGAGAAAAATAGTATGAAAACGACAAAAGATTTGTTAAAATTTTATAATGTAGAGCTGAATAAGCTTTATAAAATTACCCCTTCTGGAATACTTAAAAAAGGGGCAAATTACTTTAGAGTCATAGAAAAGTTAGAAAGTAAGAAAAGTACTAACAAAAAATTAGTACTTCAAACAATGTCGTGGTACCCTGAGTCTTCAAATGACTGGAATTGGTCCACTGAACAAAATTTAAGCTTTTTGCTCGAAGTAGATTACAAATTAGCTCCTATAAAAACGATGACCTATAAAGAAAAGCAATATATTTATGATATCGTTGCCCCTTTCAAGCATAAAATAGAATACATTTCTAAGAAAGGGAAAGGGGACAAAGAATGGATTGAAATTGGTACTCATCCTGAAAAAGGATACGAAAAAGAGGTTATTTCTCTTTTCAAATTCAAAAAAGGAACAGAGTATAAAGGCCTAAAGAAAAACAAAAAATACTCTTTAGAAGAACTAGACTAGATCAACCCAATATAAGGAGAAGATTATGGTAAAATTAAAAGACATTTACGAAAGGATCGTTGGCATTCCTGTAAAAGGGAATATTAAATGTCCTTTTCATGAAGGAGATGATACTCCTTCTCTTCATCTATATGATGATCATTTCTATTGCTTCGGTTGCGGGAAAGCAGGAAAACCTGCAACCTTAATAAGCAAAATTAAAGGAATTTCTTACGGTGAAGCAATGGAAGAAATTGTTAAAGAATTTGATATTCCTTATGAAAAGAAAGAAATCATAGACAGAGATGCCTATGACGCGAAAGTTAAGAGAACAAAGCTTCTCGAAGACTTCGCAAGAAGTTTCTCTGCTCTTCTTCCAAAAGAAGAATATAGAGGGATTTCTTATAAGATTTTGAAGGAAAACTTAATCGGGTTCTATCCTGAGGAAGCCTCTGTAAAATCTGATGAAATTACAGAGAGTATTGGGTTAACAAGCCCAATGTTCAGAAAAAGAATAATGATTCCTATTAAAAACCAATGGGGATTTATAGAAGGCTTCATCGGTAGAAAAACTGATAATGATTCTTCTGATCCTAAGTACCTGTTAACAGCAGGTATAAAGAAACCTTTATATAATTGGGATGAAGCTAAAAACTTCTCTACAATTATAGTGGTTGAAGGGGTCTTTGATGCTTTGTCTTTCAAAGAGATGGGGTGTCCAAATGTAATAAGTCTACTCGGTTGTGAATTATCTGATCAACATAAAGATTTACTACAAAATAAGCAGCTTATATTGGTACTGGATAATGATGATCCAGGTAATGCTGGAACAATCAAAATTATCCAACAATTTAAAGAAAGACTCTTTAATCTTAAGGTAGGTATTTTGCCTGAAGGAGTAAAAGATCCTAATGAATTATTAGTCTCAGGCTTGGAGAGAAAAATTTCAAAAGTAGATGCAATTGATTTTGCGATTCACTATTGGAAAGAAAAATTCCCATTAGATAAGGCCTGGGAAAAAGTCGCTGCTTTAATAGGTAGTGACCAGCCTGAATTTAGAGGAAAATATCCTTTAAATCTAGGATTAAATCCAATATTAATTAAACAATATTGGGAAAAATTTTATAAAATAAAGGAGAAAGACAATGCTTAAGTTCAAAGGTATTAGTTTCGCTCATAATCTAAGAGGTTATGCAGTAGGAACTGCAATGTTTGAGGATACAGAAGAGTATCCAAATGACTTTGAAATAGTAGAGAAAAAACAGTATGCCAATGGTGTAATATACTATTCTCAAAGTAAGAGTAGAGATGAGCTCTATTTAATAGGTTTCATTGCTGGAGATGGCAAATGGTGGTCATCTAACCAGGATGAAGTTAATAAAACATTTTCTACAAAATTGGAGAAGGTCTATATTAATAATAGAGTTCTTTATGTAAAAAGGGCCTATCTCAAAAGTCTATTACCAAGCAATTGCGTAATAGAAGATGGCTATGTTAGAGAGGTAAAAGATGAGCAGTAATCTTAAAGATTTTAAAAAGTTTATATCCTCAATAGAAGAGGATCAAATAATGATTAGCTACAGATTTATAGGGACAGAAAAGAAAACAGGCTCAAAACCTGTTTCTAGTTCCATGGTAATGGATGATGCAGAAAAGTTAAAAAAGTTTCTGCCTAGTCCAAAAATAAAGGTAATTGATGGAGCTATGCTCTGGAAAATTACGAAAGAAGAAATCTTGACAGGGCTTGAAGCCCAATTGATAGGTTTCAAAAACTGTTTGGAAAAATTTAACATTTCCAAGGTGTTAGATTCCATTCCTTCGGGAAAAGGAGACGAAGTAATGTTCGTCTTCAAAAGTTTTTCAAGATTCCTTCTTGACAAAGAAGGTTCTCTCTTCGTTGACCCTGAAGATAAAAGATTGTGTTTCACAGAACTCTGTCTAAAATTATTAAAAAGAATGGTGGATGATGATGCAACTTCTGCCATCATTCAAATAACAAATATCGAAAGAAAGGAGTAAAATAATGAAAGTAATTATTAAAGGTAAGATCCTTAAAGGCAGTCCTGCCTATATAAGGAAAACCCTTCTTGGAGTAGAAGTTCCATGGGGAAAAATAAAAGTCATTGATAGTGACATTGTTGAAAGCAAAGAAGTTTTAACAATGGATGATAAAAATGCTTTTATCTCTTCATTGGAAAGGAAACAAGAAGAATATATTATTGACAAAATGGAGAGTTCCAGAAAAGGAGCTTACACGAAGTTGGTTTATTTAACCGCATTAAAAGGAGGAAACTTTAGAGTAACCTCTACCGTAGTTAGACTAGGAATCAACTATGGAAAAATGAGTAAGCTAGATAAATCAGAAATAAGTGTCCGTCCTCTCCCTTGGGGAAAATGGGATGAAGAACATCCAGGATACTTAATAAATCATAAAGGTAACATATATCTCAGATGTTACCTTACCATGAATAAAAGGCTCAAAAAGAAAGAGTCTTATTTTAATTATAATCTAGATCCTGTTGAAAGAACAGAAGAACTAGAAAAAGAAAATAAAGGTCATCCAGATAAGACCTTTACAATCAATATTGATAATATTCTCTCGTTAGGCAGAGAATGAAAGAAAAAGTTGACTGAGTATTCCCCCAACTCCCATGATTGCGGGGGTTGGTTTCAGAACATACGAAGAAAAGTCAATTTAAAAACAAAAATACTAAAAACAATAAAAATAAAAGGAGAATTACAATGAAAACATTATCAGCAGAAAAATTCAATCAATTCCTCGCAAAAGGTGGTATCAACTTAGTTCAATTATCAGGAAGTGACAACTATGTATTGGTTGTATGTTTTAAAGAAAAGAACTTCCTCATTCAAATGAGAAAAGATTCAAAAGGAGCTTGGGCTTACATTAGTACAGATTATTCTTTAGAAGAATATGATCTTTTAGAGAATATTATTAAATATTTAAATAAGAACAAAGTGTATAAAATACACGAATATAAGCCTCTTAGAGGAGAAGTTGAATTAAAAGAAGAAGATAAAAAAGCTGTATTAATTTGCAGCAGTTCTCTTGAAATTAAAACAAATAAAAGAATATTTGATGTATTAAAAGAAAATGATTTTGATATTTCTTCTTTAAAAGCTTCATCAGGAGTATATGATTCTCCTGAATTAGATTATGAGGATCTATTAAAAGATCCTGAAGTTAAAACAAGATTTGATCAAAATCATAATGAACTCCAGAAAATCGGAGCAACTTATGATTCATTAAATCCAGAAATTAAGACAGCATATGAAAGTATGCGCCTTTCTTCAGGATCAAAAGGAATTATCTTTGCTGGTCCAACTGGAACTGGTAAATCATTCGCAGCTAGAATTCTAGCAGACAAAGCTAAAGCTCCATTATTAAATCTAAATATTACTCAAGGAACTATGGTAGAAGATTTAATTGGTCAATATGTTCCTGACACAAAAGGCGGATATAGATTTGCTGAAGGACCTCTATTGGTTGCAGCTACAAAAGGTTATCAAATTGTTCTTGAAGAAGTCAATTATGGAGAACCAGGTATTCTTGCCAAGTTAAATGAATTTACAGACGATACAATGTACGTCCAAGTATTTGACAAGATCTACAAGAAGAATCCAAATTTCGTTGTCTACATGACAATGAACCCTGGATATAAAGGAACTCAAGAATTAAATGCTGCTCTTAAGAACAGATTTACATTTGTAGACGTTCCTGCATTAAGTAAAAAAGAATTCTCTGAAAGATGCGTTAAATATGCTGCATCTAAAGGAGCAACATTAAATCCAGAACTATTTAATGCTATGTATGATTTTGCAGCATTAATTGAAAAAGAAGGTAATTCTTCTCGTTATCATGAAGAAGTACATTTCTCTATCAGAAATGCTCAAAGAGTAATTGATTATATCGTTACTCCTAGATCATTAGAAGAATTTAAGAACTGTATTTGTGTACAATATATAAATACATTAAATGCAGATAATGATAACTCTGCAAAAATAGAAGAATTCAAAAATTCTTCAGATATCAATCAAGAGATTAAGAACTTATATAATAAGTATGATCTCAGAAAGATCGAATTCGAAGAAAATGACTTTGAAATAAACGATCTTGTTGAAGAAATAGCAGACGGATCTTCAGAAAGCTCTTCATATGATACAGAAGAATTAGATGATCTCTTTGCAAAATTTGATGAATAAAAAAAGAGGAGGTAAATAATGTCTAAAAAAGATATTTATGCTAGAAATATTCTAGCTGGAGTATATAACTCCGTATTTAAACCTCGTTTGGGGTTCAAGAATCAAAGAATGGTAGGTGCGCTCAAAGAAGTGCGCCTCACATTCAATACGTCAAGCAATCAAGCATATTGCTTTGTAGAAACACCTAAAATATTTAGAATTCATTTAGGTGGAAGATTGATCCAAGACATTGTAAAAATGCCTGATCAATTAAAAACTAAAAAGGATTATCTCCCATATAGAGAGGGCTTAGTAAAAGCATTCTATGCATTAGACCTCCACGAAATGGGACATATCCTCTTTACAGATATGTCGGACAAGATAATTGTGGAATATCCAAAACCACAATTTAGAAACTTCTTACATAGTTTATTCAATTTGATTGAAGATCCAATTCAGGAAGTCTGTATGACTAACTGGTTTAAAACCAGATTCCCAGGAGAAAGATCTCCAAAAGTTTATTTCTCTTATCTCATAAAGCAAATTTTCTTACCTCAATGTGAAAAGTATAAAGATGATAAATCTATTGGGTCTTTCATGAATTATTTACTTCTCATGATGAGATGTGGGAAGAAGAATATTCCAGAACACAATGCTGTTTGGGATAAATATGAAGCAGATTTGATGCCTCGTATTAAAGAGATCGTTTTCGATGGAAACGGAACTCAAAGATTGCACAAGTGTGTTGCTCTAGGAGAATGGATCATTGAAAACATAAAAGAATTCGATTTCTCTGCTGTAGAAGAAGTCCCAGAAAAGAAGAGAATTTCTGGTTCTGCTAAATCTTCAGATGGCCCTATGCATGGGTCTACTTCAGGTTCTTCAGATCCTACAGCTTCAGCTTCAGCTGGTTCTCCAAGTTCTGATTCAGAAGAAGAAGACGAAGGAGGATCAAAAGGTGAAAAAGAAGAAGATGAAGGAAAAGGTGGAGAGGGAGAAGGAGAAAGAGAAGAAGCTCGTACAGTAGACGAACTTGCTGATGCTCCAGATATCGATGACATCTTCAATGATGACTTTGATAATGAACCAAATCATCATGAGTGGGTTATTGCAAAAGATAAGTACACTTATGATGAGAGTGTTATCGAAGATTTAGATCATATTATAGAAGAAGAGAGTGGTCTTATCTATGATGTAAGTAAGTTTTTAAAATTATTTACAGATAGAAACAAAGCAAGAAATACACCTGGCTTCACTTCTGGAAAGCTAAATATCAGAAAAGCGATGCAGAACGACCTTCGAGGAGGTGCTGATACAAAGCTTTTCGATAGAAGAATCAAAAGAGGCAAAGACATGGATCTCGTTGTTAGTTTAGTAACTGATAATTCAGGGTCTATGATGGGTAGAAAATCTGAAATATGCTGCAAAGCAGCTCTAGCTTTTGGTCAGGCCTGTGAGTGGAGTGGTATTCCATTCGAATGTATTGCTTTCACTAAAACAGAGGATAGCGATTATGGAACATCATTATCTATCGAAATTAAGAATTTTGATGATAAAATGGATGATCAAAAACCATTTTTCGCTATCAACGATTCAGACTTGATCCATAAGCTTGAATCAGAAGAATACATCCCTACCTTCCAGGGAAATTCGGAAGAACAAAATCTTTTCTATATAGGAAATAGACTTAAAAGGAATCCTCACAAGAATAAGCTCATGCTTGTATTCTGTGATGGAGGAACGACTGGTAGCCGAGCCATGTTAAGTAAAGTTGTTAAACAAATCACGGATGATAACATTACTATCATTGGCGTTGGCATTTGCAGTAGAGATGTAGAAGGCATGTATCCAGAATGCAAAGTCTTTACATCAACAGAACAATTAAATGAGGAATTAACTCCATATTTAATTGATACTTTGGAAAAAGCGGTTATAAACAATTAACCGCTTTGCCTTTTAAAAACAATGAATAATAAAAATAAAAACAAAGAAATAAAAAAGGAGAAAAAATGAAAAGAATTATCAAAACAAACGAAATTACACTAAGAGAAATTAAGGACATTATTAAACAAGGAGAATCTGCTCCTTTCGAACAAAAAGTTACAGCAGCAGTTCTCTTAGACGGCATTGTGGGCAGTCTAAAAAGTTTAAAAGATTCTTTAGTGGATCAAATCGAAGAAACAGGCTTCGAAAGCATTAAAAAGGATTTTGAAGATAGGGGTTTAGTCCCTTATTGGTATGATAAGGATAAACTCGCTATTCAAATTGGAGATAAATTTGAAGTAACAATTTCATCAGGAATTAAGACAGAATTTTCTGTCGACAGTAAATTAAAGGAAGTTGATTCTCTTGTCCCTGACAAGTATAAGAAAGTTGTGACTTCTTATGATAAGAAAGTTTTAGAAGAAGCTTATGATGATGGAACATTGGAACCTCTCTTAAAACCTTATATTAATAAAACCAGTAAAGAAGTTACTAAACTTACAAAGAAAAAAATCTAGGAGGTTTTTCTCGTGAAAGAGAAGTTTCTAGTTGCCGTTTATAAAACAGATGAAGTTTCTCGACAATACTTCGAGGATTTTATATCTGCAAAAAATGAATATGATTCTCAATTAGAATCATTAATTTATCAAACGGCAGAAAAGGAAGGTCTATCTTCTCTGGGTTTACTAGAATACAAACATAGTATAGGCGAGATGGCAGATCAAGACTATCTCGTCTCTGCTCAAGACCCAAATAATGATTGGGCTATATATCTAGAAAAGATAGACAACATAAATATGTTTAAAGGTCTAGAAAAATGTTTAGACCAATATAAAATTAAGAATACATCTCAATTGAGCTTTTATTTAGAAGGTTTGAAAATCATTGTAAATAAGGTAGTCAATATTCCATTATTAAAAAAAGTAAAATGTTTAGGCGAATATAATGAAAACTGGGATGTATATGATTTAGATCAAGAAGAATTTGATCTAATAAAGGATCTAATGAAGGATTTAATGAAGGAGGGAATTGAATGATAATAGAATCTGAAACAATGAAAGGCAAGAAATATGCCATAATAACTCAAGCAGGTTATATATATAATGCCGATAAATCTAAAAAGACTGATTCAAAAGATGAAGCAGCAGAATGGTATGACTGTACAAAAGAAAATTTAATATTAATCCCAGGGTATCACACCTATTCATGTTATACTGTGTTAGAGATCAAAAGGGATCCAAATGTTAAAGAAGGAGAAGCTTCAGATAGGGTTCTCCTTAATTATTATGGCGTAAAATTTGCCAGAGCTAAAGAAACAAATCAACCTATTTTTTGCTATCTAGGCTATGTCTGGCTATATAATGATGGTCGTGTTATAGAATCGTGGTTTTCAACAGAAAGTAAAAGTTTTATTGACTCTGGAACTCCAAAAAGAGTTAAAAGAATAACTTCTCCAGATCCACAAGGATTAAAACTCTTTACAGACTATTATTGGTTCTCAGGACAACCTAATACATGGGGAATTCTTCATTCTGACAACTCAATAGATATATTGGGTTCCTTGTCAGAAGAAGAAATTAATCTTTTAAAAGAAGCGGGTTTCAAAAAAGATTATTTATGTAATATTAGAGGATCTAAAATTTCTTTAATGGAAAAATCTTCATTACATGTGTCTGATTTGATTAACTTCGCACGTTGGTCGGTTTCTTCTATAGCAAAGACATGCAAAGAAATAAAGAAGCAAGAATCTTTATTGCCTGAAATGGATCCAAAATGTATTATACAAATAGATTCTATTAAAGAAGATACTATTATTAGAATTAATAGATGTAATTTTTCTTATATAATAAATAACAACTCGAAAGACCCTCAAGATGATCTTTGGGGGATGAATAGAGGAGATAAGTTCTCTTTTAAAATCAATGAGATTGGTGAAGAAACTTATAGAATTTATATAAAGAAAAATGGAAATCTTTCATTCTACACTCGCTTAAGAGATGAGTGGATAAGCATACGAAGGACATATGATTTTCTTAGCGATGATATCTTTTCCTTAGCTCAATATTCTGGATTAATAAATGGCTCTCTAAAAAATCTTTTTGATAATAATCCAAAATTAAAATATTTTAAAGATTTTTATCATAGAAATTATAAAAAGATCTTCAAATTTGATGATTATGATGAAGAATCAAAGAGCTTCAATTATTTTAATCAAAAGACGAATGCTTATCATAGAGCCAATATAATCGACCGATTAAAAGATCTCTTGAAAATTCTTCAAGCATATCCAGCTTTTTGTGACACACTAGATAAATTAGGACATCTTGATTATCTATTTTATGATTCACACGGAGAATTTGATCCAAATCATTTCCTCGAAGTGTTAAGCGATTCAAGATATGAATCTTTAAATTCATTCTTCTTTAAACAAAAAGCAAGAACACTTTTAGATACTATGGGAATAAACAGATATCAATGGAGAACATTCTTAGCTCAAATAAAAAGAGACTTAGAAGCTAATGGTTTCAATGATAAAGAAACTATTGTTTCTCCTGATAATGGAAATTTCCTAAAAATAAGGAAGATCATTGTGAACAATTATAGATTATGGAATTATTTACAAAAATTCTTCGTAAATACTTCAGGAAAGAAATATAATTGGGTCGATGCAGAACCTTACTATTCATTCCTGAAAGAAATTCCAGATAATGAATTTGATTCTTTTATAGAAATTAATAATAAAATAGATAATTTAATAACAGAATCAGATCAAAATATGTCACGTTTCTTCCTGGCAGTTTCTGGAAATAGTAGTTTTTATAGATGTAGAGATGAATATTCATTCTCTTGGCTAAATTATATTCTAGATTGTTCATATAGTTTAATTGGGAGTTCGTTCTCTTGGCCTACTGGAGAAAAAGTCTCTGTAGAAAGATTTTCTCTTCTAAAAGTAGCAAAAGAAAATTATAAAAATAATCTTTCTGCTACTTTGTATCGAGATTATCTCCGTCTAAGAGAAAATTGCGCCAGATATGGCACGGCTGAAGATGGCTTTGATATTAATGATTGGCCTTTAAAAGTTAAAGCAACTGAACTTCAATCTTTCCATGATAGATTATCTCTAATAGATGCAGAAATTAGAAGAATGACTGCAGATAAGAGAGCAGCAAGAGAAAATGCTATTTATCAAGAAAAATGGGAAAACAGAATTAAGAAAGAAAAACTTCAAAAGTTTTCATATGAGCCAAGTGATGAAGAAAAATGTATCATTGTTCCTAAGAAAATTGTTCCTGAATTAATTTTCGAAGGACAAAAATTACAGCATTGCGTTGGTTCATATATTTCTAGTGTTGCAGATGGAAAAGAAACTATTTTATTCTTAAGAAAAAGAGATAATATAGAAACCCCTTATGCAACAATTGATATTGCTTATAATTCTACAATCAAGTTGTGGGAAGTAAGACAAGCTCACACTTTCCATAACGGTCCTATTACAGAAGCAGATAAAAAATTCTTACTTAAATGGGGTGAAGAGAGAGGAATAAGTAAAGACAGTATCCATACTGAATACGGAGCATTATGTCATTTATAATATAAATGTAAAAAATAAGAAAGTGAGGAAATAAAATATGAGAAGTTATCATGAAAGAGAAATTAAAAAACTTAAAGATACAATTAAATTATATGAGAGTCTTAAAATAGAAGCAGAATCTATTTATACTAAAAACTACGAGGCTGTTCCATATGATTTAAGACCTGATGCATTAGAAAGAAAGATTATGTATTATAAAGCAATTACTACTGTCTATGAATACTTTCTTGACAAGTTAGGTGAAAAAGAAAGCTTAACGCTTGGCAAATATATTAGTGCTTCAATGAGTGCTTTTGATAATACATTAAGTTTTAATGTATATTTAGTAGACGGTGAAACTGAAAGCAAACTTTATAATCAAGTTTTTGGTTCACATTCTGGAATTAACGAATTTGTTCAAGAACATTTTCCAGATATCTTTTCTGTAATCTTAGGAAATACAGGTTATTCACATGCTTTAGGTTGCTATAATTTAAATAATGCTTTAAACTTCTTTAAGTCTTTTGGCTATAGAGATTATAAGCGTGAATCATTATGCTGGGCTCAAAAAGATTTTGATAAACAAATTGATACAGCAAAAAAGATTCTTGATTGGTTCTTCAGACTTAGTGAAGATACTGAGTTAATGAATGATGTTGATAAAGTTTTAACAACTTACTTTGAGGTTGTCTTCAAGTACAACCCAGAAGAATAAAAAAGGAGGAAAAGAAATGGTATACAGAACAAACATTGATCGCATTGAATATGTAGAAATTACTGATGTTCTAGAAAAGAAAGAAAAAGGTAATGGATTCTATGCTACCTCTATAGATTATGAACGAAAATCTATTTTGATACGAGTAGAAGATCTTAAAGAATTACTTAAAGAAATTAAAGACTAAAATATGAAAGGAGAGAGAATATGAAAAAATTATATGCTTTAATTACAATGCCTTCAGACCAGTCTATGTCAAAAGTTATTCAAGTATCCTTTAATAAAGAAGAGCTTGAAGAAATTGCAAACTACTTAAATGCTATACCATACTTTTCACCTAATGCTAGAGTAAAAGAAGTTGATAGCCATGTTTGTGAATTCTACTGGCCAAGATAAGGAGGAACTATATATGAAGAAATTAAGCGCTGAAAGAGACAATGGAAAGCCAATTATATTCTTAGATGCATTTACTTTTATGCCAGGTGTTGGTCCTGATAGTGATATGGATGGTCATGATCTATCTGGATTAACTTATAGCGAAGAACAAAGAAGAGATCGTTTCATTGATGCATTTAATGATAACTATGCTGATGTCGCTGAAGAAATTTCTTTCAGGGGTATGCCAATGATTAGAGTCAAAGCTTTCTATGAAGATGAAGTATTTGGTGATGAAGAAGAAGTTAGCACAGCTAAAGATGATGTTGAAGTCGAAGCAGATAAAGAAGATTTACTAAAAGCAACTCTGCAGCTCTGGAATGATACGTTTGATTTAACTAAAGATGAAAAAGAAAAGTTCTTAGCCGAATATAAAAAGAAAATAAATTATGTGGAGGAATAATATATGAAATATTATTGGTTAATTAAGACTATTGATGATGAATATAGATCAAGTGATAAATACATCACAGATACTTTAGAAGATGCAGAAGCACATAGAATGGAATACTGTGGTTGGTATTGCCAACCAGGTGATGTAACAATACGAAAAGTAGATCAAAACTTTAGAGAGATAGAAAGAATAGATTATTTTCATGGTAAAATATTAGAGCATAGATTTAACATTTTTGATGAAGAAGATAACTTTGTTGAAACAATTTATAGTGTTAAGAATGGTAGAAAAGTAAGAAAAAAGATTTAAAAAACTATTTACTTTTTTAAAAAAATATTGTATAATATTGAGCAAGATAAGGAGGAAAAAAGAAATATGAAGAAAAAATTTGTTTTTGATTTTGACCTTGATCTTTGGATCAAGAACCTAGAAATTGAAGCGGATAATTTAGAAGAAGCTAAAGAGAAATTATGTGATATGTCTGTTAGAGATATAATAGACAACGCAAGCATTAGAGACTTTTCAATTTCAACATTAGATTGTTCTGTTGAAGAAGACGATGATGAAGAAGAAGATGATGATGACATTGAAGAGGATTTAGAAGAAAATGAAGAAGAGATTTTATAAAGTTTATTGTTGCTTTTATAGTTGTTCTACAAACCAAGTAATTGTTGAAGAACATACTGGAGAACTTCGTCTTGATAAAGGTCATCCTCGATTATATTTTGAAAGATTAAAATGTAGTTGTATTGGCTTTGAGTGTTTTAATAAAATAATGTTTGCTACAGAAGAAGAAGCAAAGAAACAAGCAAAGACTTTGAATGATAAAAAGATTAATGGTCTTGAATGGGAAAAGTGGATTAGAGAAATGAAGGAAAGAAAGCATTGGTTAACTTTAGACCAAGTTAAAGAACTCAACCTAGAAGAAGTAAAGATATAAGAAAATATTAAAGGAGATGCTATGAAATATATAAAAACAAAAAACGGAATATATGAAGTAAAACACGATGAAAAAAGTTTTATTTATAAAGGATCAAATATGATTGCAATTTATGACCCTAAAGTATATCAAGTAAGGGATATTTGTAAAGACGAGATTATTAAAGAATCAGATAACATAAAAGATTTATGCGATAGATTTATAGTCTATGTTGAAGATATAGATCTTTATGAAATCTATGATTATTACGATGAAGCCTATACTTATTATGATGATATGGACTATTTAGAACATCCATGTAAATTATATGGTGTATTAGAAACTGATAAAGGTTTAATCTATGCAGCAAAATTAAATGATGAAAGGGATCTAAAACAAATTTTTTAAGTACACTTGTTGCTTGTGTCTTATTAGAAGATTATAGCAAGACTTGGGCTTTTACCAAGGAAGAATTGAAATAAAAAATATTTAGTTCAAGTATTATGAACAACTAGGGGGCGCGGCGGGGCTATATTTTTTCCGCTTCGCGTGTGTCCCCAAAAGAAATAAAGAAGGAGAAAAATGAAAGAAAAGAAAGAAAAACTCAGTCTCAAGAAGCATAAGCTTCCGACGATGCAAGAGAAAATCCTTGACTCTTTCTGTATCAACCACACAGGGAAGATGAAAGGAATGAGTAGTGTCTCAACCTGTTGTTTAGAGAATCCTCTTTGCATCAGGAATCAGAGCACTCCAGGTAGCATCTGTCAACATTGTTACGCCAAGACAATGCAAGAGATGTATAAAGACCTGAAGAACAAAGACGTCGCCAATATCGAACTCTACACCAAGACCTTGATTGATGCAAAGGATATTCCCGACGTGAACAGCCAATGGTTTAGGTTCGAATCATTTGGTGATATCTTCAATCGGACTCACCTTGAGAACTATATGAGGATAGCAGAGAAGAATCCTAAGACAAACTTTGCTCTTTTCACTAAGAACTATGGTGTGGCAATGGAATATTTCAAAGAAAATAAATGTCCCAAAAATGTCACATTAGTAATTAGCTCAATGTTCTTAAACAAGCCAATGAATATAGAGCCATTCTATAAAACAGGGGCTTTTGAGGAAGGGCAATGTAAGTGCTTCACAGTCTATGACTATGATTACTTGAAGAAGCATAAAGAGGTGAACATTAACTGCGGTTCAAGGAGCTGTTTGGGCTGCAAGCTCTGTTATGATAGGTCATCTGATAAAGCTCCAGGTTGGGGAGTGAGAGAAGTCAATGAGATTCTCAAGAGTGACCAATCTAAAGCAGAAGGAATCTTGATAGTAAGAGATTCCAAGAAAGTAGATGAAATTTTTAACAACATTCTAGATTTGGAGGAGGATTAAAAGAATGGGACCTGATGAATATGGATTAACAAGTAAAGATGGAGAAATATTAACTTTGAAGCCTGGAAAAGGATTAGTATTTGAATCTGGCACAGGAGAAATAGACTCAATAAGTACATTTGAAGATATACTAGCTGCTATCAAAAGATCATTTGCTGATGCTGTTGCTGATGACATAAAGAAGACTGACGAGGTTTCACCACAACCTCAACCGAAGAAAGGAATCAGGGGAATCTCAATCCTTGATTTCTTTGAGAGGTACAGAATCGAACCTAGATATCAAGCTTTTAAAAGCAGACCTAGAAAAGCAGACATAACAGGGAGTCATACCTGGATGGTAATCTATGATAAAAAGGAAGGAAAGTATCTCAGAGAAGAAGATAATCCAAGAAAATATAAATTCTTCATTGACACAGATGAGATTCTGGACTTCTTAAAAGAAAAAGCAAAGAAGCAAGAGGAGGATAAATAAATTATATGCATTGTAGTGTTTTGTATTTAGTTAAAAAACAAAGAATCGAAGATCTGAGCTTAAGCCAAGTTGAAGAAGACTTCTCTTACGCATACTGTGACTGCTGTGGAACAAATACTCCAAAGTATAATTGGTTCTGCGATTGGTTCGTTGTCGGAGGCAGATGGGCAGACATTCTAGAAGCCAGAAGAGGAATCAGTCTAGAAAAACCAGAACTAGCATATGAAGTAGCGACATCTGACGAAGGAAGGTACTCTGCTATTGACTCTAGAGATATGGTCGGTCCAATAAAAGGAGAAAGGTTCTTTGCGATCGCAACCAAAAGTCGAATTTACACAGAGAAAGATGAGCAATTTAAAACTCTGATCAACAAAATAAATGAAAACAAATTCGATGGCTGTTTAGTAGTACTTGATTGCCACTATTAGTAAGGAGGATATCAAGAAGATGAAAAAGAAAAAGAAAAAGGAAAAAAGTAAGCCAGAAGTAGTGGGGAGTTACATCCTCACTACGAATTATTGGGATGAGAACAAAAACAGGCACAGGTACGAAGTCCTCAGCGAGTTTAAAGACTTCAAGAGTGCTCAAGAGCAGATGAAGGTGCTTGTTGAAAACACAAAGAAGGATTACCTTGAACAGTTCTCATCAGATGATATTCTAATAAATGAGTATCACGAAGAAGGGGTTCAACAGGATTGGCAGATTACAGCTAACCTTGTCTGGGCAGCTAATGAAATAGGTGTAAAATATACACAATTTATAATTGAAAGGAGATAAAAAATGAAAGTTCTTAGATATTTCCCTTACCATGGAAAAGAAGATTATGATAAAGCAATACTTGAAGAAGTAATAAGCGGCGCAATGGAATCAGGTGAAGAAGGAATTGGATTCTGGGGATTGGAAAGCGGGACAAAAGAAGGCTGTGCTTGGGCAATCGCCAGAGAACAGGTAATAACAGAGAAAGGAATGGACAAAGCTACTTACACCGACATTTTCTTGAGAGTTCTTGAAAACGGAGACACTATTCTCATAGAAGATGTCGAAGATGAAGACGAGAAATGGGAACTAACCATGGATAAATTAATAGCAGGTATGCATCTTTATGAAAGAGCAGGAGATGATAGCATTGCCAAAAAGATTGATAACTGTGAATTCGATGCATATGATGCCCAACTAATCTTCCAATACGCTTTGTTTGGAGAAGAAGTATATGCCTAATATAAAATTATATTATGTAGAAGTAACAGATGACAGAATGAAAACATGCTATCCAAGGTACATCTGGCAATCGGTAAGGTTTACTTCAAAAGAAGATGCACTGAAGCTGGCAAGGAAAGTTGCTGCTAGCTTCGGGCGCAGTGACTTGTCCTTTTTGACAGGGAAAGAATACACAAGCTTCCTTAACCCTGAATGGGAAGTGTCGGCGAAGAAGATGAAGAGGAATCTACATGTCTTCCTGATGAGTTTCCAAGAAAGAACAATGTCAACGGGATTCATAGGAGAGGAGGTGAATCAGGTTTTTTAATTATGTACCATAGAATACAAATCAGGGCAATTGATAAAGCTCCAAAAGATTACAAGATGACATTCTACATGATAACTAACGATTCAACAGCTGTTTGCACTTTTCCATATATAGACCACGTTGATGAATATTCCACGGTTGTTTATGAAGGGTTCCCAAAGATTCAAACAATCAAAGGATTCACCAGGTTTTGTGGATGGCTTGAAAGTGGAAGACCAAAGACTTTCAAATTAAAAGAGCTAGAATATATAACACAGACCCTGAACAAGAGCGAAAGGTTCTTGAAATGGAGCAACGACCCAAGCAAAGGCATCGTAGACATAGTCAGTGCGACAGATAGACAGATAATTATTTTAAAAAATGCAACTAAAGAAAAGATGGAAGTTCAATGTGGTAAATCTCATTTATCTAAAGACGAGGTTTCCTTGGACCCACAACAAATGATAGTCTTGTTGGGAGGCGAAATCTGCAGGATAGTATAAAGAAAGGAGGAAGAGCAAGAGTATGTGTATAGAAAATGCAGCAATTGTTCTGGTTGATAGATACTTTTCCTATGTGTCCTTTGAGATTCTGTTAAAAGAGGATAGTAAGAAACAAATTCAAATATTGGATAAAGCAATTAAAAAAATAAAAACTCTGAAAGGTTTCACAAGATTCTGCAATTGGATGATTGGGAGGTCAGGAGAAGAGCTAGATAAGGAGGATTGCTGGATAATGATACAGAACTTAAGGAACACAGACCACAAGCTTGATTCTGAATACACAAGCACAGTTCGATATCTATACATAAAGAATATAGACACAGAATTAGCAGTGACTCTTGGAGTAAAAAGATACGAAGATATTTTAAATCAATATGAAGCAGATTTACTGTTGATGCCAGAATCATGGAGAAAGTATATTGGAAAGGATTTATCATGGGCTTAGCTAAGCAGAATAAAATGTAGTTGTAATCTGATGTTGACAATTAGAAAAATATATGTTATAATATAAAGGAGGGAAAGAGAACATATGTCATTATTTAAAAAGAAATGGTTAGTAAAATTAGTTTATGAAGGAGATATTCACAATGATATTTATATCATCAAAGCGAAAGACTCAAAAGAAGTAGAACAGTTCATGAACAGATGGATAACAAAAGCCATTGGTGCAGATTCGCTAATTGGGTATGAATATGAAGAGATACCGAGAAAGATTGGTTCCTTCAGAGAGCAAAGCCGTTCTGGAATTCCACAATTTATGATGTGCGGAAGCTGGATAGGTGCTGATTACATGCTAGAAATAATGCGTAAAGATGAAAAACAAAAATAAAATAAAGGAGGTTTGTCATGGAAAAAATCATTGACAAAACCGTAGCCATAGTTCTGGTGGTTGAAGAAAGTCCTAACTCAATCATAGGATTCGATGTATCAATATTTGATTTAGAAGCTTCTAAAGAGAAAGAACAAATAGAAATCCTAAACAAGGCGATAGATAAAATAAAGACTTATAGGGGATTTTACAAATTCATAAATTGGTTTAGACCAAAAAGAAATGAAAATCAACCAGATGAAAAATTTCATCTAAAGACAAAAGCGTGGGATTTAGAAAAGTCAATAATACCAGAGACAATTCAAAGAATTTATATCAAGAATTTGAGAATCACCCCATATTATGTAGCTATGGATAGAATGTCGCCAGAAGGAATAATGACAAGAGTGCATTGTACCTTACGACTAGATGAGTGGGCTTATATCGAAAACGAGATATTAAGAAAAAATTAAATAAAGGAGGATAATAAGATGAAAGTTATTTATGGAAATGATTATAAAGATGCAATAAGTAATCCACCAATTGAAATCAATGATTTGAAAGTATTCATGCAGTACAAAGAATGCTACCCTTACGTTGAAGTCCTAGATGAGGATGAAGAATTGGAAGAGGAAGAAGAGTATGATGGTGAAGACGACAACCTTGATGAGTTGCTCACTGCAGACCCTGATTCATATCAAGAACCATTGATTGACAACACCGTGTTCTATGACAGTGGGGATGATGATGAAGATGAAGAACGATAGAATCGTAAAAAAGAAAGTTCAAGAGCTTCATGATTTAACAGCAGATTTCTTAACAATTGTAAATTCTATAGGGAATCAGAATGCTTACACAGATAGAATTGTAGAGTCAATCATTAAGAAAGCTGTCGAGTTGAAGGATTCATATAATGAACAGTTTAAAGATTCAACAGAGAAGGAAGAGGGATATGTCTGCAGAAGAAAATAATCACGAACAGAAAAGAATATATATAGTTCCAAATGAAAATACCTTCCCTATATATATGAAGCCTACGATTGGTGTACTGGGGCTTTTCGAAGACGAGATAATAAGCAGTAAAGTATTTGTCCCGTCTTCGGACGCAGAGAAGAAGAGAGCAGAAGAAATTCCTAAAGAATTGAAAGTAATCAAAAGTAAGAAAAGACTTCTAGATTTTAATAAATGGTTGCTTCAAGAGGAGGGAGAAAAGAGCTCAGTGAGATTGACAGAAGAGCCATACCCTGGAATCTTTATTGGAACTACAAAAATTTACTTAAAGAATTTTACACCAGAGAAGGTAATAGTAGATATGCGTTTTAAAGACAATGCAGGAGAAGAAGATGTTGGTGAGGATAACATAGTATCCAAAGTTGGCATCCTACCTCCAAACGCATGTTCTGTTATCAAAGATGGAGTAGAAATAACGGAGGAGATTGACACATGTTAGAAATTAATTATGACCCTCGTAAAGAAGATTTAATAAATAGGAAATCGGCATTTGTTATTGGAATACTGGGACCAAAGGAATATCATTGCTTTGCTGTAAACAGAAATAAAGAGAAAGAAAGAATTCTTTTTCAAGGATTAGAAAAAATAAAAACACCATTAGGATTCGCAAGACTAGATATGTGGGCAAGAGAAGGAATGAAAATCCCAGAAAAGATTTCAGAATTTAATCCAATCTCTTTGGACATCGAAAAAGAAAAGTATGGAATAAGAGAGCCTAGAAAAATATGGACTTCTGTTACTATCGACGATGTAGAGAGGGTGTACGTCAAAAATTTATCTGGCGTTAAAGCAGAATTTGTAATTACAGTGTGTTATCATGAAAGACCAGTCAGAATGAAAGCACCCATTGCAAAAGATGGCTGCTTTATAATCGACCAAGGTGATATCTTCCTTAGCCTAGATAATAAAAGACTGGACGAAAGAGAGGAGGCAAAATAATGCTATACTTAGATTATGATAGAGGAAAGTCGAAAGATAAAACAGCACTGGTACTTGTCTATAATTGTTTAAGTGACAGGGAAATGAGTACATATTTTATTTTAAATGATGTCCCACAAGATACAGAATCTGCCGAAATAGTAATAAAGAGTTTAGCAAAAATCAGAACATTGACTGGTTTTAGACGATTCTACTATTGGTTAAAGAATGGAAAGAAGAAACCAGCAGATGGGCACTTTAAAACATATATGATGAGAGATGGGGAAGAAAGAGTCGTTGTAGGAGATATGAGGCTAAAAGACTTTAAAAGAGTCTATATCAAGAATCTAAGAACAGATAACTGTGTCTTCCAGATTGACGAGAAACAAAGACTTAAAGAGAAATTTCAATTTGAATTAGAGAAAGGAGGATGGGCAACAATAGATGAAGGTTATATAGAATTAGAAAGGTCTGATTCAAAGATAAAAAAATCATCTGGTCTATGTAACGAAGTGGTAATAATGAAAGGAGAAGAATAGCATGATAAAACTAAAATATAAGTCAAGATGCAAAGCCAAAGAAAAAGCTGCATTGATTATCTCATTCAGATATGAAGTTGATGGTTACAAAGATGTCTATTATGTATTTAACTCATTCCCACTTAACGAAGAAACTGATGAATTAATGATTAAAGCATTAAACAATATTAATACAGTGCTGGGATTCAGAAGGTTTAATTATTGGATGAAGAATGGAATGAAGAAAAACTTCGAAGACATGAAAGACCTTGATAGAATTATATCAAGCTACGAGTGTGATGTAAGAGATGGCGGAGGAGTAGGTTTTGAAAATATAGAACTTAGCGATATAAAGAGAATTTATATCAAAAATGTAGGCATAAGGTGTCCAACTAAGCTTCAATTGGATTCATCTGAAAGAGCATCTATCATACAGCTTGAAATACAACCCAACGGGTGGACAACTGTAGAAAGAGGAAGTATAATAGTAGATAGCAAAAGAATAACCTCGAGAGGGGTTTGTAACTTCAAAGAAATATCAAGATTCGACGGAGGAAAAATATGGAGGAAAACAGAACTGTAGTAATAATTATAGATAATGAGGAATTTTTATTATCTCCCGTTATGGAGGACATAGAGAAAAATGATAAAACAGAAGTCCTTAAAAGAGCTATGGTAAGAATTCAAACAGGCAAAGGGTTCAAAAGATTCTTTGAATGGTTTTCCGAGCAGGTGAAACCATTAGATTGGATATCTAAAAGATTAAAATCATGGAAGCCCCAAGATGCAGGATGGATACCAAATACAAAAAAACTGTATGTGAAGAATGTAACAAAACAAGAACAGGTCATCAAATTCAATAGATATAAAAAACCCCCAAAAGAAGGAGAAAAAGGTGAACTAACAGAAGTTACACTTCAACTAGGGGTAGGAGGATGGGTTCAAATGATTCACAAAGATATTATAGACTCACACTCTTTAATCTGTGCTGCAGAAAGAGATATATAATAGAATAAGTAATAATAATAAAAAGAACAAGGAATGCGCGGCGGGGTATTTTTTCTTCGCTGCGCGAAAAATTTTAAAAAAGTATTGACATAAAAAGGAAAAAGGATTATAATAAAGACAATAAGGAGGAAAAATAGAATGTCAGTAAATTGGGAATGGAAAGATAAGAAAGGTGAAATTCATTGGAAACCTAAACAAGAAGTTAAGTTTGAGGACAGTAAGAATCATACTTTTACTTGGAACCTCTATCACGCTAACTGCTTAGGTTGTATGCTAAATGAATATAAAGATAAGACTGGTGAAGATGTGTATGACTTTATGGGATACTTCAATGATGTTCGTCATCTTAAAAGAATGTTGGGGTTAGAGAAATACAAATCTAGGAATAATGAAACTAAGCAATCAGATTGGTTTAAAGAAATTTATAATGATTTTGAAATTGAATATATCACATTAGATATAACATATCCTTATGCAGATAAGTTAGCAAAATACTTTGCTGAAGCTGGATATGAAGTAAGACTCTATAAAGGGAGAAAATAAGAATGAAAGTTTATACAGTATTAACAGTTACAAGTGGATATGAAACAAATGACTATATTCCACGAGTTACAGTTGATGGAGTATTTGATAACCTCTCCAAAGCTGAAGATTGTTTTAATAAAGTAGTTGAAAGTTATAAACCAGATGAACTGGATGATTATGAAGAAAATCATGAATGGAACTATTACTATTTAGAGAACAAAGATGAAGATTATTCAGTAGAAGTTGAAATAGTAACTAGAGAATTAAATAAAGACGAAAGTGAAAAATTTTAATAATTAGGAGGAAATAAAAAATGAAATTTAATCACATTAATGACTGTTGGAACTATGTATTAGGAGCTAAAACAAAAGAAGAATTAGAAAAGAGACTTGGAGAATTACCAAGATGGAGTGGAGATTGGTGGATTGCAGAATCAGAACACGGTAACTGCGTCGTTGTTCATGATGTCTTCAATGAAGAAACCCAAGACTATGAAACAAGTGAGGAAAAAACTTCTATCCCTTACATAGATGAATTCGAAGATGAAGACGAAGAAGACGACAAAGAAGAAGAAATCAAAGTCGTTGCTAATGAAGAAGATACTTGTCCATACTGCGGAAGCAAATGCATTCTCTTCGAGGGCAGGGATGTAGCAAAAAACCAAATTTGTTACACCTGCGCTTGCGTAGACTGTGGAGGACATTTCAATGAATGGTATGATATCAAATTCTCAACTATGTATGTTGGAAAAGATTGCTCAGTGGATGCAGCTAAGCTCTTAGAAAGAAAAGAAGAGAAGAAAGAAGAACTTCCAACAGAAGATGAAATTCGTAGACCTTCTGACATTGATGATACAGAAGAGCTTGAAAAGTATGTAACAAAATACTTAGAGAGTGAATATAATCATGAAGTAAAGTCATTCAACATGGAATTCGATTCAAGAATAATTTACATCTCTGAAATTAAATGGTCTGAAGATCCAACTGAAGAAAAGAAAGAAGATACTGAATCTAAAATTGAATCTGGAGAAGATGAACCAGCAAGTGCATCTCTATTTACAAAGGAACAAGCTGAACAATTATTAATCTTAGATGGAACAATAAATAAAGTGGCAGCTTCGGATCCAAGCAAGAACAAAAGACTACTTGTGTTTGCAAACGGAATCATGATCACACCTGATGCAGGTGATAGTGAAAAACATAAGAAGATGGAAAAGCTTGATCTTAAAGAAGTTTGTACAGCAATGTTCAGAGCAAAGCTTCTAAGATTCTTAGAACCTGATAACCCAGATCATATAGAAGAAGACATTGCCAGAGATTTCCAGGCAAAGTATTTAAACTATATCGAAGACCTAGATGAAAAGTCAGTGGGCGAATTGGTAAGAATAATTTATTACGAATTCAACCCTGAAAGAAAGGAAATCGAATTCATAATTAATGAAGATGTAACTTCAGCTTACCAGATGATTGAAACTGTTACAAGAATAAATAGAAATATATAAAAGGAGGATAGGAAGAATGTTATCAAAAGATTTTGTTAAATGGGAAGGATACTGGTTGGAGGACATAAAACATAATATGTATTCAATCAGGTGTGACTTCAGTAATAGAAGAGTCTTAAGAATGCGCAAGAAGATTATCTTGTATAATATCAAAAGGATTCTTGAGTATGCAGATTTAAATGGAGAATTCAAAGATGATTACGCACAAATAAATAAACTAAAAGATTTTGTTAAGAAGTTTAAAGTAAGTTACGACGGGAGATACATGAGAGGTGAATTCCCCGAAGGTTACGAAGACATGGGACTATAGAAAGGAAAGGAGAACTATATGAAAGTAGCTAAAAGTAAAAATGTCAATAGATTTGCAATTAAGGATCTAATAAAAGAGATAGACAAGGTTAAAGTAAACTTGTCTCCTGAACAGAAGAATGATCTCCTGAAGGAATATAGAAAGCTTCAAATTATAAAGATGGGTGGTTACACTTTATCAGAGGAAGAAGCTAAGAGATGGCAATGGATCCGAGATCAAATGCTATTTAATCACATGCCATGGATAATGAGAATAGCAACAAGCTTCTCAAACAGAGGCGTAGATATTGAAGATCTAATTCATGAAGGAATGAACGGATTTTTAAAAGGTCTCGATAAATATGATCCAGAAGCAGGAATGAGTCTATTAAATTTTAGCAAAGCTTGGATTGAAACAGAGATCTCAGTAGCATTAGCAAAATTCTCAGGGACAATAAAGATCTCGAGAGGGATGCAAAATAAGATCGGAAGAATCTTTAGAACCAAATCAAAGATCGCCCAAGAGAGAGGGATCTCAGTAGAAGACGTGAAGAACGAAGAAGTAGCAGAGATCCTAGGCATGTCTGTGGAAGAGATCAGCAATTGCGTAGAAATAGACAAGATCAGAAGATTTCAAAACATTGATGATTTTGCAATAGATAAATTATCTCTTGACAGCGAGAATAACCTAAAGAAGTCTTCTGGAATGAAGAACAACAACACAGGATCATACTTAGCGAGCAACAGCGAAATGATCAATGATATTGCAATAGAAGACTCAAGTATGACCAGACAAGATAAGAAAGAAGGGATCATAGATTTTCTTCAAACAACTAAAGCCATCTTAGGTGAAAAGCAATATGAATTCATCAAATTAAGATGGGGACTCAGAGAAGACGGAACACTTCAGCGACCAATGACACTAAGAGAGCTCAGTGTGAACTGGCACGGTGAAGGAAGAGTCGTATCTAAAGAAGCTGTAAGACAATATGAAGAAAAGATCATCGAAAGACTCGCAAAGAGAATGAATCCAGATCAGCTCAGAGAGTTGTTGCAGACAGAAATGAAGTAATAATAAAAAATAAAAAATAAAAAATAAAAATTTTAGTTGACAAAATATATATAAATATGTTAAAATAAGGTGAAAGGTAAGAAAGGTTAAAATGAAAACAACAAATTTGAGAATAATAAATTTACATGATTGTGAAAAAGATTACTTAGTAGAAACAAATGCACCAAAAAAGGAGATCCTGAAAGCTCTGGAATATAAGAACCAGATGTTGATGGATGATGATCCGAAATTCAGATCAGACTTCGAAGAGATGCAAGAGTTCATGCACTCAAGGGGCTACAGCTTCGAAGCGATAGGCTATGTAGAAGATCTTGAAGGATATAATTGGTAATATGAAAAAAGCAATTATAATTACATGGATCATAATCATAGGACTCTATGTCGGGAACTTTTTCCTGGTTAAGAATTATTTAGATGTCCCAGCAGAAGACCAATGCGTCTTCGGACATAATTTACAAAAATATATATCATTGAATCACACGGTTTCAGCAATAGCACTGCTTGTTATAGGAGCATTGATAACATACTCAATTTGGTTTTTATATAAAGATGATAAAGGAGGAAAATAAGAAAGCCATGACAAAAGAAAGATTAAAAGAAATCATTGCAAGCTTAGTAGGAGAATTGGATGAGCTATATGACCATTTCCTAGAGATGGATGATTTAGGTGATTTTATTAAAACAATCATGACCAAAGAAGAGGCTAAAGAGCTTGATTTAGATGGCTGGTTTGGTGAAGAATAATGAAACAGAACAGATGCAGTTACACAATCCTAAACCTAACTGATTATAAAACACTCTATAAGGTTTGGATTCAGGGATATACCAAAGAAGGTTTATTAACAAGCTACTGCGAAACGATTAGCAAGCATGAAAATATATTGGATGCAATAAAAGCTGCTGAGGATTTCGAGAAGAAAGAAGTGTATAAGAAGATGGATATTCCAGAGTTCGTTAAAAAACTCGAATTGTCCATCGAAGCGATTCGCATACTTAAAGATGATTACGAAGATCCTATCGGTATAATGGGAATAAAAGATATAAAAATAAATAGAGAAAAGGAGGACAAATAAAAAATGAAATACGGTGATTATCAAACAAAAGGACAAATTGTAGCACAAAAAATTAAGAACAACCAACAGTTGTCAGATGAAGACAAAAAGATTGTTGCACAAGTGATGATGGATCCTCTAGGTGAATTCGTAAAGAGAGAAGCACCATTCAGAATCTGTGAAATATTAAAAATGGAAGATCAAGAAGTTGATGAGGACACCTTAGATAAAGCAGAAGAGATAATAAGAGATGCAATCGATTTCTGTGATGATCTATATGATCGCATGGATGATGATCTAAGATATGAATTATTAGAAGAGAGGAAATAAGATGAGTAATGAAATTAAGGTAAAGATTAAAGGTGGATATCTAAGAGCGATTCCTTCAGATGATCCCGACTATCCAGGAATCTGGGTAGAAGCAATAATGGATAATGAAGATGAAGAGTCACTCTCAAGACCGCAAGTATTAGTAGAACAAGTTTGTTTAGATCCACGAGATGATAGCATGACAAGAGTGCTAGTGTGGAACGATAAGAACAATGAAGACTATACAAATGAAATCATATTTAAAGACATTAAATAAGGAGGAAAATAAACAATGGGATTAGATATGTATATGTATATTAAGAAAGGAGTTTACGAAGATCCAGATAAAGTAAAGGAGAGAGTATTCGACCCAGAATTAGAAGTATTTGAAAACAACTTAAGAGCAAGGGGTTGCTGCCTCGGCAAAACAACCACATTCGAAATAGGATATTGGCGTAAAGCTAATGCAATTCATAACTGGATAGTTAACAACTGTGCAGATGGAGTAGATGAGTGCCAAATGATTTATATCCCGCTAGAAAAAGCCGAGGAACTCAGAGATGTATGTAACCAGGTTCTAGCAGACCATTCAAAAGCTCCAGAATTACTACCAACAACAGATGGATTCTTCTTCGGGGATACAGATTATGATGACTGGTATTTTAATAAAGTTCAATACACTGCAGACCTGCTAACCATGATCATACTCTGGATGAAAGAAAGAGAAAAGAAGGTGGAAGAAGGAACAGGCGACGGTGCATGGTATGAAATCTATTACCAAGCAAGCTGGTAGTAAAGATAAAAAGAAAATTCAATAAATATTACTTGCAAAATTACTCAGAAAGAGCTATAATATTTATGAGAAAGGAGATATCGATGAGGGAAAAAGAAAAGAGAAAGAAAATGAAAAATTGAATCTTCGCTGGCAGCGGGAAACAACCACATTGCAAACAACAAGGATGACAAATCAAATAGTAGTAGATTAACGACAACTAAATAAACAAAGCTTGAAACAAAATCATATACAAAAAAGGAGGAAAAATATTAATATGGTATTGTTAATAATATTCTACATCGTTGTTCTTGTCAATGTAATCAAACTCTGGGTTGGTAGTTACTATGGAGCTGAAGAGGTTCGAGGTTTACTAACAGAAAACAAGAAAGGAGCAGTGACAAACTTCATCATTTGCACCGTGCTCTGGACTGCCTTGGTAGTCTTAACAATTGTTTTCAAGACATGGGAAGAAACCTGGTTCCCACTCTTAATAACAACTCCAGCATTGATTGCAACATTTATCGGAATCCTTAGAGGAAACTATAACGACAAACGAATCTCTAAAAAAGAACGCGAAGTTATAAGCCCTTTATCAGATAAGGACTAGATAAATCTGTATAATGAAGAAAAAGGGGCACTCTCAAAATAAGAGAGAGCCTCTTTTTTATATCAGTAGTATACAGCAAAACAACAGTTGTAGTAAAAACTGTCATTAATTCTCACAATGCACTCTAGCTGCCAAACCACTCTGTCAGCAAGGGTGCCAGCACCAAAAATGCTAAACTGCTGCGAGGCAAGGCAACCTCCACCCCAAACCTATCAAAACCCACAGGGAGCCTAACATTTTACCAGGGGCCGAATATTTTTTCTCAGAGCGGGATATTTTTTTCTTCGGGCGGCGCCCCTTTTTTTCCGTCCCACCCGCCGCGCCTATTAAGCGCCAAAAAAGCGGTCAAAGTTTTGGCCGCCTCTTTGTTGTCAAATTTTTAATTCTCTTTTCCCGAGAAATTTATTTATTTGTTAATGTTCTTCATTCTTTCTCTCAATGCTTCTCTCTGTTCGTCGCTGAGTTCTCTCTCATTCCCCGCTCTCAAAGACAAGCATCTCTTCGCCGCTTCCACGCTTACCCCGCATGGTTCACCCTCTATGTACCAGATCTTCTTCACTCTGTATTGAGCCGCACCCTTTTCCATGAGCTTCTTTAGCTTGGTCAAAGTTGTGTTGTCGCTCGTGTAAATATTGATGTAATCATCTCTCCTCGAGAAACTGATCACAGTCTCCTGCTCTTCCACATCTACATTAGGGAAACATTCTGGTAGTTCAAGTACTTCAAATTTCTTATCATCTAAATCTTTCATATTTACTCTATATTATCCTCCATAAATATTATAGATTCCTTTTCCAACAAAATCAAGTATTTTTTTACAGTATTTTTCTGTGAAATCAGCTTTTTCTTTTCGGGGGAAGCATAATTTTCCGTCCTTCCCCCGATCTTTTTCTTTTTCACAGTAATTTACTGTCTAAAATTCCTTAAAATTACCTTTCCTTGATTTCTATCGCGTTTCGCTCCCGTCCGCGTCCGCGCCCGTGCTCGCGCCCCCACGCTTGAGGAGAGCCTTCTCTTTCCTCCAGACTCTGTTTTCCATTCTCTCGATCTTCTTAGCCTTCTTCATGATCTCTTTCCAGGCCCTATCTCTCTTGATCGTTTCAGCAGCCCATCTGCCACAATCGCTTGCAGCCCCTTCGAACCACACAGCATCATAATCCTTTAAAGGCTTCCCTTTCTTGTCCGCCCAAGTTTGATACCAATATCTTACGAAGGAAGGCACGAAAGCTAGCACGATCGCTAGAGGCCCAAGTAGTGCATTCTGGAAAGTGTGACCAAATTCATGTTCGCATGTTTCTTCGCCAGTGCAGTTCTTATCCTTAAAGAAGTTTCCCCCAAGACTGACACCGCCCCAGCACTCGCCGACCTCTTGATAGAAAGTCCAGCCACCCGCGAATCTCTTTGCCTTAGCTCTTCCGAACACTCTCATGATCCCAGCTGCGACCAGACCGATCACCGACATGATCGCGCCCCAAGTGTAGATCAACACTTCATAGAGCCATCTGTGCTTTACCACGAACTTTGTCCATGCAGCACACAACCTGTACATTCTTCTTCCAGCCCAGCTATATTCATACCTAGCTTTGATATCAGGAATCTCTTCCTCCTCAAGCTTGGTAGCTGCCTTCACAAGATCAGAGACTTCATCTATTCTCGCCACGATCTCATCCTTAGCTTTGAGCAGCTTCTCTGTCTCCTTGCACTTCTCAAGCTTATCCTTCACAGCTTCAGCAAAAGAGTTGTCTTCTACAGGTCCTTCAGGTTCTATAGAGAGATCATAGGCTCTCTGGACAGCACCATGAGCTTCATCACCAGCAGCATCACTAGCACTTACAACATCACTGCTAGAGCTAGAACTTTCAATTGAAACATCAAGCTTATCCTTCATTGTGTCTTTTAATGAGTCATTCTTTGGGTTAATATTTTTATTACTCTTCATTTCACATCTCCATTTATTTATATATATAAGTATATATTATAGGATTCTTTCCCCTTTATTTACAATTGATTATATATTTCCCTTATTTTATTAATAATTTATCAGTAATTTATTGGGAATTTTTTATATTAGTAAAAGGGGATATATAATTTTCCTTCTTCCCCTATAATTATTTCTTTTTTGCAGAATAAATCTCTCTGCTTTCACTGTCATAGATGAGGCAGTCTTTTCCTATTGCAGGATAGAGTCTAAAGGTAGGTTCTCCTTTCTTAGACATGATACAGTCTAGTCTGACATCCTTAATGCGGAAGAAATCGTAAGCCTTCTCGACAACGACAGGATCAGAGCCTTCCCCAGCAGATTTTAAACAAATGTACAAGAATTGGTCATTCCCTAACATATCTACAGGGGCTTTCTCCTTCGCAGGGATAGGATACAAGAGAATCTCGTTACAGTAATGTACGTTTTTTGGGACATCTATAGATTTTTTAGCTGACATATACAACACCTCCAAGGGCAAAATTGGCCCAGATCTGGGGAAATTTAAGACTTCTTCTACTAGAGAACTGTATCTCTCCCCCTCTATAAAAATGTGCGCGTGTGCGTGCGCGCTAGAGGAGTCCCCCTAACATGCACAGGATCAATCCTGCTAAATACCCTATCATACAAAAAACAAATAAACGATTACAGAGCACGAGAAGCTCTCCTGATGAGATAGGATCATCATATTCTTTTATAAATCTTTCATAGAATCTTTTCCATACTTCATTGTTCTTAGTGACTTTGTAAAGAGCGAACATTATAACAGCAGCAAGTACTATTACAATAATTCCAAGTCCTATTAAAATATATTTCATACTTAATCTTCTTGTCCTTCATCTAAAAGAGAGATCTCTTTAATTACTTCGTCTGAATCTAAGATAAATCCTCTAATCTCAATGTAAGAATCGTCTGAATCTTCAAAGTCATTATCTTGTCCATATCTATCCCAAATTATATCAGATAAATTAGTATCAAATACATAACTGAAAGTTGAAGGATATTCTCTTAAATCACCTTTCTGAAGATGATATTTTGGATTCTCAATATACTCATTTATTCCTGGAATTGCATCATCTAAGTGCTTAAAAAATCCTATTAAATAAATATTGTTCCAGAGATCCTTTACAAATACTTGATAGATTTTCTTTGTAGTCATAAGTTATTCTCCTTAATATTATAAATGCTAATAAGCTCTAAATATTCTATATCGGTTTACTGAACTACTATTATTTTGTTTTGCGATATATTTTAATGCATCCTCATAAGAATGACATATTGCTACTAACCTATCAGGAGCGGTAAGAACATATCCTTGTGGTTCAAATAAACGAACAAAAACATAATATATTCCATTCATGAATTAGGTTAGTCCTTATCTAAAATTATTACTAATTCTTCTATGTCTTTAGCTGTTCCAATAATACCTTCAAGTTCAAGATCAGAGTACTTAACTATATCCTTAGTGATAGCAGAGTAATAACAAACATTTCCATCTTTATCTTCACCGAATCTTAAATATAGATCTTTATCCTTACCTGCTACGATATAAAGTGCATACTTCTTGTTCAAAGCTTCTGTAGCCCATCTTGTTGAAAACTCTTTTGGAACTACCATACTCATATTTTTAAACATCATTTTCTTCATCCTTATTATCTCTCCTTCGCATTATTTACAAGATCTTTTCCTATTTCTGTTTTAAGCTCTGAGTCTATTTCATCTCACTTACATAGAATTTCTGAATAAACAGAATCAAGAGAATCTGATGGATCTGCAATCCCTTGTGAATAAATCTTATCTAATAGTTCTTGAGACATATTTTCTTTATTTAATCTCCTTTTAAAAAGTGTAGGGTTTCAGATAAATATTTGCAACTACTTAACCTACTTTAAAACTTGGAATAAAACTAATATCACAGATATACTTTATCCCTCTAAAAAGCCCCATTTCGCTTTTTCAACAGTCATCTATTACTTTTAAAATTATTATCTTCTTGGCAGGGGTTGTAGGATTCGAACCCACGGACTACTCGGTTGGACTCTTTCGTCGACAGTTTTGAAGACTGTTGCCTTATAACCTCTCGGCCAAACCCCTATGCGATTGTGGAGCAAGTAATGAGAATCGAACTCACATACTCAACTTGGGAAGCTGATATTCTGCCATTAAATTATACTTGCATTTTTTCTTATAAGTTTACAAGGTATTCCAGATAGGATTCGAACCTATGAAGGGTGATCAGTCCCGCTGGGCAACAGCCCAACTACATTCTCCGATAAGCCATGAGAGCTGGAATATATTTTCGTATCGACCTCAGCAAAAATATGATCTAGAATTTATTTCTGCAAAACTTTCTGTCTTGACTAACCTTATTTGTCTATGACCGATATAAAAGTCTTAGTCGATTGACTTTTTAACCTATCAGGATCTTTTTTACAGGTCCTGAATCCAAACTGCATTATTTCAGCAGACGAACCAAAGATGGCCGCATTTTTTAGATAGAGATAGAGGAGCTTCACCTATCCTATCCATAAATATTATAGATTCTTATCATAACTAAGTCAAGTTTCTTTTATTAAATATTTCTCAATATTTCTCTTTTTTTTTGATTGCAGAATTGTTGCAAAAATGTTACCGATCGGAGAGAATAGGAGGAGGAATAAGAGTACCTTGAAGAGATTATTACTGAGCGGTTAGATTTAGTGTCATGGTTAGTGTTTAGTGTCGGATTTAGTGTCCCAGATCTTTTTTTCTTACCTCTTTTCCTTGTCTCCCTCGCGTGCATGCATGCGTGCGCATTATGCGCGTATAGAGAAGGGAAATCTCCTTAATAGAAAGAAATAAAGAAAAGAAAGTGGGGTAAAGAAAAGAAAATATAATATATATTAAAATATATTATTATATAAAAGAAAGATTAATGTGCAAAGCTTCTCTATCTCAATCGTCGACCTTCGACTCTCGCTGACGCTAGATTCTTGGTCGATGAGGAGGTATAATTTTTTATTTTTTTGTGATTGGTTTTGTTGTACTGGGCTGGGTTCGCGCGCTCGGTCCCCTCGTTGTGCTCAAGCTCGCCTAAGGGGCTCGCTTTCGCGCAACTCGGTAGAAAATAAAAAAAAAGAATAGAGAGGGTAGAAGGAAGTGCCAAAGCCTTTGCTTTATATACTGGTGAAAGGGGATATTAACTTCTTTGGCTGCTCGTTTTGGATAAATGGAGAAACCTGGGTTTTCAATTCTTTGATTGGTAGTATAAGGGGGCGATAGAATATAGAATATTCATTCTTATTCTTTTATTAACGTTCCATTTTTATAACCGATTGACCAGTTGAGGATCCTTTGAGACAAGACACTCATTCGGAACCCTGACCAAAGGTGAATCAATAGTCTTGCTGGGAGTGTCTTTAGATCCTAACAACTGTTCTCATTAGATTCTTTATTTTCTATAGCTAAGTGTTTATCTATCTTTTGTTTAATTGTAACTACTTCTGCATCTTCTGCATCTTCTGCATCTTCTGCATTCGATACCACATGTTTTTGCCACCAATCTTCAATAGCTGCTGGTTCTTCATAATCATGTAGGTATTCGATATGATTATCTGGGAAAACAACTTCTTTAAATACTGAGTGTTCCTCATCTATATATCTAAAACCATGAATTCCTTTTTCATAATAATTATTTTTACTCCATTCAATTACGCAACAATGCGCATCATCAGTAGTAATATGGATATCATTGAAAGAAGTTTCACTTTTAGAGGTATAATCTAATAAATATTTAATTAAATCTAAATGTAATCCTTTTTTGACTTCTTCAGGAGTAAAAGTTACAGAATTAATTTCATCCATTTTAGTCTCCTTTTAAAATTTTTATAATGGTGGCAGGGGATGGAATCGAACCATCATGAATTGGTTATGGGCCAATTGAGTAACCACTACTCTACCCTGCGATGTGAGTGTCTGGTCTGGCTAGAAGGATTTGAACCTCCGACCTCGTGATCCCAAATCACGCGTTCTACCAAGCTAAACTATAGCCAGAACAGAAAATACTTATCTATCTAGATGCCTTTGTTTTGAATTGGAATCGAACCAATAATTCTTTTTTCTAAGAAAAGTGCCTTACCTTTTGGCTATCAAATAATTAGCTGTATGCATCTAAAGATATAGTTGACTAGATACCTTATTTTATAATTTGGATTCGAACCAAAACTGTCTGCTCCCTAAGCGGATGCTCTACCAATGAGCTATTATAGAAATCTTCTATATTGTTGCTGTAGGTATCTATTATTTTTTATTATTATATTATAAGTTTTATTCTACTTCTACAAATTCTGCTACTTTGATCAAATCATATCTAGGAGCATTTAATACTTCTAACATGAAATCATAAGGAGTATGAGTTTGGCCATCGATTAAAGATTTGAATACACTTGTAGCTTGTCCTGAAACCATTCTGACATGAGGAGCTGTTGCAGTTGTATGATAAGTGTCATGTCTAGCTTGGGTATTCCAGAAAACAATTTCAGGAAGTTTATAACCATGAGATTCAAACTTAGCTTTCATTGTGTCATAGAAAGTCATCCTATCTTGATTATCCTTACATGAATAATTTTCCCAAGAGAAAGCGCGTCTATTATATTCATTATTTACAACGCAGTAATCAAATTCCATGTCAGTAATGATTACTAGAGTTTTTGGCATGTCAGCTTGAGATAATTTATTTTCTATAGCTGTATTAAGAATAAGATCAAAGGCTGCTTCTAAATTAGTATTGTCTACGATAACAGGAACACAAGCTAATTGATTAACAAGAGGAGCTCCTTCAATTAAATTAATCCAAGATGGTTTAGAAGAAAAGGTCATAAACTTATTATGGAAAGCCCCTTTATTGTGTTGAGCAAAATAGATTCCTAAACCCACTGAAGTTGCCATTGGTCGGCCATACATTGAACCTGAAGTGTCGGCAATAACAATAGTGTTTTCAGATTTATCTTCAATCCAATCTTTTAAGTTATTCCACATAGCTTCTAAAGTTGGATTATATTCGAATTTATTGTCAAGAGAGAAGACTCCTCTACCTTTACTATATTCTTCTAATATTTCATATGGGAATAGTTTTTTAGTATTAATTTTAGCTTCAACCTGTTTACCATCTACAGTGATTGTGCTGCCCGAATTAAGAGCAGAAATATATTCTTTAAATCTTTCTTCTTGGTGATTTTGAAAAGCATTATAATATTTCTTCATAGCTCCACCAGGAACTTTGTTAAAATCAATTGCTTCCCAATTGTTAGAAGACATTTTTACTTCTGTTACATCTAAATATCTACGCATTGAAGATAAGAGTTTTCTATAAATTCTGTCAGAGAAACCGAAATATTTAGCAGTCAATTTTCCTAATCTTTTTGATTCAGGAGAAGAAGTGTTAGTAGATTTTAACCATTTAGCAAGAAGAGAAATTGGTTTTCTTTCTTTGTAATTTTTACAATCTTCTTCAAATACAGAATAAAGATATTCAAAAGCATCTTTTTCTAAAGGAGTTCCAACGAGTTCATATAAATCATCAAATCTACCATAAGTAGCTATATTAGGGATGTTCAATTTAACATCTTCTGGATAGACATTGGCTAAATAATGAAGAGCTATTCTGAAAGTTCTTCTTTCGCCTAAACCATATTCGATATCTCTAGCATAGAAAATTGTCTTCATTGCTACTAGTTTGTTTTCGGCATAAGCTTTAGCAACTTTATTTTCAATGTCACGATCAGAACGAGTTCTTAATGATCCAATTGTTGAAAATAGATCTAAGCAAGCATCAAATGTAGTATTTAAAGCAGGCTGACCATTTTCTGTTTCTTTCCAAGCAACTTCTTTTTCCATTGCTTCTACAAATTTACTTTTTTCCATTTTCCTTTCTATTTCCTTTCTAGACACGAGTTTTCTTACGCCCTCAGGCATTCAATCCATCTTCTTATTTGGCTGTTTGTGTCTATCTTTTTTTTCGAGATTCGAGTCTATAGATTAAAAGTCTATCCTCTAAATTTTGCTGTGTGAATCTCTCTTTTATTTTGCTTATCTTATCATTAAAATTATATTTTATTAGATATTTCGCTATCAGGACAAAATAAACAAAGTTTAATGACTTCTGTCAAAGGGACAGGTTGATAATTTCAACGTTCTACACAGAGACAAGCTCCATTATGACAGATCGTAGGGAAATCTTTTTCAGCCCCTTTTGAATGAACGTGTCCATAGAAATGTAAATCATAGGATTCTCCATTAGTTGGACGGGATTCTGGGAGATGAGATAAATAAATCTTGATACCCTTTTCATTTATCATCTTGCTATTACAAACTTCCTCAAAGCCACATTCTAAGAAAAACTGTTTAGATTTTCTGTCATGATTGCCTCTTATTAAAATTTTATGACCATTTAAAGTCGGAATAATTGATTTTAAAGATGATTCTGCCCCTAAAGCTACATCCCCTAAATGAATGATTGTATCTTCAGGAGAGACAATTTGATTCCATCTATCTATAATGACCTGATTCATTTCTGCTACAGAATTAAAAGGTCGATTTTCATATTCAATAATATTTTTATGATTGAAGTGGGTATCACTGATTAAATATATCATCTTTTTACCAAGTTATCCAAAAAGTTTTTTCATCTTCAGGATCTTCTGAATAAACTTTGTATCCTAAAGATTCTAATTCTGCTAAGATGCCATTGAGAATTTCTTCATCTAAATAACTGCCATCTACCATTATCTTTCTTTCATTTCTTGCTGCTGCTTGTTTGATTATTTTGTCTAGAAATTTCTTAAAGAAATTAGATTCAACAGTTCTTTTTCTTGCCTCCTTAGCTGAAATAATAGATACGTTTACAACATTTTTTTCTTCCATAACCTTTCCTTTCGCGCTGAAGATCTAGTCTGTTTATGGTTCAGACCGCGAGACCTATTTTAATAGAAGTTATACGCCCCCGTGTTTTTTAAAATAGCTAAATTTTATCCTTATAAACGGGGGTATTTTTCTTTTTTATACTTACATATATTATTATAGATTTATTAATAGCAAGAGTCAAGTTCTTTTTTAGAAAAATGAGTTTTACTAACTAATTTTAAATTATTCCAAAGATAATTTATGAAACAATCCCAATTCATCATAATTTGAGAGTAAACATCAACTTTCATACTATGTTTTAACTCAACCCAAGTCGAAACGAAGCGACCATAATTAGCAATATCTTTTTCTTTTTCTTTATTTAATCTGTCTAGTTCTTCAGCTGAAATTCTAGGAACAAAATTAGTAACGACAATTTCCCATTCATATTTTGACCAATAAAAATAAGCTAAAGATTTTCTTACTTCATTACTAAATTTTTCAAAGTCTTCTTTATATTTTTTCTTAATTCGAATTAAATCGTTCATGAAAGAAAAATGATCAAAAACATTGAAAACAATAATTTCATCTTTACGGTCCTTAGTAAATACATTCCAAACCAATCTAGGTTTATCTTTCTTTTTCTCAGACATATTCATACTCCTATCGTGATTTTTTCGAAACTGATTTTTGAGAGAGAATCAGCAAAACTCTTAGATCCTATTGATATAGAATCTGATGTCGTTTTCGCAGATATAAGTTTTAGAATGTTTGTCATCGTACTTTTGAATTACACGAAGATGATTCTTGTCAATAATAGAATACATTTTTTCACGAGCTTCTCTCCTTGAGAAGAAAGTACAAGGACGCATTTTAAAACCTGTAGCTGCTAAAGTGTATTGATGTCCACTCTTTTGTAAAAAATCAAACATAATTTTTAACCTCCTCTGTAATAGTTTAGTGACTTTTCGGTCATGAGGAGAAAATAGACATCATTACCTGCACGAATTAACTAATTAATTATTTATTCAACATCTGTTTTTGTTTTGTATTCTGAGAGAGGAACGAATTCTTCTGATCCAGGAACTTTTACATGCCATTTATTATCTTTAAATAAATATAAGTAAAAGCCATCTTGATCTAATTTTTTCTTCCAAGCCTCTTCAGAAGGGTCATGCTTAGCGTCTGTTAAAGCATCTCCTCTTCTCCTGTAAGTATCACATAAGTTATCAGGATGATGTTGTTTTTGCCATTCTAAGAAAGTTTTAAGAACAAACTCTGTATCTGATCTTGGATATTCATCCCAAGCAGATGGATTATCAACTGGTGTTGTTCCAAGAGAAGATAAATCACCTAAATCTAAGAGTTGCTTGATCTTTGAAACATCTTTATAATTTTCTAACAATTTTTGACCTACTCCTTTTTCAACATAACCATCGAAGTGACAATAAATTGAAGAAATTGAATTATCATCATTTTTTAAACCAATATAACATCTGGTGCTCATATAATTGTATCTCCTATATTAATTTTAATTCTTCTCCATCTTGGAATAAGGAAACTATAATTAAACCTTTCTTTGTTAGAATACAGAAAGAAATATCATAGCCTCCTTCCTTAGCAATCTCACTAGCTATTTCATAGCCACTTTCTCTGAGATTGTTTAATGGATAAACTTTTAATAAATCTAATGAATTTTTATACATGATATAATCACATAAAAATTCAATTTTAGATGAAGGAGGTTTAATAGGGATCAAAAGATTTCCCTCCTCATCGTAATAAACTTTGAGTTTGTTACTATTTTTTGTCATTTTCAGTGAGTCAATACAATAAATTCCGTCTATTGTACGAATATATTTCATAATTCACCTCTAATTTTGAATTTCAAATATTAACTCTGAAATTTCTTTTTCAATATTGACTGCCTTTAAGTATTGTTTTATATACTTATCAATAAATTCTTTTACTTGAGCTTCATTATGGAATTCAGGTCGCTCAATGCCTAGAACACTTATAATTTGTTCAATTAAATTTAATTCATCTCTCATCTTTTTTATACTGAAAACAAAAAACCAAAAGCGAATATAGTTCCAACAATAAGAAAAATTACAATACCTGTTGAGAATGTTATCCTCAAATATTTAGGGAGAAATTTTCCTCCGTCTTTTTCATTATCAACTTTTAATTTATAGAGGAGTCTAATAGATTCAATTCAGACAAACAGTACTATCAGAGATGTAATTATAGAATACCAATACATAATCAATCCTCCATAATTATTTTAGACAAAAAATTAAGACAAGTCAAGTTATTTATCGTTTTTGGTTAAAATAAAAGCTATTATGCCTTTTTTTGTTGTTCTTGTTCTCCTTCAGATTCTTCTTTTTGTTCTCCAAGCTTTACTTCAATCAAAGGTTGAATCTCTATTTTTCTTCCACATGATGGACAGAATCCTAGAGAAGTTTTTGAAGAGAAAAGTTGCTGCATCAGTTCAACTGCTTCCCCGAGAGAATTAGTTCCTTGAAGTAAGCTGCATTGGCAATAATGACATACTCCAAAATAAACTCTATGTTTTATAACTTGAGGAACATCATTCAAAATTATTTGCTGAACCACTTCTTGTTCATTTATTTCAATAAAAGTTTTTTCATTATCCATATTAATACCCCAAAGACTTCCAGAAATTATAATATTCTGTAAAAGCATGATCTCTCTCAAAAATGTTTCGACCATACCAAATGATTCTGAAGAGTCCCTTATTTCCTTTAAAATAAAATTTTATACCAAAAGTCTCATGACCTTGATATTCTCCCTGTACTTGTTCAATGTTAGCCAAACGATCAAAGTCGATTTTATAATTTTTAATTTCTTTAACATTAATTCCTTCTGCTTTAACTTTATTAGTTAATTGAGAAGAAGGAGTTTGATTTGGAACAGAAGCAATATTCTTTGGTCTAGGAGATGGATTTTTTGTAATTTCCTTTTTTTGCTGTTGCTTCTTATCTTCTTTAGGAGCAGGATTAGAATTAAGCAAACTTTTAAAAGGATTATCTAATATATGACTTGAATATTCATCGCTATAATCATAATCATATTCATATTCTCCTAAATATTGTTCATTTTTAGGAGATTTTACTTTTTTATAATTTTTATTAGAGCCTTTATCTCTGTCTTTATTTTTTGCACGAATCTTTTTAGTAGTCTCTTCTTCTATGAATTCATCATAAAGATCATCGTCATCATAACTGTCCCAATCGAGATTTGCTAAATTTTTTGTAACCATTTTTACCTCTTAGTCATTTTTTAAGAAAAAGCCCTCAAATAAAAGGGCAATTTTATTTGCTAATTTGAAGCTGTAGAAGGGGTTATTTCTTCCGCTTTATCATCATTCATTTTAATTTCTTTAATGATAGCTCCTTCTGGAAGGCTCTTTAAGAATTCAGGATCAAGAATTACTTTTCTCATTCTCTTAGTGAAACGTTCTAATTTCTTTCTAAGAGCTGGAGTCATTCTAGACCATTCATCCTGAGAGAGTTCTCCTTTAAGAGATCTCGTTGCAAAATCCTTGAAAGCTTGTTCTGAAATATTACTTGTGTAATTAAAATGTTGTGCAAGTTTATTTTTCTTTAATTCATATCTTTTTTGTCTTCTATTCATAATCTTCTTCTTTATACTCCTCTTTTATGATTAATTCTGCGACATTTATTAATTCCTTAAATTGTTCAATATTTTCTGAAGTAAGATATTTAAACCTATCAGCTACCAATTCATATTTAAATTCATCTTCTTTATCATCAAAACGAACAAACATTAGAACAATATAACTTGGTTTATCTTTTTTACCTGAATAATTCCATTCAATGGCAAGACCTTCTTTAATAGGTCGGTGTTCAAACCCAGTAACATCTTCTCTTATTGCAATTTTTGTAATATTTTTAATTCGAAACCTTCCTAGAGCAAATGCAATTTCTTTTACTGCAGGATCTGTTAGGTTAGGAGCTTCTACTACTTTGATATTTGTTTCTTTAGCGAATTCATTTTCCATTTTTATTCTTTCCTCCTTAAAATGTCATTTTGAATTTCTTCTATTTTATCACAGAAAAATTCTATATCTTTTTTTGTTGTGTATTTAGTGAAAGATATTCTAACTGTGGTGAAAATTTCTTCTTCTGGGAGGCCTTGTGCAATCAATACATGAGAAGGAACATCCTCTGCAGAAGAAGCTGCATCACACGCTGATCCTGCACTACAAGAAACTCCAAATAAATCTAAAATTGAAGCAAGAGGAGTTTTTCCTAAATCTTCTGGAGTGAAGATTCTAGAAAAATTAATACTCATGATATTCTTATGTCCACCATAAGAGTAAGTATTTAGGAAAACCTTATCCCCAAACTTTTTATTTAATAAAGATAACATATAATAATAGCATTTTTTAAAGAACGGAGAGTAGTCTTTTTTCATTAATTCTAATGCCTTTGCTAAACCTACTATTCCTGGAACATTAGTAGTTCCACCTCTTAGGCCTTTTTCTTGACTACCTCCATGAATTAATGGATAGAGAGGAGCATTTTCTCTCGCTATCAGACAACCAATGCCTTCAGGTCCATAAATTTTATGACCAGAGAAAGTGAAATAATCTACATTAGGATATTTTTCCCCTAATTTTAAATATTCTCCTCCCAGAGATAGAAGTTGAGTTGAATCCGATAGGAAGTAAGCTCCTTTTAAATGAGCGAGTCTTCCCATTGAATTTATTAGATAAGATGCTCCTGTTTCATTATTAACTGCCATAACACAAACGAGAAGAGTATCTTTTCTTATCATTTTACTAACAGATTGAACTAAGATTTGTCCTTCTGCTGTAGGTTTTATATAAGTAATTTCAAATCCTAATTTCTCTAAAAATTTACAGGTAGATAGAATAGAAGAGTGTTCAACACTTGAAACTACTAAATGTTTTCTTTTCTCATTTTCAGGAATATCTTTAAGAATTTCATTCCAACAAAGACCTAAAAGGATCCAGTTATTTCCTTCTGTTGCTCCTGAAGTAAAGTAAACTTCTGTTGGCTTAACACAAAGAGTTTCAGCAATTTTAGCTCGAGAATTTTCTACTGCTTGTTCTGCTTCAATTCCATTCGAATGAATAGAAGAAGCATTTCCAACGAAGCCTTTTGTCATAAAAGGTTTCATCGCTTCAAATACTTCATGATCTAAAGGCGTATTTGCAGCCCCGTCTAAATAAATTCTGTTCTTTTTCATTATAATCCTAAAATCTTTTTTGTATTTCTTACAGTAAGATCTTTAACTCTAGCTTTAACAAAATTTTGCATTTTATCATAAGAAGTTTTATGATCTATTCTGAAAGTAATAATATTTTTCTTTGTACAGTGATCTGCAATTCTGAAAATCATTTTTCCAGAATCAGACCAAATAGTATAATAATAAGATGTAGTAGATTTTGATTGAATCTCCTTAAAATTATACCCAGATTTCTTTAATTCATTTAATGTAATTTGACGTGCTTGATTAATTGTCATGTGTAGCCTCCTTTTTTAACCTCATAAATATTATATATGAGGAAAAAGGAAAAGTCAAGCTACATAGATCCTTTTTCTGATTCAACTTTATATTCGAGTAAATCATCTTTTAGCCAAGTTTGCTTTGTCTTAATTTTACTTGTTCTAACTGCCATATTTAAAGCATTAGGTTGACAAATTAGAGTGCAAGAGGTTCTAGCTCTTGTTATTGCTGTGTAAACAAGTTCTTTTGATAATAAAGGATATGCCGCCATATCTAAACCTAGAATAGCAAACTTAACAGAGTCACCTTGTTTTTTGTGGACTGTGATAGCATAAGCTAATTGAACACAATTCCATTGATCTCTTGGAAGTATAATTTCTCCTACTTCATTTATCGATACTATCATGACTTCATCATTGATGTCAATAATTTTACCCATATTACCATTAAAAATCTGTTTAATTGTTCCATCTAAACCTTCTGCTTGATAATTATTTTTGACAATGATAATTTTATCGTTTGGCTTAAAACAAACTTGATACTTTACACCATTTTCAATAAAAGGGATTAGAACGTCTTTAGAAGATATAGCTGGATTAACAATACCTTGAATAATAGTGTTTAATTCTTTACACGAATTTTCTCCTCTTGTTTTCATAGGAACAATTATTTGAATATCATCAATTGGAACTTTTTTGTTAAGATACAGATCTTTAAATTCCTCAACAATTCTGTTCTGAATTAAATATTTATCATCCATTCCTACAATTTTAAAGTCTTTTAACTCTCCTCTAATTTCTTCCCCTCTAAAAGAAGTTTTAATTATTGGATTACCTGTGGCAATTTGAAGAGATTGAGTAATAATTCCAGATCTCGCAGCTTGTCTATGAATCTTATTTAAAGTATTCGTTTGAATAAAACCTGAAGAAATGCAATCTTTTAAAATATTTGCTAGACCAATTGATTCTAATTGATGAACATCCCCTAACATTATTAATTTTGCTCCAGATTTAATTGCAGCTATCAACGATAAGAATAACTCTCCTCCTACCATAGAAGCTTCGTCAAGAATAATAACATCATAAGGCATTTGATTACGGCTTGTATAACGGAAAGATTCACTTTCTGGTAAGAAGCATAATAATCTATGGATAGTTTTACCTACTAATCCTGTATATTCTGTAAGCAAACTTGAAGCACGCCCAGATAATGCGCATTGTTCAACTCTTAAATCATGAGCTCTAAAAATTTTTACTAGTGGTCTTAAAGTTGAGCTTTTTCCTGTTCCTGCTAATCCTGTCAAAATAGAAACTTTGTTATCTAAAATTGACCAGATAGCATTCTTTTGTTCATCAGTAAATTCATAACCTTGTTCATTTTCACATTCTGCAATAATTTCTTCACAAAGATTTTTATTAAATTTATTATCAGATGTACAATTTTGTAAACGATTTAAATTAGAAGCTATGTCTTTTTCTAGCGTTCTATATTGAATTAGACTAACGCGTCTAGTATTTTTATCATAATATAAGAATGCGAAATTAAAATCTTCAATATCAGCATTTTTAGAATGTCTTTCGTAATATTTATTATAATCAGTTTCGCCAATCATATATTCTTTAATCCATTCAGAAACCTGTTCTTTAGAAATAGGTTGACATTCTTCTTGAATATTTAATATAAGATCATCTACTAAAATCCAAGTATTTCCATTAATTTCTGCTTGCTGTTCTAAATAATATCTTGTATAGGCAATAACTCTCTCTCTACAGTTATTAGTCATGCCTTGTCTTTTAGCAAAATCGTCAGCTTTTTTCCAGCCAATACCTCTTACTTCTTTTATTAGTATATAAGGGTTTTCTTCAATTTTACTAACAACGATATCTGCAGATCCATAATGTGCAATTAGTCTATCAATTACTCTCTTTGATAATTCAAGATCTTTTAAAGTAACATACGCTCTACTATTAAACTTAGAATCTTCGTATCTCGTGCACATTTTATAAGCAGTTGCAGGGCCAATACCTTTTACTTTTGTAAGTTCTCCAAGATTCTTATCCTTAAGCAAAGTAATAGGATCTGAGTGAACTTTAAAAAGAGCTTCAATTTGTTTTGGAGTCATGAAATAACTAAAGAATTTTTTCTGATCTTCTTCTCTAGATAAATCATAATCTAAATTTATTGAATCTAATTTATATTGAGGACCCCAAGTTTTATCAATAACTAAGGTTCCAAAAAATAAATATTCTGTTTTTTCATCTAATTTTGGAAAGTTCCCACAAGAAATAATTTGAAATTTTCCAGGAGTATTTTTTATCTCACATTCAGTTGGAATTGTCCCCTCGATGATTCGAATAACATCAAGAACGACTATAGCCCAATCTCCTGCTCTATGTCCTGAACGAGGAAAACGATAATTATGTAATTTTACTTTTGCAGAGATACTTGAACCTACAAGTTCTTTTGCTGTTTTTACCGACATATGTTACCTCTTTTTATTATATTCCTTCGCTATTGTAGGAATATAAATTTTCTTTTTCATTAATTTTTCTAAGACTTCTTTCCCTTTGTCCGTCGGACTATCTTTGTAATCAAGCAGTCCTTCACTATCTAAAATAATATAAGTATTAAAATATTGAGTTAGAGGACGAATCGTTTTTAGTAATTTCTTTTCATATTCAATTTCCTCTTCCTCTCCAACTAATCCATGATATTCTTTATCATAACCTAAAATTACTTCTTCAACTCCTAAGTCCATTATTAATTGAATCTGAGCCTGAGTTAAATTAGAACCACAAGTTGCCACAATGAAACAGTTGTCAACACCATAGAAACTTGCTCCTTGCAAAACAGCTTTTTCTGATTCACAAATTAAAACTTTCTTAAGCTTCTTAATTGTTTCTTTGTTTTGATAAAGTCCGAACAAGTTTTTACCTAAAGGATGGTTGTATAACTCTCCCTCTATAAATATAGGCATGTACTTCTTACCTTCTTGGATTTCAAAAGGATTATAAGATCTTCCTCTTATTCCGATAAGATTGCCATTTATATCAACGTGAGGAATAATAATTTTATGCAAAGCAGAATCAACTCTTATATTATAAAATCTCATTACTTCTGGAGTGATTCCCTCTTTAATCCATTCTATAGGGGCAGCTAAAGGATAAAAATATTCAATCATATTTTCCTGGACAGTTGTTACTGAAAGATCAACATCTTTTGTCTTTTCAAAATCTTCAACCTGCTGGAAAATATCCCAATCATCAGTTAATTCAACTTTTTCTTCAGCGTCTGAATTGTCATCGTAAATATGTAAGGTCTTTTTAATATAATTCATCGCTTGAACAAAATCACATTTTTTAGCACGACAAACTAATTCAATAATATCATAGCTAGAAGAGCATGTATAGCAATGAAATAAACCCGTTTCAGGATAGTAATATAATTTCCAACTATCTCCGCCATGACAAAGGGCTGTTGAGAAAATTGGATGGCCTTCATTATCAAAGAAGTGTTCAGAATCTCCTTGTAAATCACAACAAATTTTTATTACATCATCTACTGTAATTTTAGCTTTTAATTCTAATGCAGTCATAATTTATCACCCTCTAAAAGTCAAAGTCAAAATCATCAGTATTTTCCTGTGAATTTGCAGCAGAAAAGGCCTTATTAAACTTATCTTCTGTTGTATTATCTAGAATTATTTCAATATTGGTATCAGCAATAGGCAATAATACTCCTTTTGAATCTACTACGAAGCTGTCGTAAACTCTACAAATACTTCTATCAAAATAAATGAATATTTTAATGTTTTGATAACTACCTCTTCTTAACTTATAAACCGAAATAATAAAGTTAGGTGTTTTTTCAAAACCTTTACTACAATAAGAACGAATTGATTCTTCATCTATCTCTCTTACTGGCATTAAAATTGATGCACAGTCAGCTTTATCTGCTAAACTTTTTGCAGATCTTAAGAAAGACGAGTCAAGTTCTTTTGCATTTTTTACGTCTCCAGATACTTGAGTTGCCGTCATAATGAAGATATCTAGCAACTTAGCGCAATCTTTTAAGGCTGTTATCATTAAAAGTAATATTTGATCTGTTCTTAAAGCTGTCTTAGTTTTAGATGATGTTTCTGCTAAAATCTTTACGTTTTCAGAAAGATAATCATAGAATACATAATCTGTTTGATATAATTGATGATACTTCTTAATTACAGAAATTAAATCTTCTACATTATAGTTTGAAATTGCTACTAATTTGAAATCTGAATTCTTTAATAATTGAGCAGCTTTATCAACACGATCTGATTCGTCGTCTATATATCTACCATCTAAAATATGAGGTTCAGGAACTCCTGAAATATAAGCTAAAGCGAGAGTTTGAACTTCAGATAGTTCTAATTCGGTTTCGATAAATAAAACTTTTTCACAAAGACCAGTATTTACCCATTGCTTCTTGATTGTGTCATAATATTCTGGAACAGCTAAATGGCATGCTTCGCCTAACATCATTCTTGTTTTACCAAAACCAGTTCCACTAGACATCATGTAGACGCAGCCTTTCCTTATACCTCTATAAATAGTAGTCATTTTAGGAGACATTAAAGGAAGACCCATAATAGGTGTTTCTTTTAATTGAGCAATAAGATCATCAATCCCATCTCCTAAATTGTTTTCTACACGATCACTATTACTGCCAAAAACTTCTTTTACATTAAGAAGTTTTACTTCTTCTTTTGCAATGATATCATTTACAGAAAGAGCATCAAACTTTTCTTGCATACGAATAACTTCTTTAGGCTCAATAATAGTAGGATCATAAATGTCTGAAGTATCAATGCCTTGTCTCTGTAAAGAGTTAATTAAACTATATTTTTTTAATGTGGAATAATAATAATCGAATTTCTTCTTATCAAAAAGTTTTAAACAATTTTGAATATAAGCGACACCATTATTTTCTACAAAAACTTTATATTGAATTGGGTATTGTCTTAAAAATTGATCAATATCAATATAATCAATTTTTTGCATACCATTGAGAGCTAAATGTTCAATTGCTCCAAAAACAATTTGATGAAATTGTTCTGGAAAATCTTCAATAGTAAATTTATAATTATTGTCTGCAAATAAAAGAGGATCTTGAATTAAAGCTGCAAGAACCTGAATAATCGCAAGCTTGTTTTGAGCATATTCTTTATTTTCCAACTCTATAGATCCTCCATATTATATTTTATTTGCTTTGGTTTAGTTTTCTTTGTTTTTTTATGAATTTGAATAGTTTGAGAAGGAACATCTAAATCGATAGATTCATTTATTTTACGAATTTCTTCTTGCTCTTTTAAATATTTTTCATATTGGTTAGAGAGAGATTGTATAAAATTATAAAAATCAAATAGATCTCTATAATCTGCCGAATTACCTAATATAATATAATAATATTTAATAATTCCTAATACATATTCCTCTGAATATAAATCGATCAAAAGACCAATTTGTCGTGTAAGTTGAGCAGAAGACAAAGATCAATAGGAACTTATTTGTGCCAATAAATCAATAACTTTTGAAATACTATCTTCTCGTTCTTTTCTCTTTTCAATTAACAGAGAGTAACAAGCTCCACAATAAGTTTTTCCTTCAATTGTGAAGCCTCTCCCTACAATGCGTTGTCCGCAATTACAGCAATTTGCTGCCATAAAATGCCTCCTAGAATCCAGCTTCAGTTAATTCATCTAAAATCTTTACAACTGTATCGTAATCAGCTTCAGTTGCTGTTTTACATTTGAAGTCTGGAGTAGCAACCCTAGCTAAGATTTGTTTAAATATATCCATTGATCCATGAGTTGCCATCATGTTTTGAATTTTTTCTCCAACTAAATTAATAAGAACTCTTAATGGAAGTCTTTCTTCTACTGAATCAGATTTTGAATTTTCTTCATTAAAATTCTTTATAATTTGAACATTAGAGGAATCTGAATCCTCTTGGTTTACTGTTTTTTGAGAATCTGAAGAATCTAAATCCAATTCTTTTAAAGCAGCTGGAATAGAATTAACGTTTTGTTCAGTAGTTTCATCTTCTTTTTCCCAATGGAATACTTCTACTTTAGAATCTGCATTACGGATTGTTAATTCAGTGAAAGTTCTAGAAGCTTCATCATAATGAAGACTTGATACTTCATACTTCGCATATTTATTAGCAAGTACATATTTATCATTTACTTTTTCTGTTTTAACTTTTAACCAAATAGTTGGTACAGAATAAAGTTCTTCACCAATTCCCCATTGGAAACCAGCTCTTTTAAAAGCATCACTTGCTTCACCTTTTTTCTCATTCCCTTCGTCGTCAGATCTACTTTCAATACCGCAGTCCCATTTCCAAACGAATTCATGATCACTATCTTCTCTAACACCGATTCCGCAATATAAATTGTCTTTAATAACTTTATAATCGCTTGTCCAGTTCATAGGGCCATATACTTCATTTAAGTACTTTCTGTCTGTTCTTGCTGTTTTATAAATTAATGCAAGAGCTCCAGCTTTTGTAATTTGTTTCACTTTAACTTCAATATCCTCAGGTGTTAATAGAGGAATTTTAATTTTATTTTCTTTAGACGCCATAGTCTACCTCCTAACTAAAAAAATTATAGATTCCTTTTGCATAAAAGTCAAGTAAATTAAGGTTAAATGAATTGTAAATAGTAATCATCTGCAAAACGAGTTATAGGTACAAAACGAACTTTCTTCCCTACAAGATGAATTACTCCAAGATCAATATTTTTATTATCAATATATCCAGATTGATAAGCAGCTGTTAAATATAAATTTAATTGACCTGAAACGTGCTGTCTATCAATTGAAGATGTTGTTTTAAAGTCTACCAAAGTTAATTTACCATTCAAATAACATAGCATATCGAATCTTCCGCAAGCCACCACTTCATTATTTTTATTATATAAAGCAACTACTTTTTCAGTTATAATTGGATTAATTTTAAATAATGGTTCTAGATAGAGGAAATATCCTTTTACTTCATCAAATTGAGAATCAATAGGGCAGCTTGGATCTTCTCTTCTTTTTCGGATAAATTCATCTAATTGTCTATGAACCTCTATACCATATTCTGAAGCTGCTTTTAAGATCTCAGGACGAACACTACCATATTTGCTACCGAACTTTCGGTTTAAAAGTTCCGAAACACTCGGAACTTCTTTTCCATTCACAAAATATTTATGATCAGAAGATCTAAAACTTACGACAAGACCATTAGGTAAATTAAAATATTCTAGAGTTTTTTTATTCATATTATTTACCTTCTTCTCGGAAACATAATTCTTTGAAGAAAGGTACTTCATTTTCACACCAGGAACAAAACTTATGCCACTCTTCTAATTTATGATTCTTTCTTTGAGAATAGATTGTCTTCAGTTGTCTATAATTAGTAGTCATAGTAGCTCCTAATACAAAACCTGAAGGCAATGATGCTACAAGAGTTCTTCAAAGTTTTTTAACTTGATCTTGATCAGCACCTGGTTGATTAAAATTGTTATAATCATCTAAAAGTTTCTGATAACGAGCTAAAATTTCAGAATCTGTGTCCGAAACACACTGATCAGCAACTTTAAATTTAGCAAGCCTATGCATTGTAGATTGAGATGAAACAAAATCTAAGAAATGATATCTTTGAATTTCTTTCCACATGTATAGAGGAGCATAAAGATCAAATTGAACAATGCATCCGACAAGAGCCTGATCATGCCCTTCTCCTATTTTCGTAGAACTTAAATTTTTCATTCTATTAAAATCTTTTTCAGTATAATCCAACGTATTATCACTCATTACAGTCCTCATTGGGTTTCCTGAGGCAATAATTGATTTATTTAAACCATATACTTCGGTATTTTCAATATGAAATTCCATGCTTTTAATTCTCCTTAATTAATTCATTATACCATCTATTATCAACATCTAATAAAGAATCCCATAACCAAGCAAAAGCTCCAAACCAACGATTGCTTAAAGTTTTTAAAAAGTAACAATATCCAATTTCGCGGTCATATTTACCTTCCTTGTCCACGGCTACTGCTTTAAATATTATAGTCTGTTCTGGATCATAAAGCCAATAACAGTCTTTAATTTCTTTCTGAATCCTTTTTAATAAATAGTTACTGACATTGTCTTTGTCTAAATCTATCCTCTTAATAATTTTTCAATCGACTAATCTTGACAGACGAATTTTTCCATCATCAAAACCATGATAGATCTTTCCAACTTCTGGATCAGGCATAAACTCTTCACGAGTATTCCCTCCTATTACTATCACATTATGATCTCTATCATTTTTCTTAAATAACATACATTCCCCTTCCTTAGTTTAATTTGTTATTTCTTCCAACGAATTTTCATCAATTTCAACTCATTCATTTCGTCCCTCACCATAGAATGGAAAATCCTGAATTGACTCATCATCAAAAAGCCATAAAGAGCCGTCAGCTCTTTTCTCAATTTTACTTCCTTTGACTTCATCACCTGAAAAATAATGATTGCCATTATATTTTACATTTGCCTTATACATTATTTTCTAACCCCTTCAAATAATTGTTTATTCTTCATAATAAGTTGCTCCTGCATTTAGGAATGTTTGCATTATATCCGCTATTGAATACGGCACATTTTTATCTTCTAAAATAAATTCTGGATTAAGGCAAATTTTAAATAAACATTTATCGGGAATTTCTAACCTAACTAAAATGTGATTAAAGTTAGGATAATCATCAACAATAAATTTAATATTTGGAATAGATATATCTTTATCTAAATTTTCTAATTCCTGTAAAGCATTCTTTTTATAATCTTTGCCAACAAATTCTTTTGCATATTTAATTAATTTTTCTGCTATCTCATCTCTTGTCATTTTTCTAATTCCTCTTTAGTAGGATAACTAAACTTTGTTTTTCCTTGTTTTCTTTTTTCATAGCACTCACATTTTTTGCCTCCCTTAAATAGTGGTATTGTAATTTCTTGTGTATTTATATCACAAAAATAACAAATATCTCTTGCAAACAAATGTTTACAGTTTTTACAATTTTTCATTTTTAATTTCTACCTTTGCATCTTCTTTTTTATTTGCAAAGAAGTTTTTACATATATCAGCAAGAACTAAAGAGCTTTTTTCATCTTCCTTTAATGTATTTGAAATACTTTCCAAAGCATTTGCAATACGCTCTATATTATGATAAAAGTTTTCTTCTGCTATAGTCATTCTTTTATGCCTCCAATATTTCTCGTTTTAAACCTTCTATAAAAATGCTACCGAACATAAATCTAGTTCCTATAATTAAGTATCCTTCTTTATGCAATTTTTCTTTAACTTCTTCTATATCACATTCATTAAAAACTTCAACAGCTATATACTCTTCATTATGGTCGCATATTCTATACTTAATCATACTCTAGTTCTAACTCCTTTTTGTCCAATGCCCAAGTTATACCAAAGTCTTTGAAATAATATTCATCTCCATTAGGACATATAAAACTTTTATTTTTAAAATTTAACAGAATATGATTACTTTCACATCCATCATCAAAATATTTTGTATTTTTATCATCCAATGCCTTAACCAAAGTCACTAAATCAATTCCAAATTTTTCTTCTATAGTTTTATATTCAAGTAATTCATTTATTATTTGTGAACTCATTTGTTTACCAACTAATCTAGGTAATATAAACGATGGATTTTTAGATATATTTAAAATATCTTCTTTAGTTAATCTTTTTTCCATTTTCTAATTCTTCCTTAGTTAGAGCCCAAGTTACTCCATACCCTACTGAACCTTTAAATGGTAGTGCTACACTATATATAGGTATATTTATTCTAGCTTTTTCTAATTGTAAATTATTTCCTGGAATGAATCCATAATCTTTTGTAAAGATTCCATTTAAGAGTGCTTTACCACCTATAATTAAATCAATATTTAACTTTTCTACAACATCTTCATATGCACCAATTATTTGAACTAATCTAATGCCATTTTCCCAACCATAAATTTCTTTATTTGGTGCTAATTCATAGAAACCATCATCTCTTTTTTTAGTTATTCTTTCCATCCTGATACCTCTTTTGATAAATCCATATAACCTAATACCTCTTGTAATAGATTAAACTCCTCTAACGTCAATCGTTTCATCATATCGTTAGGAATTGCAGCATTATAAACTCCAACCTCCTTACATATAGTAAGTATTCAAACATTAACTTTTTTCTCTTTAATAATCTCTAATGCAGTTAAGTCTTTTAATACTTTATCTCTATCTTTTAATATTTGTTCATTTTCAGCTGGGTTTAGAAAACCTAATGCACCGAAATGAACTATTACTAAATCTTTACTTGTCATTCTTTAACTCCTTTTTTGTCAAAGCTCAAGTTACTCCATATCCTACTGGACCGTAAAAAGGTAAAGCTACACCATACATAGGTATATATATTCTAGCTTTTTCTAATTGTAGACAATCCCCTGGAATGAATCCATAATGCTTTGTGATGATTCCATTTAAGAGTGCTTTTCCACCTATTATGAAAACAATATTTAACTTTTCTTCTATATCTTCATATTCTTTCAGTTTATCATAATAATCTTCAAACTCAAGTTTTTCTTCATCGTATATTTCAAAACCTTGTTTGTTTTTATTTGTTAATCTTCCCAATCTAATACCTCTCTTCAAAAATAATAAATATTTCTACAAGATTCATTTGCATTCTGACAATATTGTATTGCTGCTTCTTTACTATCAGAGATATACATAAGATTTAAATAAGATGATATACTATTCCCAAAAGGGTCTTTGTATAAAGAATATACATAATACCAAGATTTTTTGTTTATCATATTAATTCCTTTATTAATTCTTCTAATAATTCCCTTACTTCTTTTGTTTTTAATAACACAATGAAATAATAATCATCTCCATTATCTTTATCATTATCGATTTCTACTATATGAGATTTTAATTTTTCTAATATAGTTAAATCTTTTTCAATTATATTGTAACAATCCTCTGGACTTACTCCTAAATACATAGGTTTTGCAATTTGAATTTCATTATTTAGATTTTTCCTATAAACTAAATCATTCATAGGTGTAAAATCATCTAACATAAGTTTTCTTAATGCTTCTTTACTTGTCATCTACTAATGCCTCTCTTAATAAGCCGTATTCTTCTCGTGTTATTTGTTTATAGCTAGGAACGCTATTATTATAATCCTTTGATGAATTACAACATTTAAACCAATTTGTATCAATTTGTTTTTCTTTTATAATTTCTAATGCTTCTAATCGCTTTTTAACGATCTCTAAACATTTAAGCATTTCATAGACATCTTTACAGTCAATGTTTTCTTCTTTGTCAATGTTAAACTTTATTGATTGACAATTCAGACACAAAGTATTATCTAATTTTTCATATGCTTCTTTATTACTTATTTTTGTAACCATATTAATCTTAACTCCCTTTCATCATTCATCTTTGCTGCATAGATTAAACCTTTATCAGTCCAGATAGCACCATAGCAATTTCTTGTTTTAAATTGTTGCTTTTTACTATAGTTAAACCAATATATTAATTCTTCATATGTACATAATAGTGGGGCACCATCTCCATCATCAAAGACAAACTCATCACATAATTCTTTTATTGAATCAGCATCAGATATAATGTCTTTTTCATTTATTTCATAGACCCAATCCATTTCGTTATCTTCAGAACTGAGGCTACAATATACAGTTTCTTCAATTTGATATTTTGTTTCATAAATACCATCATTTGTTCTTATATACATTATAATAATTCCTCTTTGGTCAACGCTCAAGTTTTACCATAATCTTTGAGTTTATAAGTGTATCCAAATACACTACTAATAGCAAAACCAGTATCTTTGAAATATTCTATGCAAACTATCATAGGACATATTTTTTTGTTATATATACAATAAGCCCATTTCTGTTCTAATGCCTTAAATAATGTAATTAAATCAATACCTAATTTTTCTTCTATATCTTCTAACTCAAAAAGTTTCTTTTCGGCAAGGGTTTTATCTTTAATATAAATGTATTCTTTACTTTCAAGTTCACCATTTATGTCACAACTTGGTTGAACTATTTTCTTTTCAGTTAATCTTTTCATTCCTTCAAGTTGTTCACAAGATGGAGCAGAAATTTTATTATCTTCCTTCATTTTTGAGAGCTTTAATGTTAATTCTTTAATTTCTTTTTCTTGCTTTCTACATAATTCAAGAAGATCTTTATTTCTGTTGTCTAATTTGCTCATTCTCTAATTCCTCTTTAGTAAATGCCCAAGTCTTACCATAATGTTCAGGTTTATAGATATAATAATCATATTCAAACCAATAACTATTATCAGTAAATCTTAATTTAGGTTTTCTATTTATAATTTTTTCATCTTCGTAAATAATCCAAATACCATTATCTAATATTGATAAAGCTTTTAATAAATCAATATTATGTTTTTCTTCAACATCTTCTAATTGTCCAAGTTTGTTGATTGCTTTATAAAAACCTAGTTCACCAGATTTTACACAATCGCATTTTTGTTCAATAGCAGAATAATTTCCACTTAAATATCCACGTGTTAATCTTTCCATAACAGTACCTATATTAATCCTCTTCTACATAAATTAACTTTTCTATATAGTTTCTTCCTTCATCCTTAAACATTGGAATTTCTTTATCAATAACCCATTTACATTCTTTTTTAATGCAACAGGTTCCTCTTTTTTGTTCAGTTGGAAGATTTCCCCAAATAATTCCTGCTTCTTGTTCAATCTTAGTCACAGTATCTTTTAAGTTAAGACCTTGTAATGATTTATGACTAAATAATGATTGTGCTAAAGCATTAATAGAATTTCTCTCTGCATCTTTTTGACGCCAAAATACACAATTAGTAACTTCTTCTTTTGGGATATTGAACACTCTACTATCAAATAAAGCACCTTTTCTACGAGCTTTATCATAAATTAAATCATAATTATCTGCTTCACCTTTTTCAGCAAGTTGTTCAAGATAAAATTCATTAAAGTATTTATTAAAAGCAAATGTTGCCATAGAAGCTGATATAGAGACCATTTTTTGAACTTCATAATCAAACCATGCAGAAGTGTCTAACTTATTATAATCAACTAATACTAGTGTAATTTCATCTGATTGAGTATACCCTAATACACAACCTTGAATATTTTCACATAAATATTTCATGGTTTCTTGCATAGTTTTCATAAAAATATCATCAAATGGTTTTTTAAAGCCTCTTGTAAAAGTATGAAAAGCTTTACCATCTAGTCTAATAATTACAGGCATTCTACGAATAAGTTTTGTTCTAGAAACTTCTTCATAATATGTCTTCATTCTATTTCCTAAATTATCATTGATCATATTAATCTCCATCTTTTATATAACTATCAATGTCTATTAGATAAGCACTTCGATCTTCTATATTAAATCTGCACCAATAGTTATTTCCTTGCTGTATTTTGTAATTATAATTTTCTGCTTGTTCGATAGAATATAGACTAAGTTTATTTTCTAGCAGATATTCTATTTGTTCTTTTTCAGTTAAATATTTAGTCATATCTTTTTTAGTGAAGCTTTTGCCCATAGATAAAGATATTACTAAAGCGATGATAAGACCAGTTATAAGTAATATAATGATAGAAATACCTTCAATAATTTCATTACAACAGAACAGAATTAATGCAAGAATAGCTATGATAAGTAGAAGGCCTATTACAATTGTTGCTATCATTTTATTTTCCTCTTTCTAATAACTTTTATTTGTGGCGTTTTTTATTGCTTCTAATAAATCATTTGCAGCAACAGTTATAGACATATCTTTAAAATTTAAAACTACAAACTTACAAGAAGAAGTCCAGTGACTTTCTACATATAATCTTGTTTCAAAAGGAATTTCTGTATCTTTTCCATTTATTTCATATACTTTTATTTCATTTACGATTTTTGCTATCATTTTTATCTCCTTAATTTTTAATCTCTTTCACTTAAAAGTTTTTCTATTTTATCTACTTCTTCGTTCCAAGATTTAACTGCTATTTCTATACATTCTTGTTTTGTGTCTGTGTAAACAGTATCACTGCAACTTCCTTCTACTCTTTCACAAAATGGACAGTAAAACCAAAATGAATAATTTCCAGGATAACCTCTACCATTTGGTTCTCCCATATCATGAGTTGCTAATAAAGGACTGCTTCCACAAATTGGGCACTTTTTTAAATTTATTTTATGGTCTAATTTAATTCTCATCTTTTAGTTCTCCTAAATTTTTCAATGTTTCTTTATTGTTAAGTCAATACGACATTTTTTAATATATCTTGAGAAGAATCTGCATTATCTTTCGGTTTAAAATATTCATCATATTTACATCTAAAATATTGATCTATGTTTCAAAAAATTAACTTTTTTAATCCTTCTTTTGCTTTTTCATAATCTAAGAAGCATGTTTCATCGTCTATACATCTGATATCATCCCATTTTTTATAAGTAGAAAAGATAACATGTTTTTTACCATAGTAATTTATAAGTAAATAATCATAGACACTTCTTCTGATTTCACCACCACAAGCTTCCATAGAGTAATAACCTTTGTCTGATTTTAGATTAAGGTATTCATTATATGATTCTTCATCTTCTAAAACTTGTTTTAAGAAACCAGGCGTTTTGTTGTTGTCTTTCAATAAATCATTTATAGTTGATCCACTAGCTGCTACCAAATCATAAAAATAATTTGGAGATTCACTGATCGTAATAGTTTTTGAATTTGGTAGATCTTCTAATTGTAATTCTTCAACATTTCTTTTACTTAATTTTTCTTTTAATTCTTTATTTTCCTGTTTAACAGCATCTAGTTCATTTTGTGTATCTGCTAATTGATTTAAAATATATTCTTCTAATGTTTTCATAATTGTTGTTTACCTCTCTAATCCCACCATGTTTCTATATTATCAGATAATAATTTAAAAAATTTATCTCTTCTTTCTTTATACTCTTTTGAATATTTATCTAAAGAGGCTTCTTCATAAAGTTCTGGTCTTGCAGGGACGATATAATATCCTCCTTTGTCTGTCTCAACATAATCGAAAGGATTATCGTCATCTAAATGAAAATAATGATTATTGAAGCCATCCCATTCTTCATAAGCTTTTAAAGTCTCCGCTAAAGTCTTTTTAATTTCATTGAGACTTTCTTCTGATTGGAAAACATTATATCCTAAATCATAATATTCTTTCATGAACTTCATGGTTGCTATTAAATACTCTAGAACAAATCCATATTCCCAAGGAGCTGCTTTTACTTTATTATTTATTTGATTCAATTGTTTTTTATATTTTTTTAATATTTTTTTGTATAGCTTTTTATTTTTCATAAATCTTATTTCTCCCATTATATATTACAGACTCTCCTCCTTAAATAAAACAAAAGAGACAGTTTATTTTTTAATGCCTCTTTTATTTTTTTAAACAATTTACCTGACTTTCTAAAAAATAAAAGTGCTCTTTTATTTGAGATATTTTTTCTCTTCAACAATATTTTATATTGTATTTTATTTAAAGTCAAGTATAATCTTGTTATATTTAATTTCTTCGTCTTCTATATCTGATCTCTAAAGTTCCATCTGAATGAACATCTTCAATTAACCCTACAGTTCTTGGATAATTAGATGATCTATCTGTTCTGCAAACAAACATATTTTCTCTTCTGAAACCATATACTATAATTTTAGTTCCTCTTTTTAGCCAAGACTGCTCAATTACAACTTTCTTTTTAGTGGCAGGATCTATAGAACTAATTTTTTGATTATAAATGTTAAAAATATTAGAATACATTTTTACACTTACAATTCCATATACAGTGGATAAAGTTATGATATGTTTAGTTTTGTCTGAATCAGTAACAGTTCCTGCAATAGCACAATAGAAAGTATTATCATCACTTGGATTTTCATTTAATTCATTAAAATTCCAAATATTATAATATTCATTATTAGTTCCTGCAAGTTCATGTTTAGAGTGATAGAAAGACATTGTAGACATTTCCCATGTAGATTCAGTGCCAGAACAATATTTTGCAAATAATTCTTCAGAAAATTTATTTCTTTCAAAATCTGCAAACAATTGTCTACCATTCTCTGTATTTAAAAAGCTCATTAATCTTTCAATTTTTTCTTTATACACTCTATCAAAAGCAGACATTTTTACCCAAATAGATCCATCTGAAAGATAACCAAACTCATTTTTAGTTATATTAAGAGATCTTTCAATATAATTTGAGAAAAATTTACATGCTAGCTCTGCAGAAATTATATATCTACGATTTTGATTATCTGAACATTCTTTATCCAAATATTTTTTATATTTATAGAAACGAATTTCAATCTCATATTCTTCTAAATTCATACCTAAATTCAAAGCCTTTTGAATATTGGCTGTAGTTAATTTAGCTTTCACAGGGAATTGATTTTCAGATAAAATTGATAAATATTTTTTAATAATAAATAAACGACTAATTTTTTCTACTTCATCAAAACAGCCTGCTTTAATTAATCCGATCATTTGAACAGGAGTTACTGAAACTCTATTTAAAAAATCTTCTATAGAAGAGAAAGGTCTCTTCTTAATAATATCTTCGTATAAAGAATCGCTTACAACGTTAATAGCAGCTAAACTATAAATAATACTGAAATTCTTTATATCTGGAATAAAATCTTCTTCTGCAGTATTGATATTAGGGAGTTCTATCTTTACTCCACTGTGCTGTGCATCATCAATCGCTTTTGCAATTTTACCATAGTTTGGAGCTGTACTCTTAGATTTCTTTTCATCTGAAGAATCCTCTTCTTCTGATGCATCATTCTCTGCTTTATTATTAAGATCTATTTCAACTTCGTCTTCATCATCAGAATCTTCTGAAAAACTATCTATAGAATTGCCTGCATTTATACATAAACAAGCACATTGCCAATATAAAGGATTGTAAAAATAAGCTAAATTAAGTTCTTGTAAAGCAATCAAAGAATAAGATATTCCGTGCGCTAAATTAAAACTATAACCTAATTGAGGAACTATCATTTTATCCCATACATATTGTCGGAACTCTTGCCTTCCTCCTGGGTTTGAAAAATAATGTTCTTTAAGAGCTTCGATTTCGTCAATATGCTTTTTAGCAACTGTTTTTCTTGCTTTATCAGAATCTTTCAAACTGAAAGAAGAAATGCCTGGATCCATTAAAATTCTCATAAGATCTTCTTGAGAATAAGCAACGCCATATTTATCAAGAACATATTTCTCTAAAATTTTCTTTTCATTTTCTGTTAAATTATAAGAATCCATTTCTTCGTACCAAAGATTAATGTTATTCTTGAATCTAACATATCTATCTACTGGTGATTCATCTCCAGGTTCAACCTGTAGTCTAATTAAACCATTTACAGCTGATAATTCAGCTACGGAATGAGGTCTCATTTTATTAACTCCTACTTTTCCTACTGAAGTATCTAACTGGAATATATCACTATATTTATTATCATTCAAGTTATCCCACATTTCTTGATTATCATAATGCAATACACTTGGATGAAGATATTTATTATATGTTTCTCTTAATGAACCTTGCCATGTGATTGTTCCATCTTTTAAAAGAAGTTCACACGCTTTCATTAACTTTGATTCAGCTTCAGTTCTTAGTAAGTCAAATTTTAAAGCACCCATATCATCAGAATCATGCATATTAAAAGCTGTAATCGGAGTCCCGTTTGGAGCTGTCATTAAACTATTTTGAGAGAGGAAACCATTCGTAAAAATATAAACTGCAGAAGCATGTATACTTGGATTCATTGATAATCCTTCTATCTTTTTAACTGCTTCAAAAACGCCAGGATATTTTTTTAATTGATTCTCAAATCCAGGAACAGGTTCATATCCTTTTTCAGAATCTCCTTCAAGACAATCTTTTAAAGTATATGTAATACCTCTTTTTGAAGGAACTAAAGAAGTTAAATTTTGAGCATCATCATTATTATATCCAAGACCTTTCATAACTGTTAAAATTGCAGCTTTTAAAGATTCTGTTTTAAAAGTAGCGCAATTTAATACGTTATCTTCTCCAAAATATTCTTTAAGAAGTTTAAGGATCTCTTCTGTTTTGTCAGGTGAAACATCTATATCAATATCTGGTAAAGCATCTGCTCTAGCCTTATTTAAGAATCTGAAGGAAGGAATGTCATAGTCTAAAGGATTAACTTGCGTAATTCCTATAATATAGTTAATTAAGAAACAAGCAGCACTTCCTCGTGCAACACCTAAGAAAGATACTTCCCAACAGATGTTGACAATTTTTTGAACAAGATTCAAATATGCACTAATATCTTGTTTTAATTCACCACTAATATAGAGAATTACATCCAACTCTTCATTAATTCGAGATGCAATATCTTTGGTAATTAAAATATTCTTTTCAATAATTCCTTTTTCAATAAGATAAATTAAGTATCTATTTTGTTCAACTGAACTATAAGCAAACTCTTTTATAAAAGGAAATTCTTCATACCAATCTTTTAATAAATGTTGTAAAGTGAATGATTCTAATTTTAAACACGGAACATTAGTTGGCATTCGAAAATCATATTCTTCAATATTTTCTGAGAATGAAACCGTATTTTGGAGACATGTATCAATTTCTTCTTCTGTTAAATTTGAGAATTTTAACATTTCTCTAATTTCATCTTCTGGCATTACATATGTATACTTGTAAAACTTTTCAGTTTCACGATCAGACGATTGTTTGCTGTTCAAAAAAGCTGAATGAATACCAAAATCTTCTTTATCTAAATAATGGCTATCTGTGGTAACAAGGTATTTAACTCCATAATATTTAGCCATTTTTACAAGAATTTTATTAACAGTTGTTTGTTCTTCTGAATCCGATGGCTGTAATTCTAAGGCAAAGTTTTCTTGTCCAAAAACCTTAATTCCCCATCTTATAAATTGATTTGCTTCAGGAACTTTATGTGCTAAAATGTCGCAAGCAAGTTCTCCTCCTAGGCAGGCCGATTGTCCGAGAACATGACCAGGATTCTGACCAATTATTTCTTCTAGATCCGAATAGAAAGTAGGGCATCTACGAAGTCCTTTTTGAACATATGATCTTTTCCACGCTCTAGATGATAGTTCCTTTAATTGATTCCAACCAATAAGATCTTTTGCTAATAAAATGAAATGATAATAAACAGGGTTATTTTTATAATCCTTTTCATCTATAAGATAAATTTCATTTCCAAAAATGATTTTAAAATCAGGATGCTCTTTTTTTATTTCATCTCGAGTTTTTAATGCTTGTATAGCTGAAGAGAGGCATTCGTGGTCTGTAATAGCAATTCCTTTATAACCTAATTCAATCGCTTTATAGATTAAATCCTCTGTTTTTATAATGCAATCAAGCATTCTTATATTTGATTTTTCAGTATGATTGTGTAAACTAACAAACATAATCCACCTCTTATTTAATACCTCTAATAAAATTATAGATGCTTTTAGAACAAAAGTCAATTAAAATATTAATTATTAATACACCCCCCGAAGGGTTATTTCGGAGGGTAAAATGTTTTTAGATCAAAAAGTAATTAGGGGTTAATTTTTATCTTCTGTTTTTTCTTCAGGAATATTAATTTCTATAATGTTATCTTCCAAAGAATCATCTAAAGAAGGGCAAAACATAGAGAAATCTGCTTTAATACTATTTGAAATCTTAGAAGACAATGTTCTTTCATATTTATGCCATGATTTATTACCATTTTTCCAAAAAATATGTTCATCGGCATCGATCATAACATTAAAATGCTTCCAATTATCTTCAATAAATCTTCTAATACGCATCATTGTATAAAAATTGCAACCAAGAATATCTATACAAGCCCATTGTTTGTTTTCTTCAAGAGTATTCTTTTTTATAATATCATAAATACCAGAAGCTTGATAAAATTTTATAATACTAATAATAGGTAAATCTGTTGCTGATTCTGAATCCCAACGATATTTTGTTAATAAATCAAAATCTATTTTAATTTGTTCTTTCATAATTTCCTCTAAAATTCAAAATTGAAATCGTTCTCTTTAAAAAACTCTTTTAGTATTTCATCGTTTTTTTCAATTCCTTCCCATTTGTGCGCCACTTCCCAAACACGATGAGATCCTCCAGGTTTCCATAAGGAATAATAACAGCATAGTTTCTTCCCTTCTTCTGGCTGATCTGGATAAGTTTCACTAAATGGACAATAAGCACATAATGCTGAAGGATGAGGAATAAAATCTCGTTTGTCTATTCCTTCAAAGATTTCATTAATTTGTTGAAGCCCTTCTTCTACAAAATTAGGATTTAAAACAGGTTGTTTTACTTCACAAAAAGGTAGATCATAAGCACATGAAATATTTTTTATTGGTATATTTAACATCTTTGCAAGTGCATTACTATAAATAGCAAACTGTAATGGAATGTTTAATTCATCCTCATTAAAAGGTTTATCTTTAGTTTTTATATCTTCAATTAAATATTTACCATTTTCTTTATTATAGAAGACTCTATCAATTCTTCCTGAAATTACATTGTTATTTATATATTCAGTCTCAAAATAAACTTCGGTTCCATAAACTTCAAGTTGAGGATTCTCGTTTAAATACTTTTCTAGACGATAAATTCCTGTCTGTAAATATTTTTTAGCTTTATCTTCATAAGATATTCCTTGATTGTTCTTCTGATAGTATTCTTTCGGGAATTTCTCGATAATTTTAGTAATACCATAAATTCCCCCTGTCTGATCTCATGGAGACGTTTTAGGAATATCTAAAGTGTAAAATTCTTCTTTAAGTTGTTCGTAATTGATTTCTTCATGATTCTTTATTCTCTTTGCAATTTGTTCTTCAATATAATGGACAAGAGTTCCAAATAAAGAACTTATTGATTCAGAAAAAAGAAAATGCTTGTCTTCATATGTAAGTTTATACTTCCATCCACAAGATTTATAAGTATTTAATTTAGAATAAGAAGATTTCGTTTTCTTTTGTTGCTTATACATAAGTAATTATTCCTTCTTCTTTTTAGTATATCTTATTGAAGAGGCAATTTGTGAAACTTTACAACAACTTGTATATACATCAGGATATTCTTCTTTGAGTTTTGTAGAATCTAAAGAAACTTTTACAGATTCTGGGACGAATATTATACGACCAAATTCAGTATCAACAGCTTGATTTCCTGTTTCTTGATATTCTTCTTGTAAAACCGTTTTTACTTTTGAGTCTATTTTTTCTTTTACTTTTGTCGCTTTATCTTTAATTTCAACTAATTTTGAATAAAAATTAATAAAATCAGCACTAGATATAAGATCATAATCAGCCTCAGACATAAAAGTGTCTAAGGTTGATTCTATCTTTGCTAAATCTGATAAATCTTTCCCTGAAAAAAGGGTAATTTCTTTCTTTACATCTGTTGGCATATTGACCTCCTAAAAGTCAATATCTGCAGAAGGAATTCTAGAAGGATTTTGAGTTTGATTGTCAAAAGAGGCTACATTTTTATCATAAACTGCTTCTCCTGAAATTGCAGTTGATGTTGAAGAAGATGTATTAACATTATTAGATTTATTTTTTCGAGACATACTTGCAGCTTTAATTTTTTCTTCTCTCTTGAGTAATCTTTCTTTCATCTCTTCTAAAGAAATGCAACCTTTTTCTCCTTGATGAATAGGAACTTGTGAACCACCATATATTCTACGTTCTCTAATGAATTTAGTAACATATTGAGTATCATAAGATCTACCAAATGATCTTGATTCCTTTGATTGTTCTCCTTCTTGTCTTTCAACAAGACTAACGATATCTCCTGTTAAAGTAACAGTATCATTTTTTGCATAAGTCTTTGAAATAAAAGCAGCAACATTTTCTTCTACAGGTGCAATATATGAAATTTTTTGAGCTCCACCATCATAGGTAGGAACATAACCTTGTAAGATATATCTTCCTGTTTCTTTTCCATCTTCATCGAATTCTTTTTCAATTGAACTAATGAAATTTTCAGTAGTGAAAGTAGCACATGGAACAAAATCAGATTTATCATTAGAAGTTCTGATTCCTCCTTTTCTACCTTTTAAAAGGATCATAGTTGTTTCTATCTCTCCTTCTCTCTTAGTAAATTCATCAAAAGAACCTGTAGCCCAGACTTTTGTAGCCATGCTTGAAGCAACAGCAAAATTAGCAGAACTATTTTCTTTTAAATATGAAGCAATACTAATAGTGTTATGAGGAAGAAGTTCACAGAGATCAGTATATTCTTCTGTTTCTTCTCCTTTCTTATTCTTTTGCTTCACATAAAATTGAATTTTGTGACTTTCTAATTCGCTAGTAGCTATAATGATGGATCCACGGATAACATTTTCTCCGTCCGCATTTTTAACTTGTTCTAACAAATTTTCTTTTAAATAACCTACAACTCTAATAAAATTTTTTCTTGAAATATTTTCTTCCATAACTTTGTTTTACTCTCCTTTCTAAAGTTTTGGTTGCAAAATAATTATAGATTCATTTTTTCTTAGAGTCAAGAAACTTTATAAAAAAGTAAAAAAAAGAAGGCACGTGGCCTTCTTTAGGTTGTATAATATATTAATATATTATCTTGTTAATGCTTTAATATTCTTAATATTACTAATTGATAGATTCATAGTCCCTGTATAATTTAAATTAAAAGATATACTTTGAATTATAAATCTAGCCATTTTTAAATCAAAGAACTCACAGTTGATTGCTATTAGGTTATTAACTTCAAGGAAAGGATTAATTAAAATATCAATAGATGTTGAACTTTTTAAAATTAATTGTGAACGTAATTCATAATCTGCTCTTTCCTGAGCTAAATAATCTGTTGTTATATTACTATCATTAATAATTTCCCCTGTTCGATATCCTATTCTTTGATAACATAAAGGAGAACCTGGATCATCATTAACGGCAATAGCTTTACATACCGCACCGTTATTTCCTGTCCCCATTACAATAATCTTGTTTATAATTGAATTCAAATCAAATGAAAAATTTAATGTTTCAAAATCTGCTTTGTCAAAATTATATATTCCTAACAGCGGTTTGTCGTCATCTTGAGTAACTTCTCCGTTTGGAACAATAGTTAATTGACCAACAGAGTTATAGAAAATTTCTGCAGATATTTGAGTAGCTAAATCTAATAGAATACTCGCAAAGCTTTCTCCAGCGTTCTTTGAAATAGCAATCTGTGTTGTTTTTCCTTTGAAAGAAGAATGATATATTATTGGCTGAGGATCGAGAGGAGATCCCGATCCTGAGTCTTTTAATTTAATGACATTAATAATATCTTCTATGTCTGAGCCTGCAGGAATTTCATAACTTGTATCTAAAATTCCTGTTCGGTTCTCAAATAATGAAAATTTATCATTTGCTGAAATTTGAACCAAACTTTGTGATGCCGATAGTTGTGGATCTATTTTTGAGATAGTATAGATTCCTTTCTTAAATCATACGGTAGAATCATCAATAAGTTCTATTCCTAATTCAAAAGAAATTTTTGTTCCTGCTCATAAATTATTAATTCCAGGTGTATATTTATTCTCATTATTATATAAAGAAAATGATAGTGTCCTTCTTTGTCCATTTTGATAATTTTCATTATAAGAACCTGTTAATAAAATATCTTCATTTGGAATCTCATAATTAATTGTTTCATCATCAAAAAGGATAAAAATCCTATAACGAACTGCAAAATAATTTTCCTTTATATTTTCAAGAAAATCCTCTAGATTTATCTTTGAATCTATATATTGACCATTTCTTTCTCAAGAATATGAAAGCACATCTCCACTTAAAAGATTAATAAGATTGTTTTGCATAAGTTATTTTCTCCTATGAAGTCGAAACTGGAACCGTAATAGAAGTAGACATGTGAGTATAAATTGAATCACTTAAATCTGTAAGAGATAAGTTAAGAGAAATAGGAATGTTTGGACCTATCCAACGGAAATCTCCTTTATATTGAACAGGGTCTTGTTCATTACCCTCTGCATCTCAATCTACAGACAATCTAGAAGTAGCTCGTGTTCCAGATAAATTATCTTCCATAATTGCTTTAACAGGGAATTCAATTCCATCGTTTATATCTCCTCATGTAATTGGTAGAACAACAGTTATATGCCCGACATAAAGACCGTTGATACTTATATGAGGAGAACTTTCTGTATCAGCTTTAGGGTATCTATAAGCTACATCTTCAGGAATAACTTGACCTTTTACTAAAACAGGAGAAGATTGCTGAGAAGTAGCTAAAGAAAGACCATAACGTAAGCTCGTTTCTTGTGATACAGTATATGAACTATTTTTATCAATGCAAGGGACCTTAACATTGTCAGAAAAAGTACCAACTTGAGTCATCCCTTGATTAACATATGAAATTTTTAAATTAGAGGCAATCTTAGTTTGCGTTCCAACTAATGTAGGAATATTAATTACACAACTTTGTACCCAATATGGATAAATAACAGTATGACCTTCAGCAAGAACAGGAGAAATACTAGAAAGTTTAGTTATAGATCCCACAGTTTCGTCTACTTGACAAGAACTTCCAACTGACACATTATTTAAAACGACATCTTGATTATTTAGAACTCCTGAAGAAGTTGTTAAAATCCCTCCTAAGATGGCTTCCATAGTTATTCCATTTCAATTAGGGTAAATTACCTCTTCTGAATCAATTGAATAATATCGTATTGTATAATTTATTGTTTGTTCATCCTTTTGTAGACTAATTGAAGTGCCTTTTCTTTCAAATAGGTCATTGCAATTTAATACTGTAAATCTCTCTCCATTATTTTGTGTAAGACAAGATTCTTTGAGTAAATTATACTTCAAGCTATATTGATTTGCCAAATAATATCCTTGATAAGAGATTTTCCTATTAACTTCTGCTGTTTTAACTAATCCAGAACCTATTACTCTAGTTGTAGAAACAGTGATAGATGAAAAACTAAATTGTCTAATTATTTGTTCTGATGTATCTAAATAAGAAATGGTACCTCTCGAATTTCCAATTGATTGTAAACTCAAGATCTTTTTATTTGCATCACCATCTTTTAAATAATAAAATATAGGCCCCGATCCTGATCCTGTAGAAAGAGGTGAGGATGAAACAACATGTAAATTAACTGTTCTTTCCCCCGTCCCTGATAATGTTACTCCTGAAACATATAAACTACTTATACTAGAAGAATAAGGATAAGAGGCCCCCGCAATTTGAATTGAGCTATTGCTATTATCAAGGGCTTCACTGAATACTCCATATCTTTTATTTGTTTGTGTTACGACATCTGTTTGTGGATAATTTTCCCCAATACAGAATAAATATGTCGCTGTATCTGCTACAGCATTTATTGTCCCAAAATTAATTCTTGCCTCTTGACTCTTTGATCCAATACAATATATATTGGTTTGTTGTCCATTATCTAGAATCATTTGAGCTCCATCAATTTCTAAATGATAACCTGAATTAACAACAGCATATCCATACACCGTGTCCTCACTGAAAGTATGCCCACTTGGATATCCTCAAAGAACATTATTAGTATTAGCTAAATAAACTTGAGAAATTCCTGTCCCTGCAGAAATTGTTAATCCTTGCATCTGAACACAAGAATAATTTTGATCTCCTCCTCCATTAGAAATAGTCATATCTTGGGTTATGTTTTCAAAATCTTTTCCCTCGTCCTCTCATCATTCTGAAGGGTCTATAAGATGATCTGCATCTGGTGTAATTTTAACTGTTAAATTACTGCCTTTTTTAATTAAAAGATCATTTCATCCTAAGTTTCTAAAATATGTTATTTCTTCTGAATTAGTTATTGGATCTACATAATTTACTTTAATATTGTCAACACCATCAATTAATTTTATTGATATTAGTGTGCCATTAATATCTTTTTTCCCATATTTAAACCAATTGTAATTACAAGAATTTCTTCCAGGGAGATTTCCTAATTCAGATCAGATTAAAGTATTATTTCCAACGGATTTAATTTCTTTCCATGAAAAATTAATAGTGTCAGGTTGATCAATAAATTTACTATAAGGAGTATTCGAGCTTGAGAAGATTTGAACAATTCAACTTTGTCCTTTATTATCTTTCAATAATTTCGGATTCTTTGAAAATGCCATATTTCTTCACTGCTCTAACATTCTTATTTTTTCATTGGTAGATAATGGCCTATAAACACCATTTTGTAATCTTTCAATATATCCTAGAGATGTATAAGGAATGATTTCAGATCCCAATAAACAGCTTATATCTCCAGAAATATAATTTTTAGTTCCAAAGCCTACTTTTGAGTAACGGCCTAAAGTTTCGATTTCATTCTTAGAGAAATTCTGTGCTTGTTGCCCATATTCTGCATTATATTTAAATACCCAAATATTGTTTAAATTCGCTTTAAACTGATTTTGAATTATTGGTAAAGTCCTATCTGTAGTCTCAACAGGAATTAATTCTGTAAGGCTCCAATATTGTCAAGAAGGAGTAAATATATCCCCTGACACGCTGCTGTGTTTAGCATCTATGTCCTTTATACCATACTGATTTACAGAAATATTATTAATTTGAGTATAAAGAATATACTCATAAGAGTATCCACTCTTTATATTAAAATCTCGGAATGATTTTTCTGAAGAATTTATTATAACAGGTTCTCAATCTCCAATAACAAATTCTGTATCTAATGAATTAAAAGAATTTTTATATTGTTCTCATTGTCTTCTGTAAACAGAATAAATAATTTCTCCTTCATAAATCTCTTCCGTTGTAGAGTCCATAATATTAAATAATATTGATTGAGAATCACAATCTATTTCCCCTACTAAACGAATAGGTGTATCTCCTCCTGATGAAAAATAAACTTCAAAATCAATCGTCTTTTCTAAAATTTTTCCAAATTCATCTGTAACTAAAAGTGTAGCAGAATATTTATTTTTATTATCTAGTTGACTATTAGATAGACCATAGAAATTAACTTTAATCTCTTTATCAAATTGCTCCCCTGTATCTTGGATTACTTCTCCATATGAATTCTTTAAAATCCATCTATAGGATTCTCAAGACGCTTTTTGTTGTTGATGATATTCACCTGTAAATTCAATTCCTCTCTTGTCTACACTACCATATTTAAACGGAGCATAATTTGAGTCAATAGTTAAATATCCTTGTTCATAAATAGAAAACGGGTTTTCATCACTGTGTTTGAAATAACTTCGAATTTCATATTTATAAGGAACATTTGGGTCATCAGGATCTTGAGAAGGTATAGTCCCTAAAGTTGAATCATAAGTTACTTTTCATATAGTTTTATCTAAAGAATTAATTCTGATTCATTGAGTTTTATTGTCTCCTTCTCCAACGTATCCATTTATTAACTTAATCCTTTGCCCTTTTTCAATATACTGATATGGAGAAATCAAAACCTCTCCGTCCGTATTATGTAGTACTTCGGTGTCATATTTATTATATTGAACAGTTGAACTAATAGACCAGCTTGTATTTAAATATTTATATACAGCCCCTGTATTACGCCCTTTTTTGATAGCCATGAAAGTATTATTGTCCTCTGGTCCATATGTTTTTGTTATTTCTCAGATGAGATTTTCATTTGTATCTAATACTGCTTTTAATAAATAGGCTGATGCATAATTTCACGTCCCTGGTTGACCGTCTCTATAACAAACGTAGCATAAATCTCCTAATTGAACTTTTATCCCATCTATTTTATCTGTTGGTAGCAACAAAAGAAGAGAATTTATTATAGGAAAATAAATAATTTGAATAGCATAAGCAACTGCACCTGTAACAGCATTAAAAGTGATTCTACCTAGCTGTTGATCTATTTGAATATTGGTAGTGCTCCCCAATATATCTTGGACATAAATATTATAGCCATCCTTTGTTGGTACATCAACAGTAACTGTTTGAGTTTGGAATGTTGCAGATATTCTTTCTCCCATTATTATATCATAAAATTGACTAAAAGTATAAATATTTTCTGATTTATTATTGAAAAGAACAAGAGGGAGTTCTTCTATCCAATAGAGAGGAGAATCCGCAGATTTATATTGAGATGAATTATCTGTATAAAATAAAGTCCCTCCTACAAAAGCTTGAGATTGATAATTTTTTCCTCCATTTTTTTCTCCTGAAATTATAAAAATTACTTTTCCCAAAAAATCTCCTCATTTAGCATAGCTCCCAGATCTTTTCCATGGAGCATCTCTATCATAAATATAAATTCCATTCTCTTTTGGATCATCTTGGTCTTTTACTAAAATTCTTTCCCCATTTGACAGAGAGTATCCATCTATGGCTCCTAAGCCAGGATTTGTTGGAGATTCGTCGACATACAAATTAATATTTGATGTTGTGGCACAAGAAACTTTATCATTATCTAATATATATTCAGGGTTATTGCTATATTTATAAAAACGAGCATATTTTGCAATGTTTACTTCATCTAAAGACAATTCTCCTTCTCTTGGATAAACGTGTCCTAAAGTAGAATCATATGAATTCACATAAATTCTGCTTGACACAATATTCGAACTATTTGAATCTGAATCTTCTGTAAAAAGTTCCATCCAAGTTCCTTGAAGCACAACAGGATTTTCTGAAGAAAAAGTTGGAATCATCCAATTTGGAGTAATTTCATCTCCAAAATTTTTAGCAATTTGAATTCTTTTAGTAGTTGTTCCTAAAATTTTTCCTGAAGAAAGGGTCATATCAAATCAATCATTTGACAAATTATCATAATTAATACGATGCTCAATGATTACTCCCTCTCCTTGGAACAATTCTATTGATCACTTGTATGTTTTATTTTCAGTAGAAAATTCTATCTTATTACCTAGAAAATCTTCTCAACCATATTCTGTTGTTTCTTTAAGAGCTGGTATTGAAGTTTCATTTTCATCATATTCATATACTTTCCCTCCATACTGACCGCAAAGAATTAAAATTTTCTCTCCTTCTTCCATATCTGAAAAAGTTTTAACAGGAATGAGACATTTACCTTCTCCTACTTGGAATATTCCTCCTATCGAATTTAATTGAAATATCATTTTTGGAACTAAGACTAGATCTCCTACAGATACTTTATCTTGATTATTATTTATATAACCATCCCATGAAGATTCTCCGTCAACAAAATATTCTAATTGAGGATTCCCTTGTTGATTATAAACAAGTTGCCAATTTGTCGTATCTGCTAAAAAATAATTAGCTTTATAATTAACAGAAAAATATACTGCATTATAAGAATCTAATTTAGATTCAGAATTGATATTCTGAAAAAATGGAATATATAAAAAAGTTCCGTTAATTCCTGTATTTGAATCTTGTTCATAATCTTCAGGTAAAAAATTTTGAAGTTCAGATACTGGGCTTATATATTTGTCCGAGTCTTTACTTGGAAAAATTTCATTATTGTTTTCATCAAAAATATGGATTCTATAACCTGTTATATTTTTATTAGATGTATTAATTTTACATTTAAGCCATTCAATATTAGGAACATTAGGACTTCCTATAATTTCAGGTACAGTTCTAATATCAATATTATTTAAGAATGGATAACAAAATGTTGGTTTGTAAACTGCCATATATTGACCTCCTTTGTAATTTTGTTTTTCTGTGTTTATTCAACACTCTTTAACTTAAAAAGATATACTCTTTTTCTTTAAACAATATATCTGTCTAAATCAAAGAGTGTCGACAGAGGGAATATGTATCCCTCTGTCTTTTAATTCAAAATAAAAGATTACTTTTATCTCTTATTTTTTGTAAGAGAAACTCTTTCTCTGATAGAACGAACGAATGCGTCCGCATCAAAGCTTTCATCAGCTGCAACATTCATTGTAAGATTTTCAACATGGAATGATTCATCATTAACTGCTGAATTATTTCGTAAATTATCTAATGCTTTCGCTGAATTTAATCCTCTTAAGATATCAGGAGTCATTTCTCCTAATCTCCAAAGATTTGTTGTAATATCTGATGGAACAATACCTGTCTTAGAAGGTAAAGCTGTTAGAGTTCCTTGTGGTGTAACAATAGCTTCTGTACCAAATTCATTTAGAAGAGATAAACCACCAGCTGAAGATAGAGAACCTATAGAATATTCTATTGGCTTTAAATTATAAAATTTACCATTTTTATCTTTATAAATATACTCTATCTCTCCATTAGCTGCTTTTAAGAGAGTCTCTTTACCAATTCATTCATTCGGGAAAGAACCTTCTTTAAATATTTGTTTTGCTTCTCACTTTTTTCATGCTGGTAATTGTGTCCACCCAGATGAAGGAATTTCATCCCCAGGAACTACACCCTCATAGAAAAATCCTTCTCCCAATGAAATATCATTGATTAGATAATCTTTATAATCATCTGATAAACTATCCCCAATTATATAAGGTTGTCCATCTATCACGATAGGTTTTAAAGAGCTTCCAAAACGACTTAAATCTCATCTTGCTGTAGTACTTGCATTTCAACGACCTGGAGATTTTAATATAGAATTGAAAAGAGTATCTTCTCCAAAATGTTCTTGTATCTTCCCTCGAGTTTCTTCTGAAAGATTTTTATCATTATAAATATCTCGAATTGTATTTGCTGCTTGAGCTCTATTCGTTTCATTTTGCTTCCAGTCTCTAGTAATACTTAAAGCTCTTGAAATATTACTCTCTACAGCTGCATAATTTTCTCCTTCGGTAAATTTTTCTTCTGTATCTTGATCAATAGATTTATTATAATGTTCTTTAATATTTTCAAGAATTCCTAAAATAGAACTAGAAGAATCCGCTCCTATAACTTTTTTCGTTTCTTCAACGACAGCTTTCAGTCCTTCATAATCGGCGTCTTCTTTCCATTTAGTGAGAGAATCCTTAATTGATTGAAGTTCTGTAATTTGAACATCTAATTTTGAAATAATTTTTTCATTCTCGATATCTTCTAAAGCTTTTTGTTTTTCAAGAATATTTCCTTGATCGGCTTCATATACGAAACCCAATCCTTCTCTTCAAACTCTCTTCTTTTCTCTTTGTGCATTTTCAAGATCTATTCTAGCTTTAATTAATTTGTTCTCATACTCTCTTTCTTTATTAACTTTTTGAATTTGATCTTTTTGAGCATTTAAATTAGAAATTTGATGATCCAAATCTTTACTTAAATAGTCTAGAGTTAAATCCATTAATTCATTTCACTTATCAGAAACTAAATCTAAACTATCTAAAATGTCGGTAGTTTCCTTTTTAATTGTATCTAATTTTAATTCAGTTCCATCATCATCAAGTACTAATCCATTTCAGCTGTTTATCCAATCTATAAATTGTTTTCAAGTAGAAATTCCCATCAAATTTGTTCTTTGCATTATTTGATTTTCAAAAGAAGTATCATCTAATCCTGACGCTGTTTGAACTTCTTCAATTAATTTATCTCGATGTTCTCCAAAGAACTTTGGATTACCAAGAACGTCTTCAAAAGAAGATTCATTATAGAGTTCAATTGTTTTAGTATATTTATCAATAAATTTACTTGCTAATTGTTGGCTATCTCCTAAATATTCTATTAATTCAGGATAGTTCTTCACAATATATTCTTGGAATTTAAATGCATCAGTAAAAATTTTCGAAATTGAACTTATTCCTTCACTTAGTTTATTTAGATTTTCTGTCAAAGCAGTAGTACCAGCATTTAATTCTCCTAAAGTAAAATCTTTTCAATATTCGACGATGTCAGAACCTTCTTTTAATGAATCTGTTGGTGTCTTTAAAGCAGAAGCAAAATCTTGTAAAAGTTCTTCATCCTTCTTTATAATAGCTTTATTCAAAGTGAAACTATTTCCTGTTCAGAAATCTCTTAAATTGTCGTTTTGTCTAATTGCCTTTGTAAACAATTCATCATTTAAAGAGTCCCTTTCTATCCCTAACGTATTTACCATGTAATCATTAATAACTTCTTTTAAGCCATTCCTTGAATACATAGAATATAAGTAATCTTGAGAAGCATCTTTTAATCAGATATTATTTTTATCTTGAATTGAATCAATTGCGGTTGAATATCCTTCTTCAACAACCTTTGAATAATCATCTTCTCTCTTTTTTATATCAAACTCTAAACCAGAAATTATTTCTTCAAGTAATTCCTTAGTATATTCTTTATTTGTGAAAACATGGGCAGTATTATCATCTAGTATCCAGGTGCTAAATAATGTATCAAAATGATTCAAAGCACCGTTTAAATGATCTAATACAGACTCTAAAGAGTCGCCGCCAACAAATTGCTTCACAAATCTAGCAGCTAATAGATGTCCTTGCCCTTTCCCATTTAAATTTTCTTTATATTCGGACAATTTAGTTCTTTCATCTAAAGAGAATTTGTCTTGAACCCCATTGAAATTTATTAGAGATTGTGCTGCTGTTAATGCATTATAAATTTTTGATATATTTTGAGAATCTAATGAGAGATTATCTATTATTGATTTTAAAGAACCAGTATCTTCTACTTCTAATCCATTCTTATTCAAATATTTTACAAACTGCTCTCGGAAATCTTTCTCTGTATCCTTATCAGAAGAAACAGATTCTACTATTTCATTGACAGCATCATTCCACTTTTTAAAATCTTCACTTGTCCATTCATTAACACCTTTTACTGAATCTGCAATACTGTCTAAAGAAGATTTTATTTCATCCATCTTTTCTAAGATTTTCTCATTTCTTTTAATAGCTTGGAGTCTTGCAATCTTTTCTTCTTCAGATGGCAAGTGTGCTGCTAAGAAAGGGAAAAACTCACTCACAAGAGCTTGGACAAGCATTCCTACCAAAGGTCCTCCTAAAGCTGTAGCAATTCCTGTTGCTGCTCCAGTAACAACACCAGAAAGAATTTTTGTATCAGCTGACATTTCATAAGTCTCACCGTCTTGTTGAATTGTTTTTGGAGCCGATAATCCTGCCATAACACCCGCTCCAACACCTGCGAGAGCTCTTGTGGCTATATTTGCACCCGATAACTTATTCTTTGCTTTAGGTTGTCCTTCTCCTTGAGGAGTCGAAGTATTATCAGTTCCTCCTTGTGATGTACTAGATTGATTAGAAATTCCTTTATTACCTGTTTGTTGAACAGTTGTTTGAGTCTTTCCAGTAGAAGCCTTGTTCGAACTTACTTCTCTATAAATTCCTTGAACATTTTCATCAAGATTTTGAACATGAACTCCAAAAGAAGTACTTAATTTTTCAGTCTGCTTATCATAGAAATTTCCTCCAAGGAGTTTTGCCTTTACCCCCTTTGATAATCCAGAGCCTCCTGTGAGTCCAAAGAACGAGCCTGCCATTTTTAATAATCCAGGAATCTTGTAAGTATTTAACATAGCAAATAAAGTGCTACCATAACGGATAATTTTAGGAAGAGCTTTAACTAGCCCTGTAGAAACTTGAAGTATGCTTTTGAGAAAAGCAGCAATATCTGCATTATTAGCTAATTCTTCTCATGCTGCTTGCAATTTCTTTGTCCAAGCCTCAATTGATTCTTGATACGCTTCATACTTCCTTTGAGCTGTTCCTGCTGATTCCTCAGACGTTTTTAAAAGCTCATGATATTTATCCATATTATCGAGTAATACTACAAATGAATTTCGTTGTCTTGTCAAAATTGTTGTTAATAACCAAACGAAAATTGGCTATTTTTACCCGTTTTTCGGGCAGTAGAACATTTCTGTCTACTCTGCATTTTTGTCAAAAATTTAGATTATATATGCAGATCGGACTATAACTTCACCCTTTCGGGGAGGAACGTTTAGTCTCTACGGATTCTATTGTGTTATTTTTATTTTAAGAATTGTAATATTTTATTTTGTCAACTACCATTATTGATATCTTCTGGGTATAAAGCAAGACATTTTACATTATATTTATGAATTAAATCTAATTTGCATTTTGTTTTCATGTCATAATTTTTATATCCTGTCAGACCAAAATATTCAATATATTTGTCATTTATTTTCCAGTCGAATCTTTTTTCTCCACATTCTTCTTTAGGAATCACTTCTTTATATAAAGCTTCTTTTTGGAATTTAAAATTATTATCTATTAAGAAATTAGAAATAATCTCTTCAGTTTTAGATAAACAAACATTGTTTAATTTATCATAAAATAGAGTATCACTCATAATTAAATGTTGATAATTTTCTCTTTTTATTCCAATTAATTCAAAAGCTTTTGTCACACTACCAAAATACCTTCTAAAAGTTATTTCAGAAGGAAGTCCGTGCAATTGAAACTCTGCTATCAAAGGAGTTCTTTCTAATTTACGCACCACTTCTTCTAACTTTTCTAATAATACTTCTTTATCATACCATTTTAATCCTTTCTCAGAATTCTTTTTGAGACCCAATCTTTTTGCCTGAGTTACTAATTCTTTTGGGGTTAAATTTGGATAATATTTTTCATGAAGATATTTATTAGTATATTTAGGATATAATTCTCTAAATTGTTCTTCGTCTTCTGTATGGATAGCATTTAACTTACGATAAGTAGGTAGATTATGTTCTTTTAATATTCTACAAATAAAATCACTACTTCTTCCTAATTTTTCTGCCATTCTGGTTGGAGTCATAACTTGGTAATTATTTAAAATAAAATCAAGTTCTTCTTGCTTTAAATGACATTTATTATAAATATCTCTTGAGAGATGATACCTTGATGCATAAGTAAGAATACTTGTTTTACTTTTTGTTCCTAAAATTTCATATAATTCTTTCCAAGGAGTATTCGGATAATATTGCTTTAGAAGTTCTATTTTTTCATCTGTTCATCTAAATCTGGCCATATTATTACCTCCTTTCTTTTTATAAATAACACAATAGTCTTTCCTCGGTATTGCCCTTCTCAGGGGTTTCACCGATATGGTTCCTTTCTATTTAATTTATATAGCGTAAAATCATAGATTTCTCTATGTTCAGGCACAAGACTTATCTACCTGCAAACGCTGTTGCAATTGCATTCTTAGAAACGTTATCTAATGTTATCCATTTTTCTGATAAATCTTCTAAGATATCATCAAAATCTCTGAATTGTAAATTAGTATCTCTGACTGCAATTCCAATCTTTCCTAGAACTTTTTCTACATCGTTTAAATTACCTTCTGTATCAGAAGAATCATAGTCAGTGCTTAATTCATCAAAGGCCCCTGCTTTAACTGCACCATAACGAGATATAATTGTTTTCAATGCTTGTCCTACAGAGCTACCTGACTGTTGAGAAACGTCGGCAATTGTAGCAACCATAGCTGATGCTTGGTCAATATTAATCCCGTTTAATCCTGCTAAGCTTGCAAATTGGCTTAAACCTGTTGCGATTTCTCCAGCTGAAGTTGCCGCTTTAATATCTATTGCTGTTAATTTATCAACAACTGACATTGCATCAGTAGCTTCTAACTTAAATCCTTTTAAACTGCTTGTTACTTTATGTTTAGTAGAGTCGTTAATTCTACCGTCTTACGACCTCATAGTTTCCCATGAGAACTGACTATATCATCACCCTTATTATAAGGGGGCACTTACTTCCATTCTACTTAGAATGTACTCTCTCTCGAGATAGTCGATGGGGCTGGATCCTAAAAGGATCCCTGCCTGCTGATTGCCCAATCTTTACTACTTCACTTCTGACTGAATCTTGCGATCTCAGTTAGTGAGTAAAGCTCTAAGGGTTTTCCAGCATATCAAGTGCTTTATTTTTCTAAATATTACTATTTAGCAGACCTATTTTTATATTGTTAAGTCTTTTGTAGCAGTATTAACATCTAACATACCTAATTTACTTAAATACATAGATGCTGTGATTAATTTATTTGTTTCGCTAACAGAATAACCTTGTCTGAGCCACTCGTTCGCGCTTGTTGCAACTTCAGTTGTTGTTGCACCAATCTGCTTTGCAAGTTGTGCATAATCATTGATCATTTGCTTAGCTTGATCTGCATTAGCTCCTGATACAATACGGAGATTAGTCATAGCTTTATCAAGTTCTTTTGCTGCTTGAACAACTTTTTGAATACTACGACGAACGGTTTGCATTACTTTTGAAACAAGACCAAATCTCATGAAGTTTGTAAATGTTCTATTTAGTTGCTGTGATAATTGTCCCCAGAAAGTACTTTGACCTTTATTTCTGACATTTTCTCCAGCTAAAGCTAATTTAAGAGATTTTTCTGCTTTATCTTTTATTTCGTTTAATTTGTCTGTACTATAGCCCTGTTTCTTATAGCTTTCTTCTGCAAGTTTGACTCTTTCTTCAGAAGCTTGTAAAGATTCTTTTATCGCCTCTTCTTGCTCTCTTAGAGAAGCCAATTCGACTTCATCCATAGTCATAGCTTGACGATTTTTATTACTCTTTAACGAGAGAGCGTATCGATTATACTCTCTATAATCAGCTTTTAATCCACGTAAAGCTGCAGCTTCTTCTCTGTTAACACCAGCTTTTTCTTCTGGAAATACAGATTCTTTTATATCAGAAACCATTTTTTCAGCTTTTCACTGTTCTTTAGCATAAGCTTCGTCTTCATCAGTTCAGCCTTTAATGTCTTTGATCTTTTCTTTACTACGATTTAGTTGTGCTCTTCTAGCTGTTAAAGAATCTATTTCCTCTTCATATTCTTTTTTCTTTTTATTTTCTTCGTCAGCCGCTTGCAAATCTCTATTGATTTCTTTTTGTTCTTCTGTTTTTGCTTCTTCCTTTAACTTATTAAGCTCGTCAATTCTAGCCTTAACACTTTCTAGTTCATTAAAGAAAGCATAAAATTCTTTTAAATCATTCTTAGTAAGTTTTGTATCTTTTGAAACACTCTCTTTTGGTTTCGAAGAATTGGCCATGTTTGCAATTTTAAATTCAGCTGGAAGATTCTCTAACTTTGGACGAAGTTCCTTCTCAATTAATTCTTGAGCTTTAGGATCATCAATATTTCCTATTGCTATTAATTGCGCCATCAAGTTCTCAATTCCAAGTTTATTTAAAGAACTCATGTTTGCTTGCCAAGATCTTCCTTGTCCAGAGTCTGCAGTTCCTAATATTTCTAAAGTAAGATTACTAAGATCATTGTTTTTCAAAAATTCAAACTCTTCTTTAGTAAGATCTTTTTTAGTAACTGTTCGATATTTTTCTCCATAAGCAGCAAGCATATCATCATAAGTATAATTCTTATTCTTAAATTCTGCCTGCATTTGCTTAGCAAGAGTTGCATACATTCCTACTTGGGCAATATATTGAGGCTTTAAAATCTCATCTATAGTTTTCCCTGTTTTAATATCAGACAAATATACTTTTCCGTCTTCTCCTATCGTGAATAAGTCAGAGAAACCATAAGAAGTACTAGGATTACCATCTATATTATGAGAAGAAGCGAGAGGAGTTTCTGCTCCTATAAATTTTCTTCCCTTTGTTAATTTTAAAATATTTTGGATATTTTGATCTGTAACTGAACTAAATGTTTTAGAACCAGTAGCAGACTCAATAATGTCCATTATTTCTAATAACTCTTTAGGTCCACCTAATCTTTCTTTCATTAAAGAGAGTATATTTTCTGCTTCAGTAAGTTGGTCACCCTTATATTTATTAGATTTAACGCCTGTACGAAGTTCTCTCAAAATATCTTCTCATGAAGCATTATCACGATCTACGCTACCTAAAGATAAATTCGCAGCATTAATTCTCTCACGAATATCTTCTATTCCACTTGCAGAACTAGACCAATATTTTTCATCTATTCTTTTTCGTTCATCTTCTGATAAACTATCATATATTTTCTTAAAATCATCTAAGGATGTTATATCTTTAAAAGCTTCTTCATTGGAACGGATATTAATTAAATTTTGCCCAATATTAGCCAATTTACCTCTGAATGTAGGGTATAAAATTTTTAAGAATTCATCTCTCTCCCTTTCAGAATCAAAACCTAATAACTTATCAGTTGACCCTGTATTTTTATATCCTATAATTCTTTCATAAAATTCATTTTCTAATGATTCTGCTAAAGATGCTCCTTTAAATGGGAATAATATTTTTGTTAAACCAGTAACAGAGTTTGTCTTTCCAGTACCTCCCTGGTCTACCATATCAGAAACTTTTTGATAATTATCTATTCCTTCTTTGATACCTTTAGTAAGGTTATTGATCTTAATAGTAAGGTTATCAATGCTCTCGTTAGCTCCATTAGCTGCTTTTTGTAAATTTTCAAAACTTTGCTTACTTTCATCGTTTATAGTTATATCTGCAACTGAAGCATTTCCTGTTCCAGGTAAATTTCTTTCATTTGTTTTTTTATTATAGAAATATGGATTAGAAACAATTTTATATAAATCTTGTTCTCCGTAAGATCCTAAATCTTTATTAAAATCTCGTAAGATATTACCAAATGATTTAAAAGAATATTTTCCGTCACTGGCATCTAGCCACTTTTCATCCCCAGTATATTGATATAAAATAGCAGCAAGATTTTTTAATCTTTTTTTATCAAATGCTACATCCCCTGAAGTATCTGCGATGCCTCATTTTTCTAATACTGCTCCTAATCTACTTCACCCTTCTTTAGTTGTAAAAGTGCTTTCATCTTTTAAGACTTCTTCTATTTCGCTACCAATATTAGTTGTAATTTCTTGTAAAAATTTTTCATCATCAAGAGAAGCATCAATACCAAGCGCTTCTCCTAGAGCTGTTTTATCTCCTTTATATCGATTTAATAATTTTTCAAAAACTTTTTTCGAACTAATGGCATCTTGAGAAAGAGAAGTAAAAAATTCTGAAGCATACTGTGCTCCAACAGAAGTTTGGAATCTTTCATTACCTTTTATTGAATTAAGGAAGCCTTGTCTGATATTATCAAAAACACCAATTTTATCACGATTTTGTCTTGTAGCGAGTTCTGCTGCTGAAGCAGCTAAACTATTCCCACGAGAAGCAAAATCGTCTAAAGTAATGATGTCAGAAGAAGTTTTATCTTCTTCATATAATTTTTGATTTTTCTTTTCAAAAGACTTCATTATTTTTGTTCGTTTTCTAAAAAGTTCTAATTGTTTTAATAAAACTTCTGTATAAGCTTTTGCTTGCTCTTCTGTAATATTACCTGCAGCAAATTCTGATCTGACATTTGCTAATGCATTTGCAATTGTATCTCCATCAACGTCGGCATTAAGAATATCCATTGTCTGTGAATCGACTTGGATTGCGTCACCTAAATTTCTCTTACTAGAGGCAAAAAGCTCTGTAATAGGAAGGTTCTGGCCATTCAATAGAGGGAAACGAGTTAAGAACTGAAGAAGTCCTTTTGCGTTTTCTTTGTCGAAACCTTCTTTATCAATATCGACGGCATCTATTATCTTTTCGATAACAGACTGTGGAGTATCATCTTCTGAAATTTTTATACCAAGACGATCTGCCTCTCTATACAAACCTTTTTTGTATCCTTCTTCATCTTCTCCTTCTGCTCGTTTGAGCATTTGTCTTAAACGTTCAGTAGAAACTATTCCTACAGCTCCCCTAGAAAGAATACCAGAATCTCCTCCCGAAATAATTCTACTAAAAGCAGAATGAGATAAACGAGCATTATGAAGAGACTTGTATTTTTCAGATTTTTTATTATTAACAGAGTCTCACATATCCTTAAGTGCCGTATAAGCACTTTCGTTCATTTGTTCCTGAATTCTCTCTTTTTGTTGCCTAGTTGTAGAACCCGCTATTTGAGTTAAACCAGAACGCTTAGAGTGAATAAGACCTTCCATTGCCTTAATATTTTCTAAAGCAAGGAATCCTTCTGCATTATCTTTTGGAACAAGATATTGTGTTCCATCTTCATCTTCTACTATCTCAAATGCATCTGAATAGTTTCCAAATTGAATTGCATCACCTTTTATATTTACTCCATTTTCATCAGTATAATTATAAGCATAATCTAGGTAAGCATCTTTACCTTCAGATTGAGCTTTATATACCTCTCCGAATATTGAGTTTTGAAAGTCTTCTAGACGGAAACCTCTTCTCCCATTAAAATCTACTTGTTCTAGACCTGCATGCCCTGCAATTTTTTCATTGCTTCAAGGAATAATAACTCCCTGCTCACTTGCTATTTCGTCGGCAGTCTTTTGACTCCCTCTAATAATGTCATCAACAAGATTTACCGATCTTCCTCCTTCTTCTTTCGAAAGATCTAAGTTATTTTCATACACTGTTTTTAGAACATTCTTTGCAACAGAAGCTGTTTCTTTAGAAATTAATCCTGCTTTGACTGCAGCATCAGCTTCTCTTTCAAAGTCATTTATCATTTTATAGCCCATATTAACAGGACGACCACCTTTTCGAGTCGGATCAAAATATGTAGCTACATCCTGAATGTTCCATCTTTCAATACCAATAACTCCACCGTTACTCTTAGTTTGTATTGAATCTTCTGTAACTTTGAATTGAGAATCTTCGCCAGTCGCATAGACAAAAGCCTTTATAAAATCAAAACCAAAATTTTGGCTAAGTAAATTCTTTTCCTCTTCTGACAAAGAATCAAAATTTTTATTTTCTTCAATAACTTCTTTATAAATTTTGTTAAAATTTCCAAAAATAAAACTACCATCTTCTGACATGCCTTTAAAATATTTATCAACAAAATCACTAGGTTTTATTTTAAGTTTATTTAAAATTGGTTTTAGTTTTTTTGTTGCTTTCATAAAAGCTTCGGTGAAGTCAGTTTTGGCTTCATTGTATTTTTGATTTCTTCCTTCTTCACTTTCAGCATTTCTTATTGCTTGAGATCTTATAGAAGTAAATTCATTAATAATAGAAGGAATATTTTCTCCTAATTTACGAGAACCTGTCTTAAGTTCTGTAATCATATGCACATTCAAAGAACCATCTCGATTAAAAATATCTTTAGGATCAAATCCAGCTTTAATTAGAGCTTGCGCTAAAATTGCATTTTTTACAGTAATAACTACTCCATGAAGTCCTGATTCTGCAGCTATTTTTTCTCCTGTTTTTAATTGAGCATATTCTTTTACAGAAGCAATTACCTCTCCTTCTTCATTTTTTTCGAGATCTACATGATATTTGTCACCTTTTCCTTTTAAGTGAAGAACACTTCTTAATGCTGCTTGATCAACATAATCTTTTTGACCCTGAGATAATTTTTCATCTAATTTAGTAATATATCTATCAATTTTTTCGAGCTCTTGATCATTCATTTTAGATCTTTCTTCTGGATTTAAATATCTTTCAATTAAAGGGTCATCTTTCAGATCCTTTTTATTCATTTTAAGAAGAAGCTCTTTTTTCTTTTGCTCTATTTTTTTTAGTTTATCTGTATCTAATTCAACTTTATCGATTTCTCTTAAAGAAGTGAGGATATTTTTATTTCCTTTTCGCCCTGAGGTATGACTAATTTGTTCAGATACTAAAACTTGTTCATAATCTCTCCCAAAAGAAAAATCACTTTCTGGAAAGATCTCATCAAAAAGTTTTCCTTTCTCCTCTTCAGACATTTTACCATTTTTATCTAAAGCCTTTTTCATGTCTTTCATTCTATGAGCTTTTTGTGCTGCTTGATTCCAAATAGCTGTAGGAATTTTTGATTCACCCTTAATAAAAGACTCTCTCATTATTTTTCTAAGATCTTGTCCGCTCGTATGATCATTTGTTTTCGCATGACGAAGACCAACACCTTGTCCAAGACTTTGAAGCTCTACTCCTGTATTTTTTGCATATTCATATGTTTGAGCTGAGACATTCCCAACATCAATTTTAGCAGAGCTCTTTTTTCTACCAATATTTTTTAATCCCATATTACCAGCTTTCGCGCCTCTGCTCCCTCTTTGAGCAAATTCTTGACCTGGAGTAAGAGAAGAACCATGACCGATAGAGATATTACCTTTTGACAAAGCTGTTTCTGCTATGTTACTAAAAGTCACAGGGGTTATCTTTGCCATTTTTAATAAATCTGTTTTCATCCCAGCCCAAGCAGGCGATTTAGTAATATAATCATATTGGGAATTACCTTCTATTCCTTTTATAATTTTATCTGCTTCTTTGGGATTAGTAGCAGCTAAAAAATAAATTGATTTTAGATTAGACTCAATTTGTCTCTTATAATAGATACTGTTTTCTTTATTGTTATATTTAGCAATTTGGTTAGAATATTCTTCTTGGATTTGCCTGATACGTACTCCAAAATTAAGTCTTTGTGTTTTTAATAAATTTTCATTAATTTTAGTTATATCAATACCTAATTCTTTAGAGAGCTCTTTTTTAGCCTCATCCATTTCTGCTTTAGTAGCGACTAAAGTATCAACGTTATTTATAGAAGAAGCGGGATAAAAATATTTTCTAATATCATCCCTTTTTGATTGAGGTAAAGAACCTGTGCTTCTAATTTCTTTATTAGCTTCTCTAATCATTGCTTGAATTTTGCCACCAGGTTTACTTATAAGTTCTGCTAATGTATCAAATTCAGCTTCTTGAAGAGTACACCAACCTTCCTCTCCTGTTCTTTTACTTCTATAGTAAACGAGACTATTAGCTTCTTGGTGTCCGTTTTTAGAAATTATACCTGCTCCTGTCTCTAAGGCAAACCCATATTCAACTCCTAATTCAGGATGCCCTTTTGGATAAAATACTAATTGATCTTTACTATCATCAATTCCACAATCTCAGTTAAGCGATCCAAGATAAGAATATATATCATTAAGAGAGCGCTGAACAGAAATAGCTCTAGAAATAGAGTTCTCTTTAATTTGAGTTAATTCACTTTTAGTTAGCTCTTCTCCCAGAGTAATATCTAAACGAGAAGAAAAATATTCACCTGTATAGCTTTTATACTTTTCACCAAGTATTGATTGTATATCACTTATATTTCTTATAGCCATAATAATTCCTCCTTTCTATAGAATAAATAGAGAATTATCTGAAATTCTCTTACCTGTGTTATTATTTGATATCTTTACTTTCATATAATCCTCCATCATTTATATCAAATATCTGTTAAAAAAAGAGGATTCAGTCTCCTGAATCCTGTATTTCATAATACCTGCTAATATCTATTTTTTAACAGATATTTATTGTCTAAAATTAAATAGTTTTATATTCTAATAACTTGTTATGTTGATAACATTTTCCATCTTCAATAACTAATACATTGCATACTCCACTGTAAGCTGTGCAAGCATCAATTGCAATAAGATTTGGGGAATAGAAAATATTAAAATCAATTTCAGTCTTATCTCTTGTTCTTCAATAATCAGTGCCATAGTAATGAACTTTAAATTCAAAACAATGCCAATGGCCACATACTAATATTTTTCCTTTTTCTTTTTCTGAATCAAATAAACCTCTGTCAAACAAAGCATATGGACAACCTCAAGTTGCTTGTTCAAAATCTTCATTAGATGAATTCGTTCTCCAGTCTTCTTTTTCAAACAATGATTCATAGTTCGGTTGATACATGTGCATCCCTTTAGGTTTATTCACAGGAATAAAAGCATGACAGAAAATATAATTGTCTAATTCAAAATAATCATTTCACTCATTAGAATCAAAAATCCAATTTAAAATATCAGTTTTTTTCACTTTATTAACAATTTTTTTCCATATCTTTTTGCCATAAGCAATGTCATTTTTTGTAACCCAACTAAAACAATAATTTTCCATTGAATCTATTATTTCTTTAAGATATTCATAATCTGTTTTTAAAGAACTCTCTTCATGAAGGTTTAACCCTGCTAATTGAAAAACTGTTAACATAGTCCCATTGCTGATATCATAACTATTAGGGAGAGATTTATTAAGAAGGTCTCTCAATAGATATTCATGATTGCCTCTAATTAATATTCTTTTTTCTTTTGGCAATGTTCTAACAAAATTTAAAGTTTCTAAAGTTTGATCACCTCTGTCAAAAAGATCCCCATTTATAATAAGAATATGTTCATCATTATTAATATCAAACCCTGCTTCATCTAAAGCCTGTTTAAATGGGGTAAAAAAACTATGAACATCTGATGTGATAAAATATTTTTTACTCATTTTTCTTCTCTCCTTGGAACCGTTAATTTTGATTACATTTATCTCTCTAAGAATTTTTCTCTTAGAGAGATAATGTCTGTTTTGAATGGATATTCTTTTGTTTCTTTGTTATAATAAGTATTATACAATTCTTTACAATATCCATAGAATAAGTTCTCTATACTAGAAGTTAGCATACCTGTTTTAGTGATATAGCCACATCTTAAAGTAGTCTGTGCTACACCTCTTAATTTTTTCCATAATTTATAATATCCTGTTTTTAATTTTGTCATAAAACCATTCTGATCTACAAAAACAAAACCTTCGATAAATTCATCGTTATATTTATAATCTTCTTCTTGAGATTCATAATAGAGATTTCTAAAATCTTCCCAAGTTTTTAATTCATATAACTTTTGTTTAATAGGGCAACCAATGTAAGTTGCAATATTTTGTAGTCTAGAATAATCTAAAATTTCATATTCTAATTCATTTTTAACCCCATCTAAAAGAACAAGTTTAGATTCATTATATTTAATAATATGAGAGTCTTTTTCTATATCTATGCATTCAAACACTAAAGAATAACTATCTCCATCCTCATAGGCTGTTTTTAATAACTTTAATGTTTTTTCATAATAAGGTTTCAATTGTTGCTTAATATATTCAACATAATCTCCACCTGTTGTAGATTTAGAAGCTATAAATAAATTATCTTTATTTGGATTATATGAAACTATTGCTAAGAAACCATTCTCCTTTAAATAGGCTTTAACAGGAAAAGCTAGTTTATTTTTCAAAGTAGCTAATTCAGTTTCAGGTCTTTCATTAATATTAAAGAACTTTTGATATGACCTTGCTATAATACTATTATTTATAGTATCAATAAATAATCCTCTTGCTAAAACGGTCTGTCTATTCCAGTTTCCTTTTAAAAAGGCTTCTCTACTAAAATTGAATGATGAAATACCATCAGATAATGTTTTTTCATTTACAAATTTATTATTTCTTAAATAGGCAATTGCTTCTTCTACCGTTTTAACTTTTCGTTCTTCTGTAACTAAATTTTCATCTACAGGTTGACAATCTTCTAATTCAATAATATTCCAGCCAAATAAAGTATTTAAGCCATACGGAATTCTATCCCCAGATTCAGTTATTCCATAAGCTGGAATTATACCTTTAGTTTCTAATTCAACAATTCTTAAATTACCACCAAACTCGACTTTACCTTCCAAGTTAAAAACTCTATCGGCAAGTCTGGTTTCAGAATCTTCTGTATTTCTATGCCCATGAATTAAGTATTGATTATCTTTAGTTTGACCCATCCAAGATTCAGCAATAGTTAAATAATCTTCATAATTTCCTACGCCTTTAATTATAGATTTAGTAGGAAAATATAATAAATTAGTATTTAAATTAGGAATACCTCCATGACAAGCAAGTATTTCTACCCCATTGTACATTATGTGAGAAAATTGTCTAAATTTTCTATACAATTCCCTAGCAGATTTTTCACTAAATCCTTTGGCAATTAATTCTTTTTTAGTTTTATACTCAAACTCATTTGAATTTGTAGGAGACCCACAACCATAATCATACAAATGTCTCTCATGATTGCCTTCTAATAAACAAACATTTGGTTTATCTTTAATAGAATTTAAGAATTGTAAAACTTCTACATTCTGATTTCCACGATCAATATAATCACCTAAAAAGATGTATTCAGTATCATCTTTTAATCCATTTTTAAAATCTGGATATTGCATTAGAGTATCATAACAACCATGAATATCTCCAACAAAAACCAACTTTTTATACTCAGATAAATCAACTGGCTTCTCTAAAATCTGATCTAGCTCATTAGGTTTAACAACAGTTACCCCTGAAGGAACTGACTGTGTAGCAAATCTAGCATATATATTTTCTATGGCTTTTTGAGGAACTTGTTTGTATTCAGGTCTCATCTTATTTTGAGCAATACAAGTCTCTAAAGGAACATCAGTAAAATCAACACAATACATCCTATATCTATAAGAAGATGCAAGATTTTTATATTGTTGTATATCTTTTGTCTTTGATGCAGTTGCATCAATAACTGTGAACTCACCACGAGACATTCTATACTCAAGAATTTTGAATAATACTTCCCAAGTCATAGATTCATTTTCTCTATTCTGAGATATTTTTAATTCCCCTGTAGGTTGCATTTCTAATGAACTGCAATATACTCTTAAATCATCAGGTGAAAGAGTATAAGGTTCTAAATGATGTTCTTTGATCCAAGTCGTCTTACCTGCACCTGGAGCTCCTCTTAATATAACTAATGTTCTCACTTATTATCTCCTGTCTAACATAATTTCATCAATTGTTTTATATAATTGATCTAACACTTTATCACACTTTTCAACAGTATCTGTATCTAAGAATACATCTCTTTCTCTATAGCAATCTATTACATACCACCAATCTCAATTTAAATCGACCGTTTTACCATCGACTTCAATAAAATCAGTCATAGCATAATCATCCATAAAAACAGGATATTCAACGTTTTTATATATAAATGTTCCGATGCAAGGGAATGTATTCTCTGGTGTATCATATGCTGAAACGAATTTATCAGCTTTTGTCGAATCTATTTCTTTATAATATTCGGGGAAATCAAATAAAAGGCTTCTCATGTCTTCATATACATCAAAACAAGCACTTATTTTTTGATCACAAAATTCTATTTCTTTTTGAGAATATTTCTTCGCTATTCAATGTCTCTTTTTATTAAGAATCAAAGAAATTCTGAATAAATAAGCTTTATAAATCCTTTTTTCAATTTCTTCTTTTGTCATAATGAACCTCCAATATTTAAGAAATTAATTCATGAATTTAAAAATTGTTAATTCCATCAATTAATTTTTTAAATTTTTTCAAGATTTTTAGACCCCATTTTAACGAAGCCTAAAAATCTTGAACTTTAACCTAGGATTATATAGATCTGGGGGCGAACTCCCAGTTCTACGGTGTACACCTGATGTGTACACAAAAGCGCCTTGATATTATCCTAAAGATTAAATAATTGTTTTAAATGCAACTTCAATCTTGAATGTTTGCCCTGCATTAGCATTGGTGCAATCAGCATCTTGACCTTCGATCCATACAACTAATGTTACAAAAACATCTTCTCCATTAACTTGGAAAGTGTGTGAATCACTTGCAACTTCAGAAGCTACCACTGTATTATTTGAAGCTTTAATTGTTGAATATAAAGTTTCATTTTCAGTAATTGCAGTAGTAACTGGCTTTGTTGCATTATCAGCAACATTTGAATAAATACCTACTAATGTAGTTAATGCACCCTCTGTTGCTCCTGTATATAAAGCACAACGAGCAGCATTTGCTATACCATTCATTTTATAGTAATTGCCAGAAGGAATTGTTTCACCATTATCAATAACTGTAAATACTCCATCTACATAAGAATATGCTGTTCCATCTGAAGTTTCAGTTCCATCGCTTGTATATTTAGTGTAGAACTTTAAAATTGATAGATAAACATCTTCTGGTGTTTCTTGTGGTTCTGATAAATGTAAAGCGAAAGTATATGTTGCCCAATAACCATTTGAAGAATTTGTTATTTCAATAACTTCACTTCCTGTTTGATCTGAAGATAGTTGGAACTTTGTAGTGTCTTCTGCTACTCCACCTTCACCATTATTGATATAGTTTCCACTATTTACAATAGCATTAAATCTTGTTTTACCATCAGCAGTAGATGAAGGGTATAATTTACTTTCACCAAAATCTTCATCTGCAGTAGCAATATTTGCATAAGTACCACTTGCTGAGTTTTTAATTAACAAGTTTACTGGTGTTGTGGCGGTTAATTCCATACCACTAGCAGTAACTGTAGTATTCATTGAGAACCATGCAAAGGTTGATGTTCCTAAAGCAATAAATGCTAAAGCAACTGATAATACAGAAATCATTAATTTTGTTGCAATTTTTTTCATACTGTTGTAATCTCCTTTAATTTTTGAAATTAATTTAAACTAATATACTTTTACGTTTCTGATTAGTTAACAGCATGACTCCTGTTTTTAAAGCAGGCAAAATTATTTTATATTATTTTTTATAACAAGTCAAGTAATAATAAACAAAAATGTTCTACTCGATTTTACAACTGCCACGCTTAGGGAGGGGCATCTCCAGATTTCAAAATATGAATTATTTTAGAACATTATCGAAAATTACTGACAAAATAAATATTAAATATCTATGTTTCAAATAAAAGCTTCCTTTTATTTTATAAAAATGTTAATTTTATGTAAACAAAGAATCAATTTGTCTATTAGTTATAGACTTTATTAAAGAAGTAAGATAATATAATACCAACCCATTCGTTGAATCATAAGAAGCTCTTCAAACAGAAAGTTCACCTTCCATAATAAAAATATTCATGTTAGGATGAGTACTATCATATTCAGGAAGGGATGCTGTCCCTGTCATAAGTCTCATATACTCCTTAGCCTGTGCTTCATTTGTATTTGAGCTATTATATTTAATAATTAATACAGTAGACTCTTCAATTATACTAGGAACAGCCGAATAAGCGGACAAAGATTGCCCGCTTATATTCGTCGTAGCATCTATAGCAAAACAAGGAATATCTTTAAATAAAGCTAAATCATTTTGGTTATACAAAGCTCTGGATAGAGTTCCTGTAAGAGAACCATTGAAATAAATGTCTCCTCACTTAGAATTGTCGCTTCCGAGGTCTATATTAGCAGACCCTGGACTAACTTTATTTCTATATATTTTTACAACATCTGTTGCTGCCATATAAACCTCCTTTTATAATTTTTTCATTAAATATAACAATTAGTATAAGAATGTAGGGTGTATATCTATATAAACACCACCAGACGCACTATGTCTAATCATTCTAAATAAAACACCATTGCAACTAGAAGGAGGATAAAATATAGTACTATAACCATTTTCAAGACCCATAGTAGTTGCATTCCCTATTGTTATTGATCCAGTGTTATCTATTGGGCTATCAAAGAATAGAATTAAATCAAAATACATACTGGCTGTAGTCGAATATCAAATAAATAAGTATGAGTACTATTTGAAAAAGTGTCAGTATAATAACCTGCTCCTCCACCAATACTCGTTTTATATGCAGCTAAATAACGTCCATTTTTTGATGCTACTTTAAACCATAAATATCTAAAGGTTGAACCTGATGCCCCATCTGCTAAACTTACCATTGGGGAACTATACGTCCACGTAGGATTAGCTGAAGAACTTGGATTCGCGCTTTGTATTTTTACATCTCCATATTTAGATTCCAAAATATTTATGGTTCCTTGATGTGATGAACTATATCCTAAATAATTAATATTTATCTGCCCATTATTTGAACTGTTTCCTAAATAGTTAATAGTCCTTGTCCCTGTCATATAAGAGATACTACCAGTATTACTATAAGTACTTATTGATCCTGTTCCACTTAAAGTTGTAATTGATCCATTGTTTGCAAGAGAAGTTACAGTTTTTCTAGATGGGATTGTACCTTCTAAAGCTTTAAAATAAATATTTGAGCCTGTTTCTGTATTTCCGCCTATTCTTACTTCACCATATGTATTAGTAATTATATTAACGGTTCCTTTATTACTTGCATTATATCCATTATTAGAGATAGTCAATGTTCCAGAAGAACCCGATCTTCCTAATGTAGTGATGGTCCTTGATCCAGTCATATTAGTAATAGTACCAGTATTTGTATAAGTACCAATGGTTCCACTACCTGAATAAGTACCAATAACTGAGTTAGCACTATTAGTAAGAGTGGTAACTGTTGTTTTATAAGAAGAGTTATAAGAATAAATAGATAAAGATGGAACTGTAAGTGATTGTTGAACGGTACTGCCCGTTATATTATATCCTAAATTTATACTATTAACTTGAGTAACATTTACGGTACCATTGCTAGAACTGCTTGTAACCCCAACAGTACTATTAGAAACATTAGTTATACTAATCCTTCTATATGTATTATTATTGATTGTTAAATATGATGTAGTATCATAAGCTGTATCATCTTTCATATCAACTGCAAATGGAACATCTTGTGGAACAGTTATTTTATTAATATAATATTTACTTCCTGTAAGAGAACCTGAGGTATCACCATAAGTCCCAGTGGCAATCCATCCAGCAGTAGAAACAGAATAATTTCTTGATACACCTGAAGCTGAAGGTTCTACATATATTCCATTATTTGTGCTTGTAAACGTAACGTTTGCCTTGTGAGAATCATCAATGGAAATAGTACCACTCGTTGTTGATGATGCCGATCCACTATGATTACTTACTGCCTTAATTGTATAATATCGTTTTGATACATTATAACCTTCAGGAAGGTTTAAATATTGATCTCAAGTACCAGGAGTAATATTTGCTACAGAACTACCTGACGCTGTTGTGCTTGAAGTACTTGTAGGTAAATTTATTTGATTTAATAAGCCATTTAGATCCGTAACTGTTATATATGAAGGATCGTCTAAAGAATCACCATAAGGAATGGAAATTGCACATTCTTGCATATCAACGATTGGAAAATCTGGATAATATTCATTATATATTTTAATTATTCCATAGTTACAAGGGACATTTAATTCCCCTCCTGTTTCATCTTCAGCTCCAATATAAACAGTTAAAGTTTTATCAGGTTTAACGAACAAATTATCAATATACTTAGGTCCAAAAATAGCACTTCCGTATGTCCCTGTAGAAATTCATCCTGAAGTACTAACTGTATATCCTCCTGAAGAAGCACTGATTGATATTCCAGAGGTATTAGTGTCAGATAAAGTAGCATGACCAGCATAGAGAGTATTTGATCCTGAAGACCCTGATTGACTTCTCACAGTATAATTCTGAACTGTTCCATTATTAATAGAACTAATTCAACCTGCCGTTCCTACGCTTGCTGTAGGTGTAATTTTAAAGTATTGAGAAGTAACTGAAGTAGGAGAAGTTCCTGCTGAGCTTAAAGTAGCATAAGACGCACTTGGAGTAGCTGCACCTGCTCTAACTGTTGCAGTTGCATAAGCTGCAACATTAGTTGAAGTTGATTGTGTCAACTCAATATTTCCTGTAGGACCACCTAATGTTTTGTAATACCTATCGCTGTTATAATAACCAGCTGCTAACTTATATGTTGTTCCTGCAGCTAATTCTGTAGGAGTTGTTCCTTGAGGAGCTGTTGCTGTTCCTCATGTAGCAGTTGGAATAGTATAATATTGGTCTTTAGAACTTGCATTAGCTGTTGCTGTTGCTGTTGAGCTAACAGTTTTTTGAGTACTACTTGTAGAAGCATCAGTATAACCTTTTGTTCATGTAATAGTACTTGATTCACCAGCAGTCGAAGAACCTGTCGTAGCACTATTTCCACCCGTTGCTTTAATATAATAACCTGAAGAAGGTTGAGATGAAGCAGCTGTTAATGAAATATTACCTGTAGCTGAAGCAACAGCTGTTGGTGTTACTGAAGGTGAAACCGATAATGAACTATCACTGACTGAAACTGAACTTGAATCAATTGGGTAATAAGCAGTAGTAGAATTAGCCGCTGCAGTAGCCGTAGCTGTCGAAGTAATTGTTTCTGTTCCTTCTGTAATATAGCCAGTAGTTTTTGTTACTGTAGCACTTTCTCCACTAGTCGCACTACCTGTAGTAGCTGAGTTCCCACCGACAACGCTGATATATCTACCAGAAGTTGGTTGAGTGGTTGTTTTAGTTCCTAAAGTAATGCTTGATCCAGTTGCACTTACTGTTGCTGTTGGTGTTACTGAAGGTGATACTGATAAAGATTTATCGTCTATTGCTACACTTCCAGCTGCAATTTTACCTACTTGTGTGGCTGTTCCAGCTTGAACCGCTCCAGAATTTGTAAATCAACCAGCTGTTCCTGCAGTAATAGTTCCTTTAACTTTTGCACTGACTGGATAATAGCCAGAAGCAACAGTACCGACTGTAACCTCATCTGTCACATCGCTTCCAGTCATTGTAAATGTACTTGCACTTCTTACTGTATAATTTTGAACGGTTCCATCGTTAATAGAATTAATTCAGCCTGCAGTTGTTACACTTGCTGTAGGCGTAATTTTAAAGTATTGAGAAGCAACAGATGTAGGTGTTGTACCAGCTGAACTTAATGTTGCGTAAGTCGCACTTGGAGTAGCTTCCCCATCTTTTATTTTATAATTTATAGCACTACCATCACTAATTGATGAAATCCAACCAGCAGTTCCGACCGATGCTTTAGGTGTAACTGAAAAGTACTGATTGTTCATAGCAGTTGTAGAACTTAATGCTGAGCTGCTTCCTGTTACTGTAGCACTAGGAGTAGCAGATCCAGAACCAACTGTAACTTTAGAAAGAACTTTACCAGATGTTGGTGTTATATCACCAGCAGCAGAAGCAGCTTTTGTTTCTAAGGTTATAGAAACTTTTCCAGAACCGTTATGATAACCAGCTGGAACTGTATATGAAGTAGTTGAAGTATCTAATGTTGCACTTACTGCTCCATTATTTGTCATTGTACCTGTTTGTTTTGTATATGAATTTGAATAGAATGTTTTTCCTGTTAAAACATCTCCTACTGCTGCATCTCCTGCTAAACTAGTTTGAGCAGCCGCTTGATAATATTGATCTGCTGAATAGTATCCTTTACCTATTTTAATTTGACTACCAGCATTTATTGTTCCAGAAGAAGTTCCACCAGAAGTGTTATTTGTAATAGTTCCCGCAGCAATCTTACCTACTTTGGTAGCAGTACCTGCTTGAACTGCACCTGAAGAAGAAAACCACCCTGATGTACCAGCTGCAATAGTACCCTTAACTTTGGCACTAATTGGATAATATCCACTTGAAAGCGTTCCAACTGTTACAACATCTGTGACATCACTACCTGTCATTGTAAAAGTAGAAGCGCTTCTTACTGTAGCTGTTGCATAAGCAGAAACATCAGTTGAAGTAGCTTTTGTTAATTCAATATTTCCTGATGGTCCTGCTGGTACTTTATAATATCTATCTCCATTATAATAACCAGAAGTTAATTTATAAACTCCTCCTAAAGTTAAAGTAGTATAACTAGATGGAGTATCAGTAGTAGTTCCAAATTGAGACATATTCAATGAGCTTGAACCAGAAACAGTAATTGTTCCAGCAGTACCTGTACTTACATAACCTGCACTAACTGTTGGTGTAACGTCTTGAGTTTTACTTACTGTAATATCAAATTTTAAAGTTTCAGGATTAAATACTGGTGTACTTGGATTAGCTGTAATTGTTGTTGCTGGAGTTGTAGCAGATCCTGTACCAACAGCAGCTTGTGCTTGTGCATCAGTGATAGTTAGTGAAACAGTCCTATTTGTTGCACTTCCAGCTGTTCCTGAAGAAATATAACCAGCACTTACAGTAGGAGCTGGAGCTGAAACACTACCAGTTACTGTAAATTTTTTCTTATTTGTAGAATCTTGTGTATGTGAAACATAAGTTATAGTACCAGCATTACCCGTAGCAGTTCCCGTTGCTACTGCATTAATTTTATAATATTTACCAGAAGTATTATAACCTACAGGAAGGTTAAGATACTGATCTGCTGTACTTGGTGTAACGCTAGCTATAGAAGAATAATATTGTGCTGCTGAACTAGCAGTTGTAGTTGGGAATGTAAGAGTTGTCGCTGTGCTCTTATAATATTTATCTTGATTATAATACCCTGCTCCAATTTTTACATAGTATCCATAATTAACATCTGTACTAGTTGCTCCCTCTGGAAGAGAGCCAACAACAGAAGATGTTCCGCTTGCAACTGTACCAACAGTAGTATTTGCAGGTACATAACCAGCTTTACTTGCTTTAGTTTTAACAGAAGCTCCACTTACTTCAAATTCAGCTGCTGCTATTGGGAAGTATTTAGTTGCACTTGTTGCGCTATAACTTACACTTCTTGTTGCAAAACTATCATTTGTAGGAGTATATCCTGCCGTTGTTATTTTTGCTGTTTGCGTTTGAGCTGTTGCAGAAGATGATCCTGTAAATGCTAAATAATAACCACTTGTTGGTTCTGATGTTGCTTTTGTTCCAACAATACCAGAAATATTAACACCAGCATTTGAGCCATCTATAGGATAGATACTTACATCATTTGTTCCTGTTAAATTACTTCCTGTAACCGATCCTGTTGCAGCTTTTAAATAAATAGTACTAGAATCAGACGCACTTGTCCCTGTAGCACTCTTTGTTACTTCAGTAGAAGTAGCTGATTTATTGCCAGAGCTTGCACCACTTGCAGAAGCACCAGCAGTAATACCTTTACTAACAGAAGCAGAACCACCAGTTGCACTAGCACTAGCTGTAGAATAACCAGATGCCGCAGAAGCAGAACCACCAGTTGCACTAGCACTAGATGTAAAATAATAACTTGTAGCAGTATCACTTACACCAGCAGTCATTCCTGTTTGAGAAGCACTTGCTGTTGCAGTTCCGCCAGTTGCTGTCGCATTTGGTTGTTTTGCAATACTTGCAGAAGCACTAGCAGTTCCACCTGTAGCAGTTGCACTAGCCACTGGAATATAAACATTAGTACCTTCCTTAACTGTAGTTGTTGAAGAACTTTCACTAGAATAGTTTGAAGTTTCAGTTGCTTGACCTATTGTTGTAGAATCAGCACCTAAAGAAACAGTTTCAGAAGCAGAATCAATTATCTTAGTAGAGTCTCTTGATGGTAACCATCCAGCAGTTCTTGTATCATTAACTTGTGCTCTAGTCACTGTTTGTGAGAAAGCAGCCCTTGTAACTGCTGCTCTTGTAACTGAACCTCTACCTTTTGCCTTTGCTTCTTTATCAACTGTAGCCTCTGGATTAAATGTAGCATAATTACCAGATGTAGGCTTAGTTGTAGTTACACCATAAGTAGAATCAGTTGCTCCAGATACAGTATAATTTCTTGTAACTGAAGGAGTAATTTCAGGGTTTTGTGTAATAGAAACCTCACCAGAACCTTTTGATAATCCTCCTCCTGATAATCCTCCACCAGAGGCAGTTCCTTTAGATAATCCTCCACCACTAACTGATACACTAGCACTTGCTAATGGAATATAATAAACACTAGAAGAATTATTACCAACTGAAACTGTTGTACCAGTAATTGAAGAATGAGAACTATCTCCATATCCAGCACTAGACACATTAGCCGATATTGTTAATGTACTACTATTACTTGGAACATAAACTGCAGCATAGTAATAGTTTATATCAGAAGTATTAGTAGTAGGAGTTATCGCTATTTGAGATTTACTTGATACTGGTGAAGGAAGAGTTCCTATAGTAGGAGTTACTTTTGCAGTACCACTTTGAGTGGCAGTAATCCCTATAAGAGGAAGAGTTGTAGTACCAGTAGCAGTAGATGTGTTTCTAGTTCCAGCACTAGATGAAATATATCCAGCAGTACCTACTGTTGGAGCACTAACAGTACCTGATAAGGTAACATCGAAGTTCGAATTAGTAGAATTATATGAGATATTTTTACTGACTGAACTATATGAAGTTCCAGATGTGACTGTTGCTTTTGGTCCTTCAGAATTTGCTTTCACTGTAACTGTACCTAATGCCATATACCCAGTATCTTTAGTAATAGCTTGTTCAGTAGCACTAGGAGTTACAGTTTTGTTTTGATAATTAACGATCCTTGATGAAAAATTTTGAGGATCAATTTTATTAGCATCTGTAAGAGGAGTAGTTGCGGTTCCATCTGTTGCACGAATGGTGTTCGCGATGTCTGTAAGAAAATCTGTTAAATTGTTATTCTTAGCCATATCTTATCCTCCTATACAGGTGTATTTAATGCAGCTGTTATTGCTGCTTGAATTTGTTGTTGAACTCATTCTTGAGTCGCTAATGTTCCGTTAGCTTGCGGTAAAAGTAAATTTATGTCGCCATAACCTGAAGCTTCTGAATTTCCTGCGATTTGGATTCCCAAACCACCTTCTCCTTCAATAATGACTCCATAATTAAAAGTATTATATCCAGTGAGAGTTTGATCCCCATTTAAAGTAACAAAATTGTCTGTCGATGGGATATCAGCAGTGGTAGCTATTGTCCTATTACCTGTCCAAGACGACATTGTAGGTAATGCTAATCCATAAGAAGCATTATCTTTTCTAATTGTTCCTGATAAGTATAGATTCTTCCATCTTGCTTTACTTGTTGATGACGTATATGAACCTAAATCATAAGTATTATCATAATCTGTACTAAAAGGTATGATAGTTGATTTAAATGCTGCTATACCATTAGGGATATCAAATATTAAATTATTATTAGAATTTAATTTTAATACATTAATAATACTATTATTTGCACTTCTCCATTGAAGAAATTGATTATTATTCAAACAAACATTTCCGCTTGTGTCAATTTTTAATAAACTAGGAGAAGAACTCCCACTATTAGTTGAATAGCAAAAATCAAAATTATTATCTCCACTCATACCAAGACGCCATAATTTAGCATCTTGATTATTGTTTTTATAATCTATAAATGCCCCTGCAGAAGTTGTAGTTCTTTTTATTGTTAAAATTGGAGCACTAGAACTACTTAAAGTTCCACCTGATAATGGAAGATAATTACTTAAATTAATGCTATCTAATTTACTTTTATCACTAGCAGCCATCAAACCATTTTCTGTTGATGAAGCTAGAACGTCAGGAGTAATATAAACTGTATTTGCATCATAGGTTAAAGTATCAGAACCTATTGTGACAGTTCCTGTCGTTGCTAATGTATTATAATCAGGGTTTGATAAAAATATCACGTCTTTTAAATTAGCCATAGTTTATTTCCTCCTTTCTATATTATATAATTTTTATCAGGACCTTTAATAAAAGTTCCTGTTCCACTGTTTGTATAAAATTGTTTGTTGACGGTATCATACATTCCTATTACAGAATCACTTTTTCTATAACAAGGGATAAGATACTGAATTAAATTTCCACTTTTACTATGTTTATAATAGTAGAAACGTTTAGAACCATCTGTTCCACCATCATTTGTAGCAAAAATATACATATTATAAGTATTAACATTTGATGGAACTTCAAAACTTGAACTATAAACAGTATTGTCAAATTTATATATTTTATTTGGACTATCTAAAAGAACTTCGTGTGCATTTGTGTCTATGTTTGGATTTGAAATAGCACTCCTAGCCCATTCCATATAAAATTTTCCACCATTAGAAGTTGAAGACCTCATATTTAATAAAGCATTAACATTTTTTCTACTACCAAAAACTCTATTATAATTAGTAGAGATAGAAGTATATTGAAACTTAAAGTTTATACAACTTGTTTCATCTGCTGCATATCCAGTATCTATATACTGCGTCCCACTACTTTGTATATATTCTACACCTTGATATTCCATAGGTAATAGATTTATTTTAGGGGAACTACATTGAACATAGTTTGCTGCTCTTGTATCTGGTGTATAAGGTGTTGGATGGTCTTTCTGCTCAAACTGAATATCTGTTATATAAAATTCAATAGCAACAGGTCCACTATTTGCTGCTATCATATATATTAGATAATTAGAACTTGTATTTTTTGCAGTTCCAGTACAATAACAATATTGTCAAGTATCTTTTTTACTTAAATCATAAACTTTTTTACGAGTTATTGCATTCATACCCTCAAAAGCAAATGGTAAACCATATCAACCATTAGTATTTGGTTGTCCACTTGGTATATATAAGAGACATGAACGTGTCATTACTGTATTTTCTGGATAACCACCTAAAGATAAATAAGAGCCAATTCAACCTGTTTTATTACTTTCTACCTTTATATGCCAACATCATTTTCCTTTAAAATATACTTTTTCTTTCAATGTAGCATATGGAAAATTTGGGGCTGTTGTTTTATAAGGGTCTAAATTAGTAGTTCCTTCTTCAATTAAAATAGGACAATTATAGCTATCTTTATAAGGACCTTTAACAAACTCACCAGTTCCACTATTAGTATAAAAAACATTATTTACTGTATCATATAAACCTGGTTTATTATCTGAAATTCTTTCACATGGAATGAAATTACGCACAAGCGTTCCACTATTTGATATTGAAGCACTATAAACACGAGCATAACTTCTATATGAGTCATAGCCTAAAATACCAATTTTTGTAGAGGTGTCTCGTTGACTTGACCTGGTAGCAACATGAACATCATTTATATATAATTTTTGAGTTGCACAATCTACCTTTCCAATATACATAGTGTTTATATTGACAGAACCACCTGAACCAGCACCAGTTTGCCACGACCCATTACGTTCATAAGCAATTTGTATTTTACCGTCTTGTCCCATAATTCCTGAATAATTAGATTGAGGATATTGAAGATTCAGGACAATGAATTTACAAACATAAACATTATTTGCATTATAAGATACTCCACTATCAATATACTGTGTCCCAGTACTCTCTATATACTCTAACTCTCTATATCCAATAGGAACCCTAGATGTTCTCACCCTCATACTAGATATACCTCTTTATTTGAGGAATGAGACCATCTACATAGGATTTATTTGTTATATGATTATTCTCTGTAGGTGTTGCAATACTAGCTTGACCTGTGGAATTTCTCATTATTAAAGTGTTTGCGTCTTTAGCGGTTGCATAATTTAACATAGTTTGAGTTCCAGTTGTTGCTTTTCCATACAATTGTCCATATGTTGTTGTAGTTGTTACTTTGTCTAATTTTCCGTCTAATTGAGAACTCGTTGCAAATCGATTATCAAGCTTATCAAGAAAATAATCCAGGCCATTGTAGTCTAAATATTTTTTTATTGAATTGTCTGGCATATTTTTTCCTCCTTGTATATCAAATAAAAGTTATGTTTTATTTAAATTATGCATTGCCGAATAATGTATCAATTTCATTATTTGTTATTGCAGTCATTGTAGGGATATCTTCTAATGTTGCTATTGTACCACTCTTAAGAGGTAACGTTAATGTATAATGGTTCAAATCATAACTAGGACCAACTATATCAACATAATAACTAGAGCCTTTTCCACTAGCAAATCTTATACCACCTGAAAAGACTGGTCTAGATAAAAATTCCTTAACCCCCATAAACTCTTGAGAACCAATAGTAACTACACCACTATGAGTAATATCGGCATCTGGAACATATAAATCATATTCTGTGTTAACTGTTGAACCACTATAACCAGTTCCTATTTTTAATCCAGTAGTTGCTACAGTTTTTGCATAATAGTTTGTATCAGTAGCATTAAAAGTAATCATTGGAGCACCTGTTCCAGTAGCAGTTCCTGTTATAGATACATTACTTCCAGCAACAAAATTAATTTCAGCATTATCTCCAAAGGTAGTATTTCCTACTTTTACTTTTTGGTTTGTATCTGCAAATGATGGAATGTCACTTAATGTTGCTATTGTGCCCGTTTTATTAGGTAATGTTAATGTATATGCATCATCAAACGGACTACCAACCACATCAATATATCTACCAGAACCAGCAGTACTAGAAAATCTTATGCCAGATGTAAATACTGGTTTAGATGTATATTCTTTAACACCAGAAATTGTTTGGTCAGTGTCAAGAGTTACAAAAGCACTTTCAATATCTTCATATGTAGGAACATCTGATGTCATTGCAAATGTACCATTTTTATTAGGGAAAGTATAAGTGTATTCAGTTCTAGGTGAATTTCTTATAATATTAGCTATTCTATATGATATTTCAGTATCCCCATCCGTTATATAGAGTTGACCTTGGTCAGCAGCTAACTCTATATTGTTAGTTGGGTCTTCTGTGTCATATACGCTTACATAGTGAGCAATAAGGTCATTAGCGACAAATGACCCATTAAAACTTAATTTGTCTTGTCCATTTTGAGGAATTTCATCACCTAAGTAGAATTTACCTCCATTAGCAGGGTTAGCAAGCCAATCACTTGTAGCTACCTCTGCAGAATATGGAGCAACTGAAATATTTTTACTTGATACACTTAAATCAAACATACCATCAGTAACACCTGCGACAGTAATATCATTTGTCATTGCAAATGTTCCGCTTTTAACTGGGAATACATAATCATATGGTGTATTTCCTACAAAACCTCTAAGTCCGTCACCAAATATTTGAATTTTAGATGTACTTCCCATTTCAGCAGTTCCAGTTACAATAGGAGCAAAAGTAAATGTTTTTTCACCTGAAAATGTTTGGGCACTGGTAGTAATTACACCACTGTGAGTAGCATCAGCATTTGGAACATATAAATCATAAGTAGAACTAGCTGTGCCTGAACTATAACCTGTAGCAATTTTTAACTTATTTGCAGCAGTTATACTAGAAAAATCACTTGTGGCATAATAGTTAGTATCAGTGGCTGTAATTGTAACATCATGGCTATTAGCCGTAGAAAGACTAACATTAGTTCCTGCTACTAAATTTAGATATCCAGTACTTATTCCTGTACCTAAGAAATCATTTCCATTTACCTTTATTTGTCTTACAGTATCTGTATCAGTATCACCTGCTGGAATTAATACCCATCCGTAAGTTGAGCTAGTTAATTTAGCACAAACAAAAACATCTCCAACTTTTGCTGCTTGACTAGCATAAGTTCCTGCAGTAATAACTTTATATGTATAACCTTCGTTAGATGCACTTGCGGTTGGTAAATCTGTAATAGTTCCACCAGTTCCCAAAGTTCCTTTGAAAACCATAGGTTCTGGAAGATTAGCAATAGCATCATATACTGCTTTTGCTGTTGGCACTGTCGCATCAGTAGCCGCTGAACCAATTGATGTAGAAACACCTTTATAGGCAGCACCCATTAAACCATGAATAGGAACAGATTGAGTAGTAGCTCCAGGAGTAGAAGGGGTAACAGAGAATGCACCATTAGTAGTCCCTTCAGTAAATGTATAAGTTGTGTCTGTAGCTTCAATTGTTTGCCACTCTAAACCAGAGGCAGTACTTACTAAAGCTTGACCAGCAGTTCCTTTTGCTAATCTAGTAACTGATGCATTACCATTTCCAACAATCAAGTCTCCTGCTGTCGTTACAACGGATTTAGGGACTGCAGTGGCTACAGCATCGTCAATTTCCTCTGATATACTATCTCGTAGTGATTCATGGTAATACTGCAGACCTTCTCAGTCTAAATATTTTTTTTCATCATTATTTGGCATAAAATTTTCTCCTTTCTTTTTTTATTCAAATAGTAAATCTATTTCATTATTATTAATTTTTGATTTTTTATCAACTTTTGCAGACAATAAATCGTCCGTTTCTTGCTTATTATAATAATTTATTAAGTTATCAACATCTATAGTTATATAACCTACATCATTCTGTAGCTCACTTAGTTTTTTAGGCATATAAATGTTAAAAGAGTTAGAATAAATAACATCTCCATTGTTAAAATAAGAGACATTTCTGCTTCATAAATACTCGTCTTCTAATAAATTAGGTTTTTCATTCGTTCACGCAATTTTAAGGTCTAGTAAAAGTTCTTTTTGATCTTCACCCATTGCTATAAATTGATCTTTTCCATAACATAAACCATAGAGACCTTTTTGATCATCGTCTCTATAGCTCAATGAGTAAATTCTTCCATTAAAAGATTCTCAAATTTCTCCTCGAGAAGTTTGGACATTCAACCATGTAATATACCATCTTCCTTCTCCTCATACAATATCCTCTATCAAAAGATTCGTATTATCAGGAGTTGTAGGAACATTCCAATTATATCCATTTGTTGAATATCTGAGTTCATTTTCTCCTCCTAGGACAAAAAGATTTCCTCCAAAATATACATATTTAATTGCTTTTGTAAAAGACGGATTTGACTCTTCAACTCATTTTTTCCCATTAAGAGAATAAAGAATTAATCCACCATCGCCAACAGCAATATATTTTCCTTTACCAAAACATACAGCATTAATCTTAGATAAAGTTCCTGTATTAATTTCAGTCCATTCTTCTCCATCTAGACTAACAGCCATATAGCCATTATCTCCTACGATGAAAAATTGATTATTAATATATTGAATATTTCTTGGAGTCATTGAAAATTTTTTATAGACAGTCCATTCTATTAAATCATATGATTTATAGATTGTTCTTGTTGTAAAACATAAAGCCAAGAAGAATCCATTCCCAAAACAAATTTTATTAATTGTTGTGTTTGTAAAAGGATTTTCAATCTCTGTTCAATTTTTTCCATCAGAACTGTAAATAACAGCCCCTTGCATCCCTACTAACACATAGAGATCTCTTCCAAAACATCCACTAAGGAAACGCTTTGAAGATGGAAAAGCACAATTTTCTCAAATATATTCTTCTGAAATATTTATAGGAGATTTAGATTTTGTATATTGAACTTCAATTTGGGTAGTATTAATATCTTGTTTAATATATCCTGCATTTTCAATAGATTGAATTTCTTCTTGAATTTCATCCAATTCTTCAGAAACATTGTCTAAAGTAAAACTTAATTCAGAGACAGACGTTTCTCCATCCCCAATTTTTATACCATAGATAGGTTTACCTTCAGAAGTTGTTTGATAATCTGTATAAATAATAATATAATTCTTAATTGGGACATAACTCGCATGAGTATTCCAATACTCTGTAGTCCCATATTTTATCCCAGCAAATCCAGTGTGTCCACTGCTTTCGTAGTCGAGTTCAGTTAGCTTACTGTGCTCTGTAGTGCTCATAGAAGTAATTTCAGCTGCTGTTTCGATTTCAATTTCGGCTGAGAACTCATCGTCCGTAGTAGGGACATTAACATAATTTTCTATCGACATCTCTCTACCTCCACTGGAAACCTTGCACCAATAGTAATAATCTTTTGATCTCCTTCTGAGCTTCTCATGAATTTCAAAGCATATGTATATTCGCCAGGTTTAAATAATTTTGAAATTTGTTTCGTAAATTTTAGAAATATTGTTTTCGAAGTTCCAATATTCTTATTAATAAAAGCATAAACCAACTTTTTGCTAAGTTTATTATAAAACTCAACAACAAGCTGATCATCTTCTTTATAGTCATATGGAACACCGTCTTTAAGAAGATTTACTTTTCATTTGATATAGAAAGTATCACCTTCATTCCATTTCAATATTCCATTAATTATACGAGGGTTTACTGTAATAATTGTGTTATTCATAACTCCCTCCTATAATTTATTAAAATTTTTGTAAAAAGGTTCCTACAATTGTAAGTCCATCTCCTGAAACTGTTTCCGCTTTAATTCTAATTCTTGATAATCCAGCAACATATACCTTATAGATTCCTGTTGTACTTATTGTTGCTGCTTTTTCATCAGAACTATATTCTGAAACTTTAATATCTGTCCAAGAACAATCATCATCATCTAATTGTTCTCCATTTGATGACACAGTGTTTACACATCCTTGTACTTTTAATGTTCCAGTACCAGTTCCTGAAACTTCTAATGTCATAAGTTGATATCCTGCATTGTAGAAGGAATCACTTGTTTTTGATTCTTTGACTGGATTCTTAACAGAATCAAAGAAAGGGAAAGTTCTTAAATTTAAAAATGAATTTGCCATAATACCTCCTTAATAATTAATAATAATATTATAAAAAAATAAATACAATAATTTTTATTAAGATTTAAAGATCAATGAAATTTAAACATTAATAAAGACTATGAAGTATTTATGATTTTGTATTGAATTTTAAATTTATTTGGGGGAAAACTCCCCCAAATAAAACTTGTCTTTTATTTTTAAAGCTTTACAGCATATTGATTAGGGCTTGCTAGGACAACTCCTAAAACTTCATCAAATCTTGATGGCTGATTAGGAATAAATCTTCCATATTTAACAATGATATTCTTAAAAGATGAAAGAGTATTAGTTTTATCAATAACTTCTTCTTCTTTATATCCTGTATAAATAACGATATCATCATCAAATTTTGCTCTAAATTTTGTAATAAAATCTAATAGATCTTCTCAAGAGTCTAATGGTTCTAGACCTCCAAATACTACAGCTGAACTAAAAGGATTTTTTTCATATTGTTGAATTAAAGAATCTATACTTATTTCAACAGTTGGGGCAAGAGCCAGTGGGCTATTTTGACAGCATTTAATCCCGCAATCCTTTTCACACTTAAAAGTACAGTAAGGAAGACCTATAAACATTGCACATTTTTTATAGTTAGTAAAATCCTCATCTTGAACAAATTTAATTTGCACTAGAGATCCTCCATTTGGCTCAATGTGAATCAATCTCTCAATCTAAATTCTTGTTTTCTTTCTTTTGAATAATTTACTTCAGGAGTTAAGAAACCAACAATTCTTTGATAAGAAGTCACTTTTGGACCTCCACAAATTGGACATAAATTTCCATAAAAACCATGATTCTTACTACAAGAACTTATTCTTGTGCAAAAAGCAAAATAAGGAATTTCCATATCAGCAATTTTATTTAATAAATCCCAAGCCATATCAAAATTTGTAAATGGAGACTCTAAATTCACATGGCTGATTGATCCTCCACTACAAGCCTCGTCTAATTGAGAGCTACATGATAATTTATTGTATAAAGAAGTCTTAACCCCCAGTGGAATCCATTGATTTCCGTATAAAGGTAAATCATAGCAACCATCTTCGAACAATAATTTATCTTTTTCTTGCAAAATTGTTGCACATCTTTCAGCTGGAACTTGTTCAATATTAATTTGATAATCAAGTTTACCATCTGCTATAAATTGATTTTTAGTATCAGTAATAACTTTTAAAATTTCTTGAGCAAAAGCTAACCCTTCAGATGTATAACGAGCTTTCCCAAATTCATCAACCTCTGTGCCCCCTAAATATTTGATGCATTCCCAAAGAGCACAAATTCCAATCGTAGAGTATTGAGATTTCAAATGAACTAGACCTAGAGAATAATTTGGTAATAGACCTTTGTCAATGTTGCGTTGAATTATATGTCTAATAACATCTAAAGTTTTTACACAAGTAAGAACTCTTTCTTTTAGCTTTTCTAAATATTTTTCTTTATCTTTCGTTTCATAAGCAATACGAGCTAAATTAATAGTATTAACTTTAACAGATCCTACTTCTAGAGCAGTACCTCCTATACTATTAAAATACCCTAAATTATCAATATTACTAACTAATCTACAGCAGTTAGAAAGACTTGTAACATCTTCACTAATAAAGAAGTTTGAATCTGCCCATGTCATGTTATGATTGCAACACCACTTTGCAAAATCTTCATCTACAAACTTACCATCTATACGTAAAAGAGCATAAGTCAATACTGGGAAAGTCATCATATTTTGAGATCTAATTTCACTAACTTTTCTCATGAAAGCTTTTTGATATTCGATGAACTCTTCTACTTCGTCAATCATCATTGTCCCATCAGGGAAAATCAATCCACCAAATAATGCTTCAATATAAGATCTATCAAAAATTGAAAAATTAGTAAAAGCAGATTGAGTTACTCTTAAATAAGGCTGATTTAATTTGTAAATAATTCTCTGAAATTCTTGATCCCTGTAATATTCTGGAGAAATAATAAAATAATTTTTTTTACAGTCATTTTTCCAGAAAAAATAAGAATAAACAAGGAAATTAGGGAGGCCTACAGCTCCACTTGTTCTGTTACTTAGCCAAGACACTGTTTCTCCAACAAAATCCGTAAAAGTTGTCAGATGTTTTGGGGGTTGTGCGTTAAAATTTGTAACAAAGAATAATCCTTTGTCAACAATTGGCTTTAAGTCATACGCATAACAGTACGATTTGAGGGAAGAAGAATATGCATCATGCAGATAACTAGCACCATTCCATTCATCTTCTGCCCATCTTTCTGCTTGAGGCAAATCATATTTTTTCTTTAATTCAAAAAAAATCTTATTTAAAGCTAATAGTTTTAAATGAGGTTTCATCATTTCATTCTCTAAAGTTGTGACATCTTTATGACCTATGTTAGCATTAGCATCTATACTTGCATCTGCTGTATTTTCACATTTGTCTACAAAGTTGTCTATAAATTCTGTATGGTTCATTTGTTTTTCACTTAAACCATTAAGTTCTAACATCTTTTCTCCATACTTCTTTTTCATTTTTTCTATAAAATTTTCAAAATCTTTATCTAATTTAATATCTATTTTCATAAAACTACTCCATTTGCTTTAAATAATTTACTGCAGAAATAAAATCATAGAAGACTCCGTCTACTTCCAATATTGGGGCTGATAAAATTGAATTTTTCTTTCCCACCTCTATTATTGTATCTTGATTTGTTTCAAGTTCATAGTTAGCTTTCAATTTATCAAGCTTCATTTTTAAAACTGCACATTTTGGACAACCTGTCGAATATAACTTTATATATTTGGGATCTAATTTCATCTTATAACCCTCCTAAGCTTTTAAATCCGTATCTCTCTTTTTAATTTCTTTAGTTTCTTCTACTCCATCTAATGTTCTAAATTGTTTTTTTACAGCATTCTCGTATACAACATCTCCGATAGCTTTTGAAAAATCTTTTAGATCATCATTGTTACTAACTGTTATTTCCTTTAAATTTGCTAACATTTCAGGAGTAAATTCTTCTTTTATTTCTTTTAAAGTATCTACTAATTTGTTTATCTTTTCGTCAGACATATCTGAAGAAACCTCTGCAAATTTTTCAATATTAGAAATACTTATTGCAGAATCAATCATTTTCTCAAATCTTACATAATCTGCTTGACAGAACGAATAAATATAGTCTACTACTCCTAACTCATAAAGAGCATCAATAGTAGCATAATTTAATTTTTCAAAATTTATGTCATTATCTAAATTTAAAACATAACCAAAGAGCCCAAAAATTACTTTTCCAATTTCTAATCTCATAACAGAATCACCAAAATCTTCAGCTTTTTCTAAATTTGATAATAATGAGAATAAAAGAATTTGTTTATTAATTAAAGAAAGATAAGGTCTAATTATAAACTTCTTGCATATTTCATTAATCTCTTTAATTAATTCTTCATTATTAGGTTCTGAGTAGCATTTTAAGCAGAGATTTAATATATCACTTAATTTAATTTTTTCATCCATAGCGTTATTCTCCTTTTGCTTCTTTTTCTTTTTTAATTATAAAATCTTTAAAAATATTATTTAATCTATCTGATACAGGAGTATCGTCATATATTTTAATTAGTTCTGTACTTTCTCAACTAAAAATTAATCTAATTGCTTCATCAGGTAAATTCATTTGTCTTAAATAACTACAGAAAAAATGTCTTGCTGAGTGAGCATAGAATTCCAACCCGCAAATTTTTGAAACTTTTTGAGCAAAAGTATTCGCAGTGCTAATTGTCGCAGGAATATATTCTCCTGCTTTTAAAGAAACAAATAAATATTCTGAATTAATATTTAATTTTTTTCTCTCTTCCATTCACAAAGTAAAGAATGGCTCAAAAAATTCTTTAATAACATATTTATGAATCATTTTACCTTTCTTGCCGCTTCCTTTTGATCTGACTTCTGAAGTACAATACATGTATCCATCAAAGACTTCTTTTTCAGGAACAAAATCTGATACCTTCATTTGAATCAATTCAGCTTTTCTAGCTCCCGAAGCGCAAGCTAAAGCAAAGTAACAAGCAATTTGATACTGTTTTAAGTCAACTAGTTGTTTTAATATCTTTTGAACTTCTTCCAAAGACAAAACTGTCTTTTCTCTCGTAGGTGAAATACGAATAGGATCTAAAGTCCTTACAAGATTTCGAAAATGAGGATATTCTTCTTCATATAATAGCTCTATTTCATTTGATAAACTGCTTAAAACAGATTTCAAAGAAGCAATTCTATTAGCACTCATTCCTAATTCTCTGCACCATCCAAAATAATAAACAAAATCTCTTTTTTTAATATCTGGAAAATTTTTATCAGAGTTATTTAATAAATTTCAACAGAAGAAGACTTTTAATCATTCCTCATATTGATGAATTGTTTGAGGAGAACAATCTTGACTTTTACAGTAGAGGAGATAATCTTGAACTAATTTTTTATTTGTTGAACAAACATTTTCATATTGAGCAGTTAAATTCTTATTGTAAACTGTTGATCGTCCCATAGCTCCCTCCTAATTTTTTATTTGATTGAGCATATCAATTTCATTATTACACATTGCAATAGCATGTGGAGCTTTTAATGTTTTGATATGTCTCTTGATTTCTTTTATCTTATCATTTATATCTCTGTTTCATTTAACATCGAAGAATGTTTTAGCTAAAAATACCGCATCAGATTCATCGTATGTTATGTCAGGAGATAATGAGTATTCTTTAACAACATACATTTTAATATCATCCTTAGTAATTTTATCATCTTTTTTTCTATTTGTCAAGTTTTTAAAATAAGAATGAGTAGTTATTGGATAAATCCCTACATTATCATATGTTGCAATATTATTCATGAATAAATACAAATCTAAAATTGCATGTGCTTTTGCTAATGCCACAAAAGTCTGAATAGTAGAACTTTTTCCTGCCCTGATTTGAGCAGGAACAGCTTCAAAAGACACAACAATATCTTCTTTTTTAATTCCTTTTTTAAATAATTTTTTGAAAAAAGTGTCAATTTCATTATATAACCCCATCACTGGTAAGTCTTCATGTTCCGACACACTGAGTATCGCCAGATCTAGCGGTTTTTTAGCATTTATATCTCATATACAAACCCCTGTAATTCGGCTTGCTAAATCAAACATTATTAAATATTTATATGTCAAAATATTTTCTTTAAATTTAATAAACATTATTCCTCCTATGATTCCAAACTAATTACTAAACATTGTTCTCCGCCATCAGTAGCTTCTGTAATTTTTGCATACTGACTTCCGTTATTTACTAGAACAACGGCAGGAGCAGATTTTTTTATATATAAATCACCTGTTAAATTAGCCGTAGGACCTGCAGTTATAGGAAGATAAAGATCTCCTTCTTCAGAAACAATATTACCTATTTCCGTCTGTAGAATATTTATTTGATCTTTTAATTCTTGTAATTTTTCTTGAATTGGTTGTTTCGATGAACCAACTTTTTTAATAATAAATGAGTTATTTAATTGATTACGAATTTTGTATACATAAACATAATCACCTTGCTGCAGATCAAAGTCTGTTAATGCAGGAATTGAATTAATAACTGTTGATTCATCTGGCAAAATATATACATTATAACTTCCATCGTTATTTACAGAAGCTACTTTACATAAAATAGTATTATCTTGCTTATTAATTTCGTCTTGAATCATTTCTTTTATGATATCAACAAAATTACTAACTGTTTTTGTTTGATTCTTATTATCTGCCATAATGTAGCCTCCATATTAAATGTTAAAAAAAGGATCCCTCTTTCCAGGGATCCTTAATTGTTGTGTATTTTATTCTTCAACAATTTGAGCTTCTTGATCTAAAACAGATTGTTGATTTTCTTCAGCATTCATTTCTTCAACATTCTCTACAACCATGTAAGCTCTTTCTTCAGGTTTTTTGCCTTTCTTTTTATTTTTCTTTTTTTCTTTTTCTTCTTCTTGTTTTTCTAATTCTAGAAGCATTTGTTTTTTCTTTGCTTCTTCTTCTCTTCTTTTTCTAGCTGCCGCGTTCTTTGCACGTAAAGTTGCTAAATCCATACTATTCCTCCTTAGCTTTATTCTTAGCCAATTTTACTTTCTTTCCTTCTTTCGAAGCTTTAGTCATGCTATTGAAATAATCAATTAATTCTTTAATATATGCAATTACTTCTTTAAGAGTTTCTTCATTAATTTCGATATGCATTTCTTCGCATTCTGCTTTGATAATATCAATTGCCATTTGTTCTTTTTCTTCAGAACTTCCACCTGTTGTTTCTGCTGCTTTGGTTGCAACCTCAGCTATCTTCATAATTTTAGCCCAATCTTTTTCTTTTATTAATTCTTTAATTTTTTTAAATAAAGCTAGTGCAGTAGGTACTAAAGCAGATATTGCACTAATTAAGCCAATAAGTAATGTAATTAATCCAACCCATCCTTCAACTGTTGATGGCCATATACTTAACATTGTAAACATTTTCATTCCGCTCCTTTTTTATTTTTTATCTTCTATTTGTAACCCTGCATTTTTTAACAAATTATTATATTTTTTAAAATCAATATATTGCCTAAAAGCAGAGGAAAGTTGCCCTGATAAATTTGGGGCAATAATATTTACTAAATTCAAAAAATTTTTACGAGTTTCTCCTTTTATAACCTCTCCGTTTTTGGTATTTTTGTCAAGGTATCCAAAAACAAAATCTTTATCATTGTTGACACAAACAGTCTGTTTGCCTCAACCCGAACAAATCTGGAATAATGATCCATATTCAGAATCACTTAGAACTTCTCAGTTACCAGAGGAAGATAAACCTCGAAAAGTTTGTTCATATAATGGACCCGATAATAATTTTGTTCACTCAGGTAAAACAATTTTAGGATCTGAAAATAATAATAAATTATACCCAGAATATTTACTAGAAAAACCTAAATTCGTTATTTGGTTATTATTAACTAAGATATTATAAGGACTAAGAGTAGTTGAACCAAAGGAAATATCATAAGCTAAATTTGTATTAATTGTATAAAAAATCCCAAGCGGATTTGATATTTTACTATTTATGTTTGATTCTTCAAGAATTCTAGCTAATTCATAAAAAGAAATTTCTTGACCAGGCTGATAAGTAAAAATTTGTTCTTGTTTTAAAGAAGTTCCTCTTTCAACAAATAAATCTTCAGAGATTTGTTTATATGATCCTTTTCTTAAATACAATTCTGTATCATTAAAAAGAATTCTAGGGATTTGAGCTTCTCTTGCATTTAATTCTCTCTGGGAAATATAAAATCAACAGTTCTCTCCTTGCTGATTTTTCCCTTGGATTAGTAAAGGGGCATCATTATACCCAGTAAATACATTTCATTGTAAATAAAATATTAGGTTCATTGTTATTCTTCACTTCTTTCAAAATTTTTACAAACATCTTTATCTGCTGTGCATTCAAATAATTTGATATTCTTACAATATCTCTGATACATACATCTTTCCCCTGTTAACACACAAATAAAATAGGATGCTCCATTTCCTTGAGAATGGATACATTTTCTTGCTTTAACTTTAGGAATTAAATTTTGTTTATTCATGATTTCTCCTTTTATTAATCTCAAATTAATCACTTTTTATTTTCAATCTATTAGACCAAAACGAACAGCCTAATAAACTGAAAATAAAAAGCGAAAAAATTTATTTTTCACTTTTTATATATTAATTTTATGCTGCTGATACTACAACAGTTTCCTTGATACTAGGCTTATCTGTTAAAGAAATAGTATATGTTGCAGCACTTGGGAAAGTTTTAGTTCCCTCAGGGAAAGTAGGATCAAAAGTTAATTTATCATTATCAACTAAATTTAAAGTCCCATTCTTATGTAAAGCATAAATGTGAGGAATCATACCTACTTTTAAATAATCTTCATCAGCAACGAGTTCAGTTACATCATCATACCAATGAAGGTCATTATATACCGCGATAATTCTAAGTAATTTAGAATTATTCATATCGCAACCATCTTGAGAAGCTAAAGCTGTACCAGATAAAGACATTGTTTGGTTAGAACTCATATTCATTGTGAATTCTTGAGCACCATTTAATTTAAATCTAGGAACTTCATAAGTGATAGTACCAGCAGCTTTACCAGCAGATGCCTCGCAAGCATCACCAGCAAAAATTGGAGCTGTAATAACTAAGAATAATTCTTCAGGAATCATATTACTTGAAATTTCTGCAATATGAGCATTATCATCCTGTGTAACATATCTTAAACATACATGACCATCTTCAGGAGCTGTAAATACTTTACCATTTAATTCAGTGGTAGCAACTTTCCAATCGCCATTATCAATTGAATACCAAACAATCTTTTGTGACTTTCCACACCCCATGTTTAATTCAGCTAATTCATCTGGGATTGTGTAAGTCTTAGAATCTGAACTTGCTTGGAAATCTTTATTTTTATAAATATTTCCGCCAACATTGAATTTAGTTCCAAGTTGAGCTTCTACATATGATTCATTAAATAGAATGTCAGTTAAAGTAATTTCAACACTTGGATCATGGTAGAAAGAAAATTGAATTGGAGCGCCAGTTCCACCACGAATATCATCTTTAGTGATAGAAATATTTAAACTTGAGTCAGTTAATGTTTTAGATACAAATGCAATTTGAAGCTCATCATTAACTCTACGAAAAGCTTCTGCAGTACCAACACTACCTAAAAAGTATTTTGCCATAATTTTTAATCTCCTTTTGTTTATATTTTTTAAAAGCACTGTTTAAAGTGCTTGGTTAAAGATATTTATAATTGACCAACCTCCGCTGTAGCTTGATCTAATGTTTTATATGTATCACCATACATATCTCTAATAGGTTTATACAACCAGTGATCAATCTTTTGTCCTTCTGGTAAAGAAACAAAACCACTACAAATTGCAGTCCTCATAATTTTATAATTAATTAAATCATCTACTGCAGCAAGGGCCATTGTGAATTTTCGAATAGACATATCTCAAATCTCATCGAATTTATAAGACGTAGTTATAGATAAACCAATAACCTTCTGTTCCATTGAAGCGTAGACATCGTTTTTTTGTCTTTCTAAACGCCTTTTTTCTTCATAGTCTTTTTTAAGGGCTGGATCTACCCAAGAATCATCTCTATAATCAGGATCATTCTGAAAGAGGACCATATATCTCAAAAAATCAAAATCTTCCTTTTGAATTTTATGACCATCTACTAAAAAATAAGGTTTATTAGATTCATCTCTCTCTATCTTAATCATTTCTATTAATTCCTTCCCACCACAATCTGGGCAAGTAAGGACAGGAAACTCTATATTTCCTATATCATTTGATTTAGTTATTTCATTAATTTTATTAAGAAAATCAAGAAAATACTCATCAGAATAACTAATAACTTTTCCACATTTTGAGCATTTTAACCCGTTTTTAATATGAAAAACTAGCTCTAATAACTTTTGGAATTTAAAGGATCATTCTCTTCCTTCGTTATTTTTTTGAACAATTTTAGAAATCAAAAATTCTATATAACTAGATTTGATTCCTTGTACTGTTTCATTCTTATTCAAAGTTAAACAGGTAGAACATGCAGCATATAACTCATAATCTTTTACTTTTATAGGATAAATTTTTAATCCACAAAAAGGGACTGGTAAATCCAACCTAAAATATTCATGCTCATAAGAATCTATTTTTTCTGCGATTGACAAAGGAACTCCTTTGTATTTTATTTGAAATAAATCTCTAGCCATATATTAATATCCTATTTTACTTGAATCTGAAATACCTGATAATGCCATTGTAAATGTAGTAGCATGTCCATAATAAGAGTGATTAATCCACATAGGCATTTGGACTTGACCTTTTAAACCATTTCTATGATTAAATTGTAAATAACCAATGCCATCTAAAAATAGCCCGTTCAACTCAGCTAAAATGCACTTTAGCAACACTGTGGCACGATTCTTGTAAGCAACAATAATATTGCCCTGTTCATCAGAATCATTTGGATTAGCCTCAGGATTTAAAATAGGGTCTCCGTCACCTGCTATAGCACAAATTTTGGTATGAACCACTGTCTCAACTGTTACATCAATATTCGCACGCCCTTGATCAAAAGGGAAAATATCACTTACGAATATATATACAGAGCAACATTGTTCTTGCCAAGCATCGTTAACGAATGGCTGAAAAAATACTCTTTTAGAAGTCATTTCTCCATTATCATTATACACGAGTTCTAGCTTTTCAGCTTTTGTTAGTTCAGGTTGACTTAATGCATAAATGTCATTATATTTTAATAATTTTCAGAACATTTTTGCATGCTTACTATCTGATGAAATTAAATGATTTACAATCTTTGTTTCTATTCCATCTAAGTTTTCAAAACGATTAAAACTATTAAATGGACTATAACTATATGGTTCGTTCATGCCCTTATACCTCCTGTGGTCTTCTGACCACTAAAACAAATTCTGTTAAAATTTCTTCTCCAGTAGGAGAATCTTCTTCTGCAACAGAACATTTTACAATTAGATCTCCAGCTAAATAAGGCCTAATTCTCGATAGAGAAAATTCCCCTGTTTGAGAATCATATTCAAAATTAATATATGCTGAAATATCTACACCTGATGGTAAATTCTGTAATGTAATTTCTGTCGAAATTGGAATATCTGGAATTTCAGTTCCATCTTGAATTTGAACAAATGGGACAAAATGAATTTGTTCTGATGATAAATCTGTCGGAATAAATTCAGGTTCTTTAAAACCAATTGAATATTGTAAGTTTCCCAAATCTCCTCCTGTTGTAGAAAAATGAACAGTAGGAGTCATTTGATAAGCAATTCTTGTTTCAAAATTGTCGTAATAAGATTTCTCTGTTAATTCTAAATAAATTTTCATCAAACCTACATCATTTGGATCATAAGTTAAATCTGAATAATGTTTATTAATTGCTGTAATTCTATAAACTTTATCATAACCTATAATGAATCTTTGATTTATAAAATATTCTTTAGTATATTTATTATGTTGACAAACAATTGTTAATTGAGATTGAGGTGATACAATAGGATCTGCATATCTTAAAGTTGTAGAATACAAATTTCTCCCCTGAATAACAGGTTCATAATGATACTTAGAAACTCCTTGTTCATCTACAACAATGCTGCCAATACTTCCGTTACATCTTTCAATTATAACACTAGATGTCATTGAAACTCTATCGAAATTCGTAACAAGTCATACATTCTTATTTTTATCAAATTCTTTTAAATTATAATTCTCTGAAAATCTAAATTTAGAACCTAAACTGAATCGATGCTCTTGAATATTTCTAAAAATGATTCTCCTGCAATCGTTTGATAAATCTTCTCCTTTATCTGATTTTACAGAATTTATAACAACTTCAAGAGGGAAGTAATTTTCTTTTCCTCAATCTTGTTCAAATTCTACGTCGACACGATTAGGTCTATAACATCAACTAGAATTTACTTTATGTTGTAATTCTTTCAAAAAATAATTTTCTGTATCAAAATTTTTAGGAGTTTTAGACAAAATATCATATAAATCTGGAGTATCAGTAATATTATAAACTTTATTTGCCATTGTTACCTCCTTAAATTTATAAAATTATTTTTATTTTAAAGTTGTTTACTTAAATAATCTAAAATACCTCTGCACTCAAAAATTTGTTTTTTAATTTCATCATGCTCCATATTACGATAGTTTAAATTATTAAACAACCCATACATTTTGACGCATATTTTCGTTAACTTATTTTTACATAAAACATTCGCAGATTTTAATTCATACATTAATCCATAAAAATAAAGTTCTGCGTTAGCTTCTCCTCTTTTCTCTTCTTCAATTAAATAAAGCAATTTTATTAATTGACTTTTAAGATTAACATAACATTCCTTTTCTTCGTCTTCTGAAAAACGTAGAGAAAAATCTATTTTTTCATTTGTATTTTCATTATTTTCCAAAACGTGTTCCTCCTTTTGGTTCTGATAAAATTCTTCAAGTCAATTCAGAAACAAGTGTATCCAAGTTACTATTCATCTTGTCTCTCCAACGCACTTTTGCATCTGCCGAATTCGCTGGTGAATAAAAATCAAAATCATGATCTGACAAAATATTTCTTACTTCAATAACTCTTCCTACTTCTTTATCTCCTCATGCAGACAATGTTGCATAAGCTAAAATTTCAACAATTTTATCCATAATTGGATCAATTGGAAGATCTTTTCTAAAACATTTTGTAAAATCAGCAGTAAATGCACCAGCATAGAATCACGTTACCGAACATTTTTCATCTACTAAAACAGGACGGAAAAACTTAACTGAATTTGTTTCCCTATCATAATGAGCAGGAACATATTCTTTTCCGATTTTAAATGTAAAAGCAGAATGTTCGTGCGGAACGGAATCCAATGTATAAGTGTCTGTATTTTGACCTTCAATAACTTCCATATATCCTTCAGGATTATCTTGAAAAATAAATAGATCTGTTATAGCAGTTGGAGAAGTAAATTTATTTCTCCCTGTTAACAAAAATTCGCGCATTTCTTTTTGAAAGCCTACTTTATCATAGAAATATTTCTGACTAATATCAGGGTCGTCAAATAAAGTGAACGCTCTCTGAAAAATATCATCAAAATAGATCATTTAACGACCTCCTTAATTTATTTTTAACTATTATCTATCCCAATCTATTTCAATTGGTTTATATCTAGTATCAGAATACTTGCTTAACTCTACAGCTTCTCTTTCAAAGCCACCGTTTGTTAATCTGTTCATAAGATCAATTTTTTCACGATCTCTAAAACCTTCATCATCATTTTCAATAAATTTTCTTTTAAAATATGTTACAATACTGAGCTTTTCTGAATCTGAAATTGTTGATTCCCAAAGATCTTCTAATGCTTTAGTAGTCATTTTCCCCATCTTTGAAAGTTTTTCAGCTGTAACGCTATACTCTTTATCTGTTTTAATTCCTTTAGCTGCAGCAACGTCAATATTGTCTGCAGAAATTGCTAAAATACCTCTATCAAACCAATTTCTGTATTTACCAACTATTGCATCAAAATCTGTTCTTGTAATACGGAATTTTTCTCCATAACGAGTACAGTTTAATGTAAGATTATTTACTGTAACAACACCTAGACTGTCAGATAAATAGACTAAATCCACATCTGTGTTTGGAGCTGTAACAACAATATTTGGTTGTGTTGTGTTAACTCTATTTACAGAATTAATTTGTTCTTGTAAATTTTTAATAATTTCTGCCATTGTAGCAATTTGTTTTTCTAATTCGTTTTCTTTTTGACTTTGTTTAGTTGTAGTAGTTTTTGTTTCTTTTACTTGTTCGTTAATAGTTTTTTCTTCGTTTGTAGCCATAATATTTTTCTCCTTTTACTTCAATAAATTCATTCTCTTTCTTAAAGAGTTTTTACTTTGAGGTGAGGTCATTGCCCCACCTCAAAAGTATTTAATAAAAAAGTTTTTAAAATCAACTAGAGTTGAATTGTTCCGTATTTAGCACCGCAGATTACAGAAACACCAGCTCTTAAGCTGATAGAAATTCCATATCTAGAGTCACTAGTTTCGTCAGGGTTAAACATAACAGAAACTTCGTTGCCTTCAAATACGATCTTAACAGGTCTGTCGCCAGCTGCAGGGATTATGTAGATAATATTATCAGGTAATGCAAGAGTTGCAGAACCATTAGTTGTTCCAGGAACTAATACATTGTTTAAACCGATTAGTGGAACTCCTAAATATTGATCTAAATAACCAACTTTATTCATTTCTTCACCAATTTGAACTTGATAGTTACCAGCTAAAGAAGCATTTGATAATGCAACAGCTGTACCGATAGCCATAACAGGCATTCCACCGTTAGCTGCAGATACTCTTTCTCTTAAAGTTCCCCATAATAATGGAGTTACGCCGTTTGTAGTGTAAGCAGCACCAAATTCTGTTGTAGCTTGAGTCATACCTTTAACAGCTTTTAAGAAAATGTAAGCCATGAAAGATCTACCAATCTTTAATGCAAAATTACCCATATCCATAACTTTAGATACGAATGGATACCAGTCGATTGCTGCATCGATTGTTAATGGTTTAGCATTAACAGTGATTTCTTCATTGAACATAGGTTGATCAACGCCTTTTCTAACGCCTTCAGCCTTTGAATTTACTTTGAATAAATCATTAGATTCGATGATGAATCTTGCAGTTTCTCCAAATCCCACTTGTTTTACTTCAGCAATGAATCTAGAGAAAGTGTCGTTTACAACTTCAGGAACGATAGCTGTTACAACTTGAGCAATAACAGCATTGAAGTTGTCTCTAACTGTACTATTGTTTCTAACGTTTGGACGACTGAAAACAGCAGTACCTTGAGCTTCGAAATCAGCTTCATAAATTGTGCCTTCAACGGCCTTTTTAGCAATACCTTCAATTAATGAAGCATTTTTTGCCATATAATCAGCTGGTTTGTTGCCTTCATAAGAAGCTCTAGCTAATTCAAGAGTTCCTTCAACAAGAGCGTTGAAAGATTCGTCGTTTGATTTTGTGTAGTTGAAATATTTTCTCATCGCTATATCCTCCACAAATTATAATTGAACGACTTCACAAAGATAGATTAAACCTTTAGAAGCCATACCTGCTGTTAAGTCTTTGCTTAATAGCACTTTAATTGCATATCCTGATTGAGGGAGAGTAGCAGCTGGAGTATGAGTATACTTGCTTGCTGTAGCAGTAGCATATTCACCTTCAGTTGGTTTTGATTCAAAGTTATCTTCACCTAACCAGAATTTGTCGTGTAAACCTAATCTACGAACTCTGAAGAATTCCCCAGCTGGAACTTGTAAATTGTAAAGTTTTACACCTTGTTTATAAACATTATCAGCAATTGTTCCTTCTGAGATTCCAGCATAGTCAACAATGCAAACTTCGTCTGTTGCAGCGGCTGGAGCAGCTGCTTCATAAACATCATATTCTAAACCATTAGCGTCGTAAGTTGTATCAGCAGCGAGGTCGCCTAAAACTACTAAAGAACCATCATAAATAGCTGTTTCACTTACACCATTAGCTAACATAACATCTAAAGTATTAGATGCCATTTTACCTTCTTTAAATACGTGTGCCATAATTTCTTCTCCTTAAAATAAAATTATTGTTATATTTAATTAATCTTTACAAGTGTATCCATTAATAACAGACCAAACATCATTATCTTTAGCAGATTTTTCGGCTTTACTGCCTAAGACACTCATGTTTGGAGTATTCACAGGTGCACTGTAAATTTCATTATTCTCTGAAACTTTCTTTGTTTCTACTTCTTTATTAGATGAAACTGTAAATGTAGCCGCTAAAGCTACTTTAACTTTAAGGTCTTCAACATTAGAAATTTCTCCTGCTTCACATTTAGCTTCGAAATCATGTTTTTGATCTTCAGAAAGAGAGTCAACAGAATTAATTAATTCTTTTGCTTCTGCAATAAAATCTTTTTTCTTATAAGTATTAATTATTTCTGCAAATTTTGCATTTTCATCTTTTAATTTTATAGACTCATTATATAAATCTTTGAAAGAATACTTTGCCATATCTTCTTCTTTGTTCTTATCTAATTCCGCTATGTTGTTCTTTGTTATATTTGCAATAGCATCAGTTAAATCAAGAACAGATTCTTGAGATTGCTTATAAAGTCTAGACAAAAGTTCTACTATGAAATCTTTATAGTCTCCTTCATAATAATTCTGATAATAATCAAGTGTATTAACATAACATCCTGAACAATCAGATAAACGAGCAAGCATCCAAGTGAGATCATTTTTAATCATTTCACCCTCTGATGCAGCACTATTATTTTGTTTTATTGCTTCTTCTTGAGAATTATTGCTGTGGCATTCTTTACCTTCACATTCTTTGCCTTCGCCTTTTTCCTCGTCTTGCTTTTTGTCTTTGTCGTCATCGTCATCATCATCATCGTCGTCGTCATCGTCATTACCGTTACCATTATCATTGGTATTTTCATCTGCACTTTGTTGAGCAAGATTACATTCTTTTTCGTCTGCTTTGTTTTCATCAGAAGATTCATTTTCTTTTTTGTTTTCTTCTTTTGCAGACATTTCATCTCCGCATTCCTGTTTTTCTTCAGCTGCTTTTGAACAAACACAAGGATTTTGACCGCATTCTGGACAAAGCTCTTCATGGTTTACTTTATCATCTTTCTTAACCATTTGAGAATTTACCTCCTTAATATTATTATCTTTTGGAGCCTCGAGTTTTTCATAAGCAACTCTTATAGCATTCTTTTGCTGTTCGAAATACTCATTTCCCATAATATCAACTACAGAAAGTTCTGCTCCTTCAATTCCAGGTTCAACAGGAACCCCATTTCGAGAACCTAAAATTGTAATTCCTACTAATTCAAAATCGTTTATCTTTCTAACTCCATTAGGAAGATCTTCATAGTCTGTTATATTAACTTCAACAGAAATATTTTTTGTTGTTCCACCAGATTCTTTTGCTTTTTTAGCATCCTTTAAAAGTCTTTTTACTTGCTTAAAATTATATTGAACCCAGAGTGCACACGATAAACAGATCCATGATAATCCGTTTTCATCTGTAACGACTTCAACATCGTCTTCACTCCTAATGAAACCTAAAATTCTTTCTCCTTTTCCAGACCACGTATCCCAATAATCCATCTGAGTTTCAGGGTCATAATTCCATTCTCCATTATGACTTACAAAATCATTCTTTTCAAAATACCCAAGAATTGGTTTGTTTTTAAAAGTTTTAGCTCCTTTTAATAAAGCCTCTTGTGTAAACCAAGAATTATTACGATTTGGATTAGCAGAGCTAACAGCTTTCATTCTAAGCTCTAAAAATTCTTTTTTAAGTATTGGCTTAATATCAATTTGCGTTGCGTCGACATTAAAAACCATCTTTTTTGTGTCAGCCATGTTAACCTCCCATTAAAATTACTTTTTTTGTTGAATGCTTTCTTTTATTGGTAAAGTGTCAAATCTTTTCATTACATCATTAATAAAAGAGTTTCCACCTAATCCATCATAAGCATCATAAAGATCATGGATATTTTGATAATCATAATCATTACGATATCCTTTGTCGCAACATTTATAATAATAAAGCAAAATGTCATTTCTTAAACTTGCTAAAGTTCCTTCAGATGTTGCTGAAAGTTGTTTTGTAATTATATTCAATTTTTCTTCAATTGGTCTAAGTAGTTTTTCGATATCTTTATACTGTTGCTGTCTTTCTTTTTCATATCTATATTTTTCAAGATCAGCTTTATCAGCATCTTCTTTTTTCTTTTTCTCTTCTTTCTCTGCGTCTTTAGCTTCAAATAGAGAGCGTAGAAGCCTCGCCATAAGAAATCCTATTACAGAACTTATTAATGCGCTACCTCCCAAAGCTAAAATGATAGTGAGCCATGCTGGCATAAATCTACCTTATAAAGTGAGTATAATCTTGAATATGAATATTGAATTCTGCTGCAGTTAAAGATTGACTTGCATTTAGCCATTCTTCTGCCTGCTTGATATAAGGGCTCATTATATCTAAAAAGTTTTCTGCAAAAATTCTTACTTCATCATCTCCATCTAAATCAGAAGATTCAATTAACTCTCTTGTTTTTTCTCTTATTTCAGAAAGAGTTTCAAATAATACATTAAAAATTTTAAATAAATCATTGCTATAATCTTCTTGATAACCACCTATTTGTAATCTTATTGGACGAGCAGATAGTTCTAACATTTTATCACTAATTAAATCTGCCCATTCTGGCATAAGATGAGCAACTTTTAAATGCACCATCTTTGCAATATTATTAAAATAATGGTAATCTAGGTTATAAGCTAAATTATCAAAAACAGCATTTGCATTAAAACATCGCTGCAATAAAATGTTCATTTTATCATAAGATTCTAATGACATTCTCATAATCATATACCTCCTGTAAAAGCCATTGGCTTATTACAGAAAGTCTATAATAAACTAAATAGCTTTAAATAAATTATTGTTCTCTATTGTCTGCAATGTTGTCTCCACGATCCCTGGAAGCAGCAGTTGCATCATTCTCTATTTCTGAATCGTCAAGGCTTTTTCTTCCTGCCCCTTTTCCTTTTGTCTCTTCATCAGTTCCATCATTATTTTCTTCATCTTCTTCTGAATTTTCTTTTTCCTTTTCAGCAGCATTTGCTAATAAAGTGTAAGTTTTAAATGATTTATAGAAATCTGCATTTTCAATATATTTTACAATAGCTTGAGTGTCTATCATAGAAATACCTTCAGCAGACATTAACTTAGGGAACAAAGCAATGTTTCCGTTAGCAACTATTTCTTTTAAATATTTTTTCTCTGCTTCGTCAGTAAAGATGTCTCCTCAAATTTTAATTTTCCATCTATATTTCATTCCGATCTTATGTTGAATTATAAAATTCATAACATTCTCAAATTGAAGAGTAACATAATTTTGTTGAGAAGCAGCTAGTAATTTAGCAACTGTAACCTGAGCGACATTTGGCTTGTCTGTCGTAATTGTCATTCCAGATTCTCCACCATTAACAATTAAGTTTTCAGTTGATGTAGTAATTATTTCACTTGAATTTACATCTGTACTTAACTGTTGTAGCTTTATATTCTTAGCAGGCCATAACCATGCTTCAATATTAGTAGATGTTGCGGAATTAAATTGTTGCATGTATCCTTGTAATACTTCAGGACTGAATACAGATTCATTTTTACCAGCTCTTGCTCCGTCAATAGTTTCAATTTCGCCTGTTAGAACAGCAGAAAGAGGTGTACTAGCAATTAATCCTGCTAATTGTCCATAATCTGTTAATTCTTGAAGTTTTAACATTAACCCCATTGTATCAGGAGCTACTCAAGGATGCGAATTATCACTTCCAAAAGTATAACAAATATCATAAGGCATACGAAGCCAGAAGAAATAATTTTGTTGTCTTCCTATCTTTTTAATTTCTAAAGATCCAGGATAAGAGACTCCATTATATTTGAATTCATAATCTAAAATTTTATCATTATTTTTATCAAAAATATAATTTGGCCCAGATTCTCCACCTTTATCAACAATGATTCCTTTTTCAATCAAATCTTCTCAAGCTTTTATAATAAATTCCCCAAAATCAGAAGGACTATTAGCTATATTTAAGAAATACATCATATCAAAAGATACTGTATAACCTAATTGCCCTTTTCCAGTGATTTTAATCCATTCTGTTGGAAGTTTTTGTAATGTTGTAAAAGAAGGTTTTGTAGATTTTCCTTCTCCAACAAATTTATTTCTAAATAAATAAGAAGATTTTCCTTCCCTCTTTACTTCTAATGCTATTGTTTTAAATGTATTAGGAATATTGAATAAATCAATCCATTCATTTAACAAACGTTCTTCATTTTTAAATGGTTTTGATCCATAATCTTCTTGCTTCTCAAGAAATTCGGGAATCAAATAATGATGATAAACTGGAATATCAGCTGAACGTCTTAATATATTATAATAGATTTGTTGAGAACTACTATGAGCCCAAGACAAGCCTCTAAGTTCTGTTTCAAATGCACCAGGTGATGATAAAAAACGAGAAACAGAATATTTATTATATTCTTTCGCTTGAGTATAAAGCTCTTTTATTCTTTGATTCTGTAAAAAAGGATTTAATTTATTCCATCTTGTAGCAACAGTTTGAATCCCAGGTTTCCCATCATATTCAACCATCTTGTTAAAAGTCTGTTTTCATCTGTTGGTCAGATCGTCAATTGAAATATAGTTTTCTCCCTCTTTTTTCTCCATGTCAAGAATTACTTGGCTTTTTTCATCTACCACTTCATCAACGACAGGATTACTTTTAGGGCGACCCACTTTTTTTACAGTCTTTTTATCTTCATGATTTTCCGTCATGTTTGCCTCCTCGCCCTATATTTGGGACTTAGTATTTTCTTTTTTTCTTTGTTCTTGTTCTTCCTTTTCCATTCTCTCTAATTCTTGATCAATCATATCCAGCCCTTTAGATATATCTCTGAATACTTTTTGGCTTTCTATTTCATACTTTTTATAATTCATTTGTATCAGTTTATTAGCCAACCAAATATTAATATCATCATTTTCCTTAGGAGGATTTTCTTGATCATAAATACTAATAAAATAATTTGTGATTTTGCATTTTTTAAGAATTTTTTTTAAAGATTTTTCATCAAATTCTTCTTCTAAACTACAAAAAAAGAGAGAATTTCCAGAAAAAAGGCAGTCTCCAGCTTCACTCATCAAATCAATTAAAGAATGCTTTGAGAGAGCGCCGTCCTGTCTAAAATTTGCGATTATTTTACAACAAATCATTTTTTCACCTTTTACCTCGTTTTATTTTTTGAACGGAGAAGATCCTTTAAATGGAGAATCTCATTTTGTAGATCTATCTGCTGGTTTATGCAATGCTTTCAACCAAGATTCTGATGCAGGATCCTGCTTTCTGTTATTTTTGTTCCAAAAAACAGTATAATCTATTTCAGTTTGTTCTCCAAGAACTTCATCAGTTCTAATTTGATAAAGCCATCAGATAGCAAGATACATAACATATGCACGGTCATCCTTGCATTTATTTCTTTTTTCAACAGGAAGTTGATATGTTACACCTCCAGAAGGAGTTTTTAATCTTACCATTGAAGCGGCTTCTTCTTTCATTAAATCCATTTGAATTAACGAATTTAATTTAAGTTTTTCTAATTTATAATTTGTCCCATCGTCTAAAACAAGGACATCATTCTTTGGACATTGTGGAGGAAATTTTACACATCCTAGTGGAACTAAAGCTTTACCTGCTTCAAATAAAGCATTTCTATATTTTCTTGGCTCTACTATTAATAGAGATCCAGGAACTGCATGAGGAAAAGCTTCTGCTCAGACTTTCATGAATTCATTGTTTTCATCATATAAGCCAGGGTGTTTAATTCCTTTATCGTCTGTCCAATCTTTACATAGTTCTTGACACAGAGCTGGGGCTTGACCACCAGCACCTCCATCAATTAAAACTTTTACATGCTCATATGGAGCAACAGAATCTCTTCCATTAAATTCATAAATAAGTTGTCTTAACCTAGTTACTTGTTCATCAAGTCTCATAGGTCTCTTAGAACCATCTCCATAAGTAATGACTAGGTTTTCCATATGAATAAATCTGCCACATCATTCATGGGTGTTATCATCTTTAAAAAGCTCCGTTATTAAAACAGGAGAGTTATCGTTTTTAGATGCAGGGTCATAAGAAATGATATACTTATGTTTTTTATGAAGATAAGGAATAAAATTCTCTGTATTCGCAAAAATATCAGAACGAGTAATTATAGCATCTTCAATATCAAAATGGTCAAAGATATTATAATATTCTCTCATTCCCATTATTTCATTTTCACGCATTTTTCTATTAATTTCATCTTGCGTTAATAATGGAGTCATTGCCTTTCCATTCATCGTTGGATGTAATGGAATTTCACAGTTTAAATCTGCAACAAAATACTTATTGTTACCAGCAAGCATTTGTTTACAACCCTCTTTATATTTGCTATAAAAATACGAATTTGTATCGGTAGCAGATCCAATATATAATCTTAAATTAGGGATTTCTTGAGGATAAACTTCTGAATCGAAATTTGATCCAACCTTGAATGAAGAACTCTGTGTAGCAAACGGTTCTGATAAATCAAATAACTCTTTTGGAATAATTCCACTTTCATCATAAACAAGCATGTTTGAACGCTTACCTACGATTGTTTTTACTCCACCGACAACCGCAGTCACAGATGATCCATTTAACATTTTAAAAACATATCCCTTTTTTTGGTCATGTGTAAAGCCATCTGAATCAGCTTTTGATTTTTCAATTTCATCAATTATAACAGTGTTAGTTCTTATAAGTGACTTAACATTGTTTTTTGCTATATTTTCACCTGTTGTAAAGGTCTCCATTGATTGTCTAGATACTGCACTTAAAATATGAATTTGAGATTTTGGAAACAAGAGTGCTCTAGCCTGAATTAAAACATTCGCTAAGAATGATTTACCAGAGTTTCTTGAACATACTCAAACTGCATATTCAGATCTTCAAGTATTCGCAATTAATCATTTTTGATAATCCATAAGAGGTATTTGTAAAATCTGCTCAATAAATTGCACAGGATTTTGTCTTCCTCATTGAATTAATTTGATATATTTTTTCATAGATTCATAATCACGAATAGTTACATTATTTTCAGGTAATCTATTGTATACACTTAACATGATTACTCCTCCTTTTACTTCTTATTAAAAACAAGTTCTATTATTTTTCGAGAGTATACATATGAATTTCTCTGCTGATAAATTCTTTGATATCCTCTTCAGAAATACCTTTGTTTCTATAGTCTCTCTCTAGTTCTTCAAGTAATTCTTGTTTTGTTATTTTTTCTTTAGCAAGCCTTAAAGCTTCTGTTGCTTCTCTTGCTTTTTCTTGAGCCTCTTTCACAAGTGTTGCTTGATCTGATAAAATATCAGCATAATCTGTTTTAGATAAACTAACTTGATTTAACATTGCTTTCCAACTAATATTAGCAACATCTTCGATAGATTTAGAAGTGGCTATATCATAAAAATTAGTTATTCCTAAATCAACACCTTTTTCTTCAATTTGATTCATGACATCTGACAACATACCTCGTCCGTTAGATCCAATACCTTTAACCGTAAAGTTATTTTTTTCAGCTGTTACATTTATTGAGTCTTGAATCGTTTTTGAAATCTTCATTAATGAATCTAATTGCTTTTGAACTTCTTCTCCGATGTCCCCTGCCTTCGTTAATTCATTCATCTTTTTCTGATATTTTTCCAAATTATTATAGTTACGAACAATTGCAAGGGCTGCCTTAGCTTTAGCAACATCTTTACGCATATTTTCTGTTAACATTCCTGCTAAATCGCGATATAATTGAGGTTTATCTGCTGGATCTTCATCTTTAAAAGGATCGTAAGATAAAATATCTATAACAGCCATTCTATTCTTTCGATCTTCTTCATTTAATCCTTTTAAATTTAACTCTTCTTTATAAACTTTTTCAAAATTCTCTTTTTTTAATTGACTAAAAAATGTTAAATCTTTATAATTAGGATTATTATTAATTGTGTCAATATATATTTGAGAACGATTTGTAGAATCAACATATTTTTGAGATTGTGCTAATGTTTTAGCAATATCTGAACTATAAGGTATATTATGTCTAAAACAATATTCAAATAAAGTTTCTTCTATATCTCCTTCATGTTCAACGAAAAGACTATTAAATTCACTATCTTCAGGCTCTTGGTCTACTAAAGAATCATCGATTAAATTTTTATCTTGTTCTTTTTCCATTCCTTTTCACCTCAATATAATAAAAAAAGCGTTTTAAAGTGCGCCACCACGAATTGGACAGGTTTAGAGTCTCTGACCCGACATATTGGGTGGTCTTTTCTCGTCTTCCATCCCTTTTGACATGCAGGGTTTGTCCCTGCGCTCGGTGGACCAGGGTCTCTCGACCAGCCCAAATGAAGCATAAAAACAAACGCTCTTAAAGAGCGCTGTTAATTCTTATTCATAAATATTTAAATTTATATAATTTACAGATAAATTCCCGTTGTGGAATATTAACAATGTTTGTTCAGCATCACCATATAATCTTAATGATTGAGCATAGTTATCTGATCCACAAATACTTGAATTTACAAAAACTTTTGCCCCTTGGAAAGATTTCATTTTACTTTCATGCCAGTGCCCTACACAAACGTAATCACAAAATTGTCTTGTAGCACCTAAGATGCCTTGAATACAAGTATTTATTTTTTCTCTATGTCCATGAGCGAAAGCCATCATTTTCCCATTTAGTAAAGAGAATAATCCTAAATCAACATCTAAATTGTCATGTGTAAATTGAACTTTTGTATCTTTTAATCTTGCTTCAAGATAAAAGTCAATTAATCTAAAATAATTTTCTTTTTCAATGTTCTCTTTAAAGTTAGGAGTCACACGAGAATGATTATCTGAACAAGATCTGTAGATTATTTCTGGAGCAGCTTCTTGTAATTCATTTAAAGCATCTGCTAATATTTCAGAAGCAATCATAATTTGTGAAACTAAATCTTCACTATCTTCAATTCTAGAAGTAACTCTTAATTGTCCGTCAATCATATCTCCTAAATTTAGAACATTAAGACGTTGAATATTATTTTTCTTACACAATTCAATTGTGTCATGAACATACTTTTTAACTCTTTTTCTAGCTATTTCAGTATTATATTTGTTATAGAAGTTGTTAATTTCCATTCCTATATGTAAATCTGATAATAACATTACAGCTTCATTATTTTCTTCTGAATCTATGCCAGTATATTCAATCGAAGGTAAATCTTTTAATTCCTTGACTCCTTCTTTGATTAAATCATTAAGAACTTCAACTCTTGCATCATCTCTTAAACTACGACGATAACTGTTCATTACATCTCTTGTTTTAACTTGTTGTTTATAAAGTTCTCTTTTGATTTCTTCTGTTTTTTCTTCAAATTCAGGAAAACTAATATCATCAATTGTTTGATCTGATAAAAGCTTAACATTAGAAGTTATTGTTCCATCTGCATATTGTTTGCCTTTAATCCAACTTCTAAATTGTTCTCCTGTTTTATCAACACCAAGAATTTTTACTAATTCATCCCATCTTTTTTGAGATGTAGGTAATTCTTTATATTTGCAGCCGATTTGATATAACTCTTCATCTGTAAAGTCTCCTGCATCTTTACCAAATTTATCAAGAAAATTATTAAATTCTTCTTTTGTCGTCATAAGATCTCCTTTTATCTTCCTGACCTCTCGTTTCTATGAATGAAAGGCCTTTTTTATTTGCTTTTTCTCTTCCTCTTTCATTAATTAACACTTGTCCTTTTCCTGTCCACATCCTTCATTTTTAGCTCTTCTTTGCCTTTCTTTTAGAGTTTTATACTCTCTTCTTTGCAAAATATAGCAGTTTGGAC